TCGTGTTATGAAAGGTACTCGCGACGCGGACTTTATGCCAACCATGCAAACTGGCAAATTGACTGAATCTACTCGGAAAGAATCTACTGACATGATTCCGGTATTTGATGTTGAGCTTGGTGCATGGCGAGGTTTTTCTATTGACAAATTGATTTCCGTTAATGGTATGAAAGTTGAGCATTTGCTCCAATTTATTGGTAAATAAATGCTTTAAGAATTATTTGTTATTATTAATTCATCTGTTAACAAAAAGGAAAAACGATGTCTGAAGTACAACAGCTACCAATTCGTGCTGTCGGTGAATATGTTATTTTAGTTTCTGAACCCGCACAAGCCGGTGATGAAGAAGTTACAGAATCAGGACTTATTATCGGTAAACGTGTTCAAGGTGAAGTTCCTGAACTGTGTGTAGTTCACTCTGTCGGTCCTGATGTTCCTGAAGGTTTCTGCGAAGTTGGTGATTTGACTTCTCTTCCAGTTGGTCAAATTCGAAATGTTCCGCATCCTTTTGTAGCTCTGGGTCTTAAGCAGCCAAAAGAAATTAAACAAAAATTCGTTACTTGTCACTATAAAGCTATTCCGTGTCTTTATAAGTGATATAAATAATAATATGAATTGGGTGTCGGAATAATAAGTTAACCGAACAATTCTATGTGGTAGTCTACAACTGAGAGATCTGTCGAAAGAAGATGAAATTCAGAAGAACGTGACTACCGAGTTTTAATCTCTAACGAGAATTTTTAAATGATTAAACAATTACAACACGCTCTTGAACTGCAACGAAACGCATGGAATAATGGTCACGAAAACTATGGCGCATCTATTGATGTTGAAGCCGAAGCTCTTGAAATCCTGCGTTATTTCAAACATCTGAATCCTGCTCAAACTGCATTAGCTGCTGAGCTTCAGGAAAAAGATGAACTTAAGTATGCTAAGCCTCTGGCTTCTGCTGCACGAAAAGCAGTTCGTCACTTTGTGGTAACACTGAAGTAATTTATTGGAGATTCACTGCCTTAGTGTGAGCTAAATCGAGGAGCCATCGAACTGTCTGATTAATGATTTGCGAATCATTATAGTTAAGACCCCGGCAGTTTTATGGTGTACCTCTTGAATGTGAATGATGACGGGTTTATGGTTATCCTGTCGTTAAATATCCAAAAACCTACGTTCCCCTTGAGGGCTTGCGCAGGCAATGCCAATAAGTCCTGCATTTTCATTTAAAAGAGAATTTATAATGGCAAAACAAGCTAAAGCAAAGAAAGCAGTTGAAAAGAAAGTTGGTGATTCTAAACGCGCTGGCTACAAGCGTGGGTCGAACTCTCGTATCAATCAAACTGTTGAGAAGATCATGCGCCGAGCACGTGCGGTTCTTCGAGATGATGCTTCTCGTTTTGGTAAGCAGAAAGCATAAGTTGAGGACTCCTTCGGGAGTCCTTTTTTATTTTCCAAAGATTGCATAAAGTTGTTTACAGTATGGTTCCTTTGTGATAGTATTATCTTACACAAACAAAGGAGAATAAAATGAAAACGATTAATCTGAACGCTGCAGTTAAGACTAAATGCTTCAATGGTAAATATGATGAAACTATGTGGTTCTTAATGGCAATTGAAGGTGATATTATTGAAGTAGAAACAACAGAAGGTATGGGAACAGATTTCACCTTTACAATTCAAGTTCATAATTTCTTTACTGGTTGGATTTATGAATTGAATACAGTAATCGTTGGAAAAATTGAACAAAATGAATTAGGTGAATGGTATTATGTTACAGCTCGCCAACGTGCCGAACGTTTGATTGAGAAGATGAAAAAAGTTGGTAAACTTGACATGCAGCATTGGAAAGTAGTAAAATAATTGTTTACTTTGGTACAGGATATGATATTATATACCTGTACCGCAATTAAACATCTTGGAGAATAAAAATGAACTACATCAACTTTGAACGTAAATATGTTTCTAATGGTATTGCAGGTTCTATTGATACTATTTGCCTTTGGAAACATCAAAATGGATCAGTATGCGAAATTGAGCAGTATATGACTCCTAATTACGTTTATATGCGATTTGAAAACGGTATCACGGTTTCAATCACGATGGAAGGTTCCAACTTTAAAATCGCTCTGGATGATGATTTCCGTGAACGCGATTTAGGGACTCATCCTTGCTGGAATGGCGTTAATCGCAAGCTTTTGGTTAAAACTTGGATTCGTCATATTCTGAGTAACAGAGCTAAACCTGAGCATCTTGAAGCAATCTTTGATGTAGTTCTTAACGAATTTGATATTTAAAATAAATGAGGGGCTTTGGCCCCTTACTGAGGAAAATGTTATGTTTATGACTACTTATTTTGATACCCGTAAAAACTTCTGCGAAGTAGTTTTCTCTAAGGCGCCTAAAGACCTTCCTGCTCATTTGCAACCTACCAGTGAATCGATTAAAAATTATGTTGATGTGGTTTGTCCTTTAGAATTCCGTACAGTAAATGGGCGTGATACTTTAGCTATCGCTAAACTTAATCGTGAAATTGACATTGACCCTTCAATTGCGCGTGAAATTAATATTTCTGATATTGGCGGCGGTAATGTTAAATCACACGGCTTTCAGATGAGGTTCTGATGAAATTCTTTTTAGGTCAAACTGTTGAATTAAAGGGAGTTGGTATACCTGGATTAATTTCTAAGGTTCTACCTCCATTTAAATGGAGTGGTGTTCAAATAAAAGAGGCTTATATTGTTTCTTGGGTAGATGGAAATGAAGACCTTCGTATGGGCGATGAATTATCTCCTATCTACGGATTAAAGGAATTAGTATGAATATAATTAATAAGATTTTTGGAATTCAGTACATTAAGGTCACATATAAAGTAACAGATAAAAATCCGTATACTGATGAACACGAAGAACCGCAAGTTAAGTCTATTATATTAGAAAAAGGCAGTGACTGGCCAGTTGAATTTCGTCTACCAAACTATGGTCATTGGGCTGATGTTGAAATTATAAGCATTGAAAATGTCTGAGTTAGAGATTAGAAGCAATTTTAGGTGGCCATCATGCGCATTAAGTAATTTCGCCCAATGGCCTTTCGTTATGGATGGCATTCAATTTGGAGGTCTTGAAGGATTCCTCCAAGGGTGCAAGGTGAAAAATGTTGAACAACAACGTCGTATATTTGGGTTATCCGGGCTTGCCGCCCAACAAGCTGGAAGGTCTTATGCTAGAGCTCAGGACCGTGGGACCCTCTTCTGGCTTGGAGTTCCGTTTTCAAGATACTCCCCAGCCTGGAAAGAATTATACACAAATGCGTATTTTGAAGCAGCGCTTCAAAACAGAGGCTTTCGCGATGCATTACAAGCCTCGAAAGGAAAAGTTTTGAAGCACAGCATGGCTAGTGGTCTAACAAAAGATGATACAATACTAACCGAAGCTGAATTTATTGATGTGTTAAACCTATTAAGAGATTCTCTATGAAGCCTACTATTTTAACTGATATTGATGGAGTATGTTTAAGCTGGCAATCAGGTCTTCCTTATTTTGCCCAGAAATATAATCTTCCGTTAGAACATATTTTAAAAATGATCCAGGATGAGAAATTTATTTCTCCTGGTAAACTATTTAATTGCGATGAAGAACTTGGCGTTAAGCTAATTGAAAAATACAATCGTTCGGATTTTATTCGATACTTGTCTCCATATAAAGATGCCCTGTGTGTAATTAACAAATTAAAAGAAGATTATAATTTTGTAGCTGTTACAGCATTGGGTGATTCTATTGACGCTCTGCTGAATCGTCAATTTAATTTGAATGCTCTTTTTCCTGGTGCCTTCTCAGAAGTACTGATGTGTGGTCATGATTCTTCAAAAGAAGAGTTGTTCAAAAAGGCAAAAGAAAAATATAACGTAATTTGTTATATTGACGATCTCGCTCACCACTGCGATCACGCGAGTGAAATATTAAATGTTCCTGTTTATTGGATGGCTCGAGGAGAGCGTGACAGTATTCCAAAAACTGCGCAGCGAGTTTATACATGGAATGATGTAGAGAATAAGCTTTTTCCATCGAAGGAAAATAAAGAAAGTTTTGATAGTGAAAAAGTTATAAAAGATGTAATTGAGAAGATGATTAAAAACGATTCTTTTCGTTGGAACACTACCTGGAGAACTCCTGGATTTAATCCTTATAATCCATATCATCCATATTATACACACTCACATCAGATGCATCCATTCCATACGTGGAGTTATATTAAGCCTGGCGACGCAGGGTATTTTAATAGACTTACTAGTGGTAGTGGTGATAATATTTTCCAAGGAGCATTCTAATGTTTGTTGTTCACACTATTTATGAAAATGAAGGTAATACTACACGTGATTACGGTCACGTAAATCAATTTTTTAGATGCAATCCAGAATTCCGAGCTCAAAAAGACGAACGAATTTTTAAAAAATGTGTAGAGCAAGGTTTCATTTACGTCAAGCACTGGATGCAAGGAAATAAAGTTAGAACCACGTACCACAGGTCTTTGACTGAGCTTAATGATGAATTGATTTATAATAGAGCTGTAAACCAAACTCTAAAGGATGAACAATGATTCTTAAAATTCTGAACGAAATAGCATCTATTGGTTCAACTAAGCAGAAGCAAGCAATTCTTGAAAAGAATAAAGATAATGAATTGCTTAAACGAGTATATCGTCTGACTTATTCTCGTGGGTTACAGTATTATATCAAGAAATGGCCTAAACCGGGTATTGCTACCCAGAGTTTTGGAATGTTGACTCTTACCGATATGCTTGACTTCATTGAATTCACGTTAGCTACTCGGAAATTGACTGGAAATGCGGCAATTGAGGAATTAACTGGATATATTACTGACGGTAAAAAAGATGATGTTGAAGTTTTGCGTCGGGTGATGATGCGAGATCTTGAATGCGGTGCTTCAGTATCTATTGCAAATAAAGTTTGGCCAGGTTTAATTCCTGAACAACCTCAAATGTTGGCAAGTTCTTATGATGAAAAAGGCATTAGTAAGAATATCAAATTTCCAGCTTTTGCACAGTTAAAAGCAGATGGAGCTCGGTGTTTTGCTGAAGTCCGAGGTGATGAATTAGATGATGTTCGTCTTTTATCACGAGCTGGTAATGAATATCTAGGATTAGATCTTCTTAAGGAAGAGTTAATCAAAATGACCGCTGAAGCCCGCCAGATTCATCCAGAAGGCGTGTTAATTGATGGCGAATTGGTATATCATGAGCAAGTTGAAAAAGAGCCAGAAGGTCTAGATTTTCTTTTTGATGCTCCTGAAATCAGTAAAGCTAAAGAGTTTGCCGAAGTAGCTGAATCTCGTACTGCATCTAATGGCATCGCCAATAAATCTTTAAAGGGAACCATTTCTGAAAAAGAAGCTCAATGCATGAAGTTTCAGGTCTGGGATTATGTCCCGTTGGTAGAAATATACGGTCTTCCTGCATTTCGTTTGAAATATGATGTACGTTTTTCTAAACTAGAACAAATGACATCAGGTTATGATAAAGTAATTTTAATTGAAAACCAGGTAGTAAATAACCTAGATGAAGCTAAGGTAATTTATAAAAAGTATATTGATCAAGGTCTTGAAGGTATTATTCTCAAAAATACCGATGGATTATGGGAAAATGCTCGTTCAAAAAATCTCTATAAATTTAAAGAAGTAATTGATGTTGATTTAAAAATTGTAGGAATTTATCCTCACCGTAAAGACCCTACTAAAGCAGGTGGATTTATTCTTGAGTCAGAGTGTGGAAAAATTAAGGTAAATGCTGGTTCAGGCTTAAAAGACAAAGCCGGCGTAAAATCACATGAACTTGACCGTACTCGCATTATGGAAAACCAAAATTATTATATTGGAAAAATTCTAGAGTGCGAATGCAACGGTTGGTTAAAATCTGATGGCCGCACTGATTACGTTAAATTATTTCTTCCGATTGCGATTCGTTTACGTGAAGATAAAACTAAAGCTAATACATTCGAGGATGTATTTGGTGATTTTCATGAGGTAACTGGTTTATGAAAGCTTACTTAGAAACAATTGTCATTGCTCAAAAAGAAGGTGGAGATGTTTCTACTTCTGTATCACAAGTCATTCTCGAATTTGTAGATGCATACGCTTATAATAAATTTACAGAAACATTTGATGCCTATGAAAAAGGACCAAAGTTTGAAATATATCGTACTCTCTTACCACTAGATTACTAAAGGCCTTCGGGCCTTTAATTTTATAAATAGAATAAACACTAGAGAGGCTATGATGGAACTTATTACAGAATTATTTGACGAAGATACTACTCTTCCGATTACAAACTTAAATCCAAAGAAGAAAATACCGCAAATTTTTTCAGTTCATGTTGATGACGCAATTGAACAACCAGGTTTTCGTTTATGTACCTATACATCTGGAGGTGATACTAATCGCGATTTAAAAATGGGCGATAAAATGATGCATATTGTTCCTTTTACATTAACTGCTAAAGGTTCAATTGCTAAATTAAAAGGTCTTGGTCCAAGCCCGATTAATTATATCAATTCAGTTTTTACTGTTGCAATGCAAACAATGCGTCAATATAAAATTGATGCCTGCATGCTTCGTATTCTTAAGTCTAAAACCGCCGGTCAAGCTCGACAAATTCAACTTATTGCTGATAGACTCATCCGCAGTCGTTCAGGTGGCAGATACGTCCTTCTTAAGGAACTCTGGGATTACGATAAAAAGTATGCATATATTCTTATACATCGTAAAAATGTATCACTAGAAGACATTCCAGGAGTTCCAGAAATTAGCACCGAGCTCTTTACTAAAGTTGAATCGAAGGTCGGTGATGTTTATATCAATAAAGATACTGGAGCTCAAGTAACCAAAAATGAGGCAATTGCTGCATCTATTGCACAAGAAAATGATAAACGTTCTGACCAAGCCGTAATCGTTAAAGTTAAAATTTCCCGTAGAGCAATTGCACAAAGTCAGTCATTGGAATCTTCTAGATTTGAAACACCGATGTTTCAAAAATTTGAGGCTTCAGCGGCAGAATTAAATAAACCAGCGGACGCGCCTTTAATTTCTGATTCTAATGAATTAACGGTAATTTCTACTTCAGGATTTGCACTAGAGAATGCTCTTAGCAGTGTTACAGCTGGGATGGCATTCAGAGAAGCTTCTATAATTCCTGAAGATAAAGAATCCATTATTAATGCAGAAATAAAAAATAAAGCTTTAGAAAAATTACGAAAAGAATCTATTACTTCAATAAAAACTTTAGAAACTATTGCTTCTATCGTCGATGATACTTTAGAAAAATATAAAGGTGCTTGGTTTGAAAGAAATATTAACAAACATTCGCATTTAAACCAAGATGCTGCAAATGAGTTAGTACAAAATTCTTGGAATGCAATAAAAACAAAGATTATTCGAAGAGAATTACGTGGATATGCTCTTACAGCTGGATGGTCATTACATCCTATAGTCGAAAATAAAGATTCATCTAAATACACACCAGCACAAAAACGCGGAATTCGTGAATACGTAGGTTCAGGATATGTAGACATAAATAATGCTCTTTTGGGATTATATAATCCAGATGAGCGTACAAGTATTTTGACAGCATCTGACATAGAAAAAGCTATTGATAATTTAGATTCAGCCTTTAAAAATGGTGATCGATTGCCAAAAGGTATTACTTTATATCGTTCACAGCGAATGTTACCTTCAATATATGAAGCATTGGTAAAAAATCGAGTTTTTTATTTTAGAAATTTTGTATCAACATCATTATATCCAAACATTTTTGGTACTTGGATGACTGATTCAGCTGTTGGTGTTTTACCAGATGAAAAGCGTCTAAACATTTCTATCGATAAAAATGATGAAGGGCTTGTTAATTCTAGCGATAATTTAGTCGGAATTGGATGGGTTATTACTGGGGCTGATAAAGTCAATGTTGTTTTACCCGGTGGAAGTTTAGCGCCTTCAAATGAAATGGAAGTTATTTTGCCACGTGGATTAATGGTCAAAGTTAATAAAATAACTGATGCATCTTACAATGATGGAACAGTTAAAACTAACAACAAGCTTATTCAAGCTGAAGTTATGACCACGGAAGAGCTCACCGAATCGGTAATCTATGACGGAGACCATTTAATGGAAACTGGTGAATTGGTTGCAATGACAGGTGATATTGAAGTAGAAGACAGAGTTGACTTTGCATCATTTGTTTCATCAAATGTTAAACAGAAAGTAGAATCATCTCTTGGAATTATTGCGTCTTGTATAGATATTGCAAACATGCCTTACAAGTTCGTTCAAGGATAAATCATGGAACTTATTACAGAATTATTTGACGGCGCTTCGGCGCCGGTTGTTAACTTAAATCCTAAGCATAAAATACCACAAATTTTTGCTATTCAAGCCGGCGAAGAAAGCGTGCTTCCTGGATTTAGATTTTGTACATACACCTCTGGTGGTGATACGAATAAAAACGTTAAGCCAGGCGATAAAATGATGCATATCGTAATGATAGGTGTTAATGAGAAACTATCATTAGTTAAGCTTAAAAACTTGGGTGGAAATCCAATTGGTGTCATTAATGCCGTTTTTGATACTGCTCTTCAAACAATGAAACAGTATAAAATCGACGCATGCCTATTCCGCGTACTAAAAAGTAAAACAAATGGCGCAGCTCGTCAAATGCAAGTTATTGCTGACCGTTTAGTACGTACTAAAGGAGCAGGTCGATATGTTCTTTTAAAGGAAATCTGGGACTATGATAAGAAATATGCATATATTATGGTTTACCGTAAAAATGCCAATTTAGAAGACATTCCAGGTGTACCTCCTATTTCAACTGAGTTATTCACAAAAGTTGAATCAAAGGTCGGTGATGTTTATGTAGACGTTAAAACAGGTAATGCTGTTCCTAAAGCTGTTGCTGTTGCTGCTTCTATTGCTTTAGAAAATGATAAGCGCACGGATCAAGCTGTTATTCAGAAAACTAAAATTAGTCGTCGATTAGCAGCACAAGCTCAATATTCTACTGTCGATGCTTCGCTACAGGGTGATAGCTTCGCTGCCAAGAAATATCAAGAGTTTGAATCTAAAGTTCCGGTATATAAAGCAGAAGGACCAATGAACTCTGGCGTTATTCAGATTGGTTCAAACTTCAGCAAAGGAGCTATCGGTGGTATGAGAAGTGCTTCTCGTTTTAAATCTAACGATTATGAACTAGAAAGCTTCCGAAATCATATTGCATTGGCCCATGCACGTTTACGCGATCCGTCTATCAGACTGCAGAGCGATATAACATATCAAGGTTCTCAAGAATATTTAAAGAATAAAGAATTCTTTGATTATAAAACCGATAAAATTTTGAGCGATCTCGCTGACATTAATATTTCTAATAGCTTTGATGTTATTAAGAAAATTGTCAATGATTTGGTTAAAGGTTCTAAAGCTACGCCAGATGAAAAGACAGCTATTATTCAATTTGTCATGAATGGCATTTATAAATTGATTAATGAATCTGCTGCTCAGGCATATGAATACGCAAGCACTGAAGTAACTCCAAAAGGATTAACTCAAGCTGAATCTGATGTAATTGAAGATTATTGTGCAGATTCATATGTTGAAATGAACTCGTTCCTTTTGGGTAAACCAGATTCTACCCGTGAAGAATATATGGAACGAGCTATTAAACATATTGAGACGCTTGATTCTGCATTCGCTAAAGGTTCAGTTCTTCCTCCAGGAACTACACTTTACCGTGGACAAGAAGTTACCTTTAAAACTTTGCGTCATAACATTGAAAATAAAATGTTCTATTTCAAGAACTTCGTATCGACATCACTTAAACCAAATATCTTCGGCGAGCATGGTAAAAACTATATGGCTCTAGATGATTCCGGTGCAGTATTTTCTGGCGAAGGAGAAGGTTCTGTTGATGCAGAAGATTTGATGCATATGGGTAGTCATTCTACATATGCTAATGAAGATGCTGAAACTAGCGTGGGTATGGTAATTAAAGGAGCTGAGCGAATCAAAGTTATCGTTCCAGGTCATTTATCAGGATTTCCATCAGAAGCTGAAGTTATTCTACCACGTGGAATTTTACTGAAGATTAATAAAGTAAGTACTTACTTTATGAAAGAAACTGCTTATAACAAGTATCTAATCGAAGGTACAATCGTTCCTCCTTCTGAACAATTAGAAGAATCAGTATATGATGGAGACCATCTAATGGAAACTGGTGAAGTTCGTCCAATGGCTGGATTTAATCAATTCCTTGTAGAAGAATCAAAAGAAGAGGAAAACGAAGTTTCTCAAATCTTGGCTTCTTTGGTTAACATCAACGGAATGTCTAAAAAGTTCAAAATGTAGTTTACAAGTTCCTTATGTTGTGTTATAGTAGTCTTACTGACATAACATGAGGAACACAAAATGAAATCTTCTTTGCGCTTTTTAGGTCAAGAACTTGTAGTTGAAGGCGTTATTCCTGCTGATAATGCTTTTAATGAAGCAGTTTACGATGAATTTATTAAAATTTTTGGAACAGATAAAAAGTTCGGAATTTTTCCTTCTGAAAATTTTTCAAAGCCAGAACAGACTGAAAGCATTTTCCAAGGTGTAGTAACAGGTAAATTTGAGTCAGAAGCTCCGGTAAAAATTGAAGTTTATATTGAAGACAGTTTAGTTGCTTCAGTTGCTGCTTTTATTTCATTCCGTAAATAAAAATATGGGGACCGAAAGGTCCCCATTGTTATATTGCTCCTAATATTTTACTTTGCGAATTGACAATTCCTGTCATAGTATTAATGTTTGAAATGCTTCCTGCAGTTCCACCTAATCTACTGAGTCGTGAAAGCGAATTAGATAGTCCAGTAACACCTCCACTATTTCCGAGAACGCTTTGAATACCATTTATAGCAGCAGATTCAAGCCATTCAAGCGCAGCTTGCCTATCAACTGCTCCAGCCTGCATGACTCTATATGCAAAAGTAACATCAAATGTAGTTATTTGGTTATCTCCATCATATGATAACTCAGGAGCGCTCACTGACACTGGAATGCATCCGGTGAACATTACCGCAGTATGAGGTAATCCATTGCGAGAATGAAGATTAACCTGAATATCTGCCTCGACATCTTGTGGCAAAGCACGCAGTCCAGTTACTGGGTCTTGAACAGCGTTAACCCAGTCTTGCATTGCACGATAGTTACAAGCTTCTGAATCCATTCTAAATGAAATAACCAAAGGGTCTAATTCTCTCCCAGTTATACGAATATTAGGAGAGTTGTAGTTCCAGTCAGTTTCATAGGATAATCTATTCTCTGGCATTTTTACAGAGTATATCATCAATCCAGATGAGTTATATGCCATGTTAAAGAAGTCAATTAAATATGTACCAACTGTAAATGAGCCTAATAAACTTTGAACTGTACGTTGACTCATGGCACCAATAAGATATTTACTAACCCCTGATTTTCTTATCAGTTTTTGTGTGCCAGCAGTAATTAGCGTGGTAATTCCCTGATTAATATCGCCTTGAGACAATCCTAACCAGTCTGAATTTAGACCCAAGTTATTATAAGAAAAGTTGCTAATTGAACTTATCAACGAAGAGCTTTTAGTTGATGGAGTTGTTGCAAAAACGCAGCTAAACATATTATTACGTTGGAAATCTGCGTTTATTGCTTGATTATTAAATTCCTCTAAAGAATACATTAAAAAGTCCCCGCATATAAAGAAGCACGATTTAACGTGATAATTTCTCTCATAGTAATCTCAAGAGTAAATGTACTAGGGAGGTTTGGAGCAATAGCTAATCCGTTAAAATTACCATTCGGAGTTTTATCAAATCTAATACTTTGAATTTGACACGGTCCAAACACTTCTGTTTTTCCGTCAAATTTAGAAGTTGCGCCAAAGTTTTTAACCATCCAAATTGTCGGGTTTGAAACTACAAGAACGTTAGTTAAACTCGATGTCATTTTCTCAAATAACGTCTTATTTTTAACTGCATCTTCTGGAGTTAATGGCTCAATAAAAGTAGAGCGATACCACTCATCTAGATATCCTTTTATTTCAGCAGCATATTGAGATTTACCCGTTTCACCATAAGAAAAATAGTTAAAATATTGATAGATATTAATAATAGCCATTAAATCTTCTGTGGAACGCGGAGTCAAATCCCAAGTGAACACTTTAGTTCTATTCTCAGCACCACCATACATACTTCTGGCTGTCGTATAAATCTGTTCATTATTATCAGCCATTATACCTTGTGTTATACTTTCCAGTGCTCCAAATACTGCAGTTGAAGCCATATTGCTTAACACGCCAGTAGCAGTACCTCCACCTTTTGTAATAAGACTATCTTGAACATCGTTAAATCTATGTGATGATGTATCAACATCGGATTTAGATCTCGGTAAAAGAATATTTGCAACAGGAACTTTACTTATTGTTCCTGAATTATTATCTGATATTAATCCATTTGATAGTTTTGATACTGTACTACTAATAGTGTTTCTGGCTGTACGTAAAATACTAGAAGATGAAGAAGAGTAGTTAGATCTCATCGTTCTGAGACTTCCAGAATCCCTAGATGACATATTGTATGCAGTAAATAATAATCCATTCTTATATAGATCTGTTACCTGGAAGTCCCCTGTAGTGTCATTCCCACTAGCACGCCCAGTTGGAAACTGGGCTGTGTATGTTTTAGTTCCTACTTCTGATTTAGTACTCTGTCCGGCTGAAATTTTCTCACCGGACTTTTTAATTAAATCAGCAGTTATTTCTTTAACAATTGCCATATTATTCCTTAATTAACTCCAGTCGCGCCAAATACACCAGGAGCAGTTGTGCTCGTTACGGGTGTCATATTATGAACGACAGTATTTTTCTTAATAACATTATTAGTATTATTGATCGAAGGAGATGCTTGTTGAACAGGAGCTTGCTGTGCTTTGTTCTTTTCTATTACCTGGACTCGTTTTGCTTCTGGCGATTTAGCAGAAGTTTCAGGTTTGGCATTAGGCTGATTTTTCTTGAGCTCTTGATAAGTAGCATCAATTTTAGAAAATCTAGCAGCAAGTTCTTTTTTAACTGCCGGTGAATTATTTAAATCCGGGTCATCCATCCGTTTTTTAAGGTCTTCATAGGCAGCTTCAACTGATTTAACTGTTGAGTCTTTACTCATATCAGCTGAATCAGCATATTTTTCAAAACGAATCATCGCGGCACGGGCTTCATTAGCCTTCATTAAAGCATTTTTTCTTTCTTCTGGTGAAAGCTGCTTTAATTTTTCTTCTTCTGCTGCGCGTTCTTCATCAGTTGTCAATGCTTCTTTATTATCAACACCACGAATCCAGTTAGATGCACGAGTTTTCCAGTTCGCAATTTTGTCTAGTCCTTCTGCTATCGGACCAAGGTCTCCATTCATTCGTTTATCTTGATAATTCGCAACTTTTTCCTGGTCTTCTTTATTGAGAGATGCTCCAGTAGAATTTTGGAAATTTTCCAGTGCTCTTCCTTCTACTTCGTCAGCAGTATCTTTCATACCAGGAATAACTCGAAGAATTGCTGCAGATAATTTAGCCATACCTAATTGAATAAGTTCACCTAAATTAAAAAGAACACTTCCGAGTCCTTCAACAATAGCTGCTGTCAATCCACCCCAATCTCCCGCTTCCCAAAGTTGTTTAATTTTATCAATAGAATCAAAGATGCTCTGTAATAAAGGACCCCATGTTCCGGTTTCGCTAGAGAATTTAGTAAAGTCAGTATTAAATAAATCCCAGGCTTTTGAAAATTTATCTGACCAGTATTTAAAATGAACCATCAACAGGTCTATTCCAACAACAACAGCCAATATCATTGCAGTCATTTTAGCAGCTTCAATAGCAGCACTGACGGTATACTTAAATAGCAGGCTTGATATTTTATCAGTAATTGAAATGGATTTCTTAAATCCAAAATCAACTGTCTTTGTTAATTTATCTAAAGCTTGAGATAATTTTAAGTTAAATGCTTCTTTTTTCTGTTTTTCTTCTGGTGATTCTTGCTTTGGCTCAACTGGCTGAGGGGTAGGGAAAAAATCAGCGTCAGGATCATTATTAACTGCTTCAGGAGCTGGTAATAAAGGACCCACAGATTCAGCAGTATCATCCTCAACGACTTTAACGGGAATAGCGCTTTCAACCGTAGCTAAACTAGTTCCTGTTTGTTGAATTCCAGCTGTCTGGATTTTTTGCTCTAGTAAACTTGTTAATTTATCTAATTTGCTTCCGAGTGATTCACCGATTTCTTTATTAATATTGTTGCCAATTTCGACAGTTTCAGCAATTAACTCAGAACCAGCAGTAGTATCACTCACTGCGCTTTCTACGTTACCAATTGCTCCAACTATTTCATTCGATTTTTCTTCGACAGTTTGAGCTATTAATTCAGAAGCAGCTTGGGCATCATCCAATTTCGTAGATATATCATTAAGTCCAGATAAAGTGTTGGAAGCGGATTTAGCCGCTTCCTGTGTTGGTTTATTATCTGAAATAACTTTTCTACGCATCGTTTGCATTTCTTGTGGCTTTTTCATTCAAATAATCCAATAATATTGCCAATTCCAGTTATTGGACCATTAGGGCCAGGAATTGCTAAAGTTGTAAAAATATCATTTGCCCATTTTAAAACGAATGCTGGCATCTCAAGAAAATTAATTTCTTTAACTTCATCGTTGACCTTAAGCAAGCATTTAGATAACATATCGCTCACCGTTAAAAATTGTTCAAATTTTCCAGGAGGTCTAAAATAAAATGTATTTCCTTGGTATTGAAATTCTAATCTTTGGCACACATAAACATCATTAATGTCATAAGTATAACCATCTATTTCTTTACGGGATTTAATCTTTCCATTAAATTCCAATAAATGAATGGAAACGAAATCAACTTCTGCTGGTGATAAATTCGGACAAATAGAATCAATAAGAAGTTTTAAATTTTCATCAGGACCTTTAACATCTTTTAAAATGTTATAATGTTTAAGACCCATTTTAGGAATAGAAACTTCTTTATTGCTTATTGGAAGAACTATTTTCTTCAGTGGTAGTATCAGATTTAAATTCATTTTTAACCTTAACTGGGTCTATTGTTTCCAGTTTCGTTGCATTAGTGAACATATATAAATGAGTTACTGAATTATTATTGGATAATTCGTGGATAACTTCATCAACGTAAAATTCTGTTTTAAATTGGTTTTTACTATCATTAAAAATAATTTTAACGCCAGGAGTCAAGTTAAAATTACCGACAGTAGAACATTTAGCATAGCCATCGTATTGTGCCATAGTTTGAAGACGAATAGCTTCTTCATAGCCATTCCTATAAGTCATTTCAGAATAAGCACCTGACCTTGACACTACAATAGAGTTTTCGCCCTTTCCTGTAGTAATCATTGGCAATGAAGAATCTAAAAATGAATGAGCATAGATAGTAGCATTTTTCATTGGGTCGCGTTTATGAGGATTCGATTTAGTCAACCAAACGAAATCATATGCTAATGGATATTTTAATTCTTGGATGAATTGACCTATTAAAGATGGCTCACCGACAATCATTGGATACGGTTCTTGATTTATCATCATATCATAGTCCATCATGTTAACTCCCATGATGTCTTGCCATACAAATACAAATTTGTCACTTCCTACAGCTAGAGCAACTTCTCTGACATACGACAAATAGTTTTCAAATGTGCTAGTCCATGGAATATCAGGAACATAAGCATTTATAGCATTTATTGCTGGAGTTAATAACGTGCGATCCTGATAAATGACACCAAGCATTTCCTTTATAGATTCGCCTGCATCAGAGAAAAACGGTCTGCCAAATTTAAGATTTTCTATAGAATGAATAGTTCCCAATTCAATAGCAATGATGTTATCACCCTTTGAATCTACCGATACGGAAAAGTGCTTACATCCATAAATTCGTGTTTTAACATTATTAATATCGTTTGCATTAGCTACAGAAATCTGAATTATTTCATTTCCATCCATTTTTGTATGGATATTTTTAGAATCATAAAACTGCAGCATTCCTTCATTTCGACCATAAAGAGAATCCCGCATAGTTAATGTGGTAATAGTAGCAGCTAATTCAACAAATCTATTATTACTCCAAGCGTCATAACTCTCAAATAATTTAACGCTGAGATTTGGATATCCGGGGCGTTGCAACATACTCATTGTTGTTTATCCTTCTCAATCAGTTTTAATACGAATCCGCGCTCAGCAGGAATCATTTTCATTATTGAATTTAAGCTATAATTACTTTTTACAAGTGTGTGATTAATTTGATAAAAAGTAAATATCTCATCTGGATTAACTAATAGCTTAAACACATCTACTATATCAGTGTATTTTTTTACATACTTATTACAACACGACATATGCAGGGTTAAATTAATAGGATTCATTGCATCGAGAATTTTTTCTAATGTTTCTATCTCGATGGCATCAACAAGTTCTATTTGACTCGATTCGCTAATTTCCTTCCAATCATACCACATTTCATCTACTTGAACGGAATGAATATTTTCAGTAATCATCTTTGCTTTATTTTCATAAAACTCAGAAGGAAACTTTAATTTAATTTTAACATTAGCTACATCAAAAACAGGTTCCTTTAATTCTTTTTGATATATTTCAAATGGAACTGTCTTTTCTTTTTTGCATTTTGGACATACAAATGTGACCGGTACTTTAGTTTTACCTATTGACCCTACAAATACCTGCAAAAATATAAATGGTTGCCAAGTCTTCGGATAGTCTCCAAAATAATCGGCAATTAAATCAGCAATTATTTCTTTTTGTTCTTGTGGTGACCGATGTTCTATATCGTTTCGAACTAACAAAAAATCTCGATAATCTTCTACCGTAAATGGTTTAAAACGATGAACACCATCTGGTAATTTACAACGAATAATGTTTGCCATAGATGCTCCTTTTATTCTATTTATAAATATGATAAATAAAGGAGCTAAATATGTATGAATACAAATTTGATGTGAGAGTTGGTTCTAAAATAATCAACTGTCGCGCATTTACTCTTAAAGAATATCTAGAACTTATTACTGCTAAAAAGAACGGTTCAGTAGAAGAGATCGTTAAAAAGCTAATTAAAGACTGTACAAATGCAAAAGATTTAAACCGTCAAGAATCAGAATTATTGCTGATTCATTTATGGGCGCATTCTCTTGGAGAAGTTAATCACGAAAACTCCTGGAAGTGCACCTGTGGAACTGAAATACCAACCCATATAAATCTATTACATACACAAATAGATGCACCAGAAGACCTCTGGTATACACTGGGTGACATTAAAATTAAGTTCCATTACCCTAAAATTTTTGATGATAAAAACATAGCCAACATGATAGTATCATGTATAGAAACGATTCATGCTAACGGTGAAAGCATTCCAGTTGAAGACTTAAATGAAAAAGAACTGGAAGATTTATATTCTATCATCACAGAGTCAGATATTGTAGCTATAAAAGATATGCTTTTAAAGCCTACTGTTTATTTGGCTGTTCCAATTAAATGTCCAGAGTGTGGAAAAACTCACGCTCATGTAATAAGAGGACTCAAAGAATTCTTTGAGCTATTGTAATGGCAAATATTAATAAGCTTTATTCTGATATTGACCCAGAGATGAAAATGGATTGGAACAAAGACGTTTCAAGATCACTTGGATTAAGGTCAATTAAAAATAGTCTTTTAGGAATTATTACAACAAGAAAAGGTTCAAGACCGTTTGACCCTGAATTTGGATGCGATTTATCTGACCAACTTTTTGAGAATATGACTCCTCTTACTGCTGACACGGTTGAGCGTAATATCGAAAGCGCAGTAAGAAACTACGAGCCACGTATTGATAAATTAGCAGTTAATGTAATACCGGTTTATGATGATTATACTCTGATAGTAGAAATACGCTTTTCGGTCATCGATAACCCTGATGATATTGAGCAGATAAAACTGCAATTGGCTTCCAGTAATAGAGTATAATGCTTCACGTTAAAACGTGGTATAATGAATCTAAGTCCATCCAATAACAATTGAATAGAGAACAATATGAGATTAGAAGATCTTCAAGAAGAATTGAAGAAAGATGTGTTTATAGATTCGACTAAATTACAGTATGAAGCAGCTAATAATGTGATGTTATATAGTAAATGGCTCAATAAGCATTCAAGTATTAAAAAGGAAATGCTTAGAATTGATGCACAGAAAAAAGTTGCTCTTAAAGCTAAATTAGACTACTACTCGGGACGAGGAGATGGTGATGAATTTAGTATGGACCGTTATGAGAAATCAGAAATGAAGACAGTTCTATCAGCTGATAAGGATGTTTTAAAGGTTGATACTTCATTACAATATTGGGGAATTTTATTGGATTTCTGTAGCGGAGCTCTTGATGCTATTAAATCACGCGGATTTGCTATTAAGCATATTCAAGACATGCGAGCATTTGAGGCTGGAAAATAATGAGATATAGCATTGATGATGCTTTTAATTATGAAGAAGAATTTGAAACGGAAATTCAATTCTTAATGAAAAAGTATAATCTCAAGCGTCAGGATATTCGTATCCTGGCCGACCACCCATGCGGTGAAGATGTACTTTATGTTAAAGGAAAATTTGCTGGATATCTTGATGAATATTTTTATTCCAAAGATATGGGCATTGATATGCATATGAGAGTTATATAAATAGATATATAATTTAGAGGAGACAATCATGTCAGATAAGATTTGTGTTGTCTGTAAAACTCCAATCGATTCTGCATTGGTTGTTGAAACAGACAAAGGTCCTGTACATCCTGGGCCTTGCTATAATTACATTAAAGAACTACCAGTTTCAGAAAGTTCGGAAGAACAATTAAATGAAACACAACTTTTGCTATAGTGTGACCTTTAGTCTATAGTTTTGGCCCTTCCTTTTTGGTTGGGCCTTTTTTAATTTAAAAGCTTTCTTCTACTTCATCGTCTGAATCTTCTAATTCAGCTCTTTTTCCTGCCAAAGCATCTCTCACAGAGATGTCATCAGTATCTTTTAATTCAGTTTCTTTAACTCTTTTCTTATAATAAGCTTCAAGTTCTTCTAAACCTTCTAATGTTTGACAAGAGGCAATTTTACCCATAAATTCATCAATAGAAGCTTCATAAAGAAATTGTTTAAATTCTAGTAACATCTTTTTCTCCAAAGGGCCGAAGCCCTTATAAATTAACTGTTTTCATTACGTAATTAAATTTTTCATCTGCGTAGCGCTGAATACGATCAATGCCGTGTTTTAAAAGATAGTTCAAATGAACGTATTTCTTTTTCATATTAGCAGATTTTGGCTTGACGCCTGCGTCATCTATAAGATCCCAGACTGTTGCAATTGTTTTAGAACCATGTTTACGTAATACGCGACCTATTGTTTGCAATACAATAATTTTAGATTTAACGCCGTGTGCTAAAACAACGTGATGCAGATTTTTAACTGAAATACCAGTAGAAAATACACCATAACTAGCTACTATAATTATTCCTTTACCGTTTTCAGCTAAGGTTTTCATTATATTGCGGGTTTCGGTATCAACTTCCCCTGATACGTAATAAACTTTATCGTATTCATTTTTAATTAAATCGAAAATAGCTTTACCGTGCGATACGTGTTTAAACATGACAAAAGCGTTTTCATCTTTTTGTGCAAGCTTAATAGCTAATTTAGCGATCCATTTATTTCTTTTACTAAGCCCAGTAATAATTTTTATTTCTTCTTGGTAAGTTTTTCCCTTTAATTTAGTAGTGAACTCATCGGGATAGCGAAGAAAAATACTATTAATTTTTAACTCAGTTACTTGTCCATCTTCCATTAATTTAGAGGTCGTTACTGGCTTAAATATTTCACCGAACATTCCAACATACTGCATGATATTGGCTTTGCCATCACGTAATGAACCAGACAAACCGAATTTGAACATGCAGTTATTTAAACCTGATATGATAGATGAAATACTTTTTCCTGTAGCAAGATGACATTCATCATTCATCATCATTCCAAACTGTGAGAACCATTCTTTCGGTTGTTTTACTACAGTTTGCCATGTACCAACAACGACCGGTGCATCATTTTTATATTTATCATCTTTTGATGCTCCACCACCGATTTTCTTTATCATTGCATGACTGAATAAACGATAATCAACAAAGTCATCAGCCATCTGAGTTGTTAAAGCAGTTGTTGGAACAATGATAAGAATTTTACCTTCATAATTTTCCAAATAATATCGCGCAAGCAAAGCTTGAATTAAAGATTTACCTGCGGATGTTGGAAGATTAAGAATTCTACGACGATTAACTAATCCTTCGAACACTGCATCTTTTTGATACCAATGCGGTTCAATTCTTTTATTTCCTGAATAGATTTCTAATTTAGAAAGCCATTCATCAAAATCTTTTCTTGATAATTCTTCTTTTTCGTTAATCTGTGGGTCAATCCAGGCTTTATAGCCAAAGTTATCGCAGAACTTTTTAATTTGCCCGACTAAACCGAATGGAAGAAGGCGATTATAATCTAAAAGACGAATTCGTCCATCCCAGTGGCCATATTTGTACTTCGGATTAAAACGATACCCATCAGCTTCAAAGCTAAAGAAATCACGGAGTTCATGAAATATACTTTCTTCGCAATCAATTCTCACGTGACTAAAATCATAAAAATGTACTTTAATGTCAGTCATGTCTAAATACCATGTAATAAATATATCTATATTTATACTGAGGAAATATTATGATAGATAAAGATTATATTGCAGAGCTGAAGGCTCTTGATGATAATAAAGAAGCTAAAGCTAAATTAGCTGAATATGCTGAACAGTTTGGTATAAAGGTCAAAAAGAATAAATCTTTTGATAATATCGTTAATGATATTGAAGAAGCTCTCCAGAAGCTCGCTAGTGAACCTATGCCAGAGACTGATGGGTTATCTATTAAAGACTTAATTGATGCTGCTGATGCTGCAGACGGATTAAAATATGACGATGAAGAAGTCAATCCAGAGGCAGCACTTCTGATTGATTCTCCGGTTAAATCTGACATTAAAATTGAAGTAGTAGAAACGGATAAAATTCCTGAAAATACCACTGTTTTAATTGAAGATACTCCTTTTGTTGAAGAAAAATTCGAACAGGCTGTAGCTGAGATTATTGAATCTGAAAAGCCGTCTGTATTTACTCTTCCGGAAAACTTTAGTCCGAATCTTCAGCTGATTGGAAAAAATCCAGGATTCTGCACTGTTCCTTGGTGGATTTATCAATGGATTGCTGAAACCCCAGATTGGAAATCTCACCCAACTAGTTTTGAACATGCGTCGGCACACCAAACTTTATTTAGCTTAATTTACTACATTAATCGTGACGGATCAGTTCTAATTCGTGAAACACGTAATTCTTCTTTCGTAACATTAAAATAAGGATAACTTATGGCTTTTACAGTTGATATAACTCCTAAAACACCTACTGGAGTTATAGATCAGACTCAGCAGTTTACTGCTACACCCAGTGGTCAAACTGGAGATGGACCTATTACATATGCTTGGACTGTAGACGACGCTCCACAGGAAGAAACGTCAGCAACTTTTAGTTATGTACTAAAAGGACCTGCCGGTCAAAAGACTATTAAAGTAGTTGCAACCAATCAAGTTGCAGAATCTGAACCTGAAACAGCTGAAATTAGTACAACTATCACAGTTCAAAATAAGACACAAACAACTACTTTGGCAGTAACTCCTGGTAGCCCTGATGCTGGAGTGATTGGAACTCCAATTGAATTTACCGCTGCCTTAGCTTCACAGCCATCAGGTGCAAACGCTACGTATCAATGGTACGTTGACGGTTCTCCTGTGGGCGAAGCAACTAGCACTACATTCAATTACACTCCTGACGCAAGCGGAGTTAAAACAATTAAGTGCGTAGCTCAAGTAACCGCGACAGATTATGATACAAAGGAAGTTACTTCCAATGAAGTGTCACTGACTGTTAATAAAAAGACACAAACAACTACTTTGGCAGTAACTCCTGATAGTCCTCCAGCTGGAGTAATTGGAACCCCAGTTCAATTTACTGCTGCCTTGGTTTCTCAACCTGATGGAGCGTCTGCTACATATAAATGGTATGTAGATGATTCTCAAATTGGTGGAGAAACTAACTCTACATTTAACTATACTCCAACTACAAGTGGAGTAAAAAGAATTAAATGCGTAGCCCAAGTAACGGCTGAAAATTACAATGAAAAGGAAGTTACTTCTAATGAAGTATCATTAACAGTTAATAAGAAGACAATGAATCCACAGGTTACATTGACTCCTCCTTCTATTAACGTTCAGCAAGATGCTTCGGCTACATTTACTGCTAATGTTACGGATGCTCCAGAAGAAGCACAAATCGAATATTCATGGAAGAAAGATTCTTCTACAGGAGAAGAATCAACTAATGTATACACGGTTGATACATCATCTATTGGAAGTCAAACTATTGAAGTTACTGCAACCGTTACAGCAACCGACTATGATAGTAAAACAGTTAAAGCAACAGGCCAAGTTCAGGTAACTGATAAAGTTGCTCCGGAACCAGAAGGTGAATTGCCTTATGTTCATCCTCTTCCACATCGCACTTCAGCTTATATCTGGTGCGGTTGGTGGGTTATGGATGAAATCCAAAAAATGACCGAAGAAGGTAAAGATTGGAAAACTGAAGATCCAGATAGTAAATACTACCTGCATCGTTACACTCTTCAGAAGATGATGAAAGACTATCCAGAAGTTGATGTTCAAGAATCACGCAATGGATACATCATTCATAAAACTGCTTTAGAAACTGGTATCATCTATACCTATCCATAATCATAAGGGGCTTCGGCCCCTTTCTTCAGTTTGAAAGCACACAAAACATACTCAGAAAATGATGTATATAATGGCATCAACTCGATAACATGAGATTGATTATGAGAACTGAGGTTGTGGTGTTTACTCTTCATGAGTCTGGAAAGTCATTCATTGAAATTGCTCGTGAATTAAACTTACAGGCGAAAGAAGTGGCTGTATTATGGGCTCGAGCTATGACTGCTAAGAATAAATTTGAAACTCGAGAAAAAGTTGTCTATAGAAAAAGGCATATTAATAAAAAGGTGAAAAATGGAACAGTATGATCTTTATGAAAATGAATCTTTTGCTAATCAATTACGTGAAAAAGCACTTAAAAGTAAACAGTTTAAGCTAGAGTGTTTTATTAAAGATTTTTCGGAACTTGCTAATAAAGCAGCTGAACAAGGTAAAACATATTTTAGTTATTATTGTACTGCTCGCGATAAATTGATTACTGAAGAAATTGGTGATTGGCTGAGAAAAGAAGGATTTAGCTTTAAAGTCAATAGTGATCAGCGTGATGGTGATTGGTTAGAAATTACATTTTGAGGATTAATTATGTTTAAAAAGTATAGCAGTCTTGAAAATCATTACAACTCTAAATTTATTGAAAAACTTTACAGTTTAGGATTGACTGGCGGCGAATGGGTAGCTCGTGAAAAGATTCACGGCACAAATTTCTCATTGATTATTGAGCGTGATAAAGTAACTTGTGCTAAACGAACTGGTCCTATTCTTCCTGCTGAAGATTTCTTTGGGTATGAAATTATTTTGAAGAATTACGCTGATTCCATTAAAGCAGTACAAGATATTATGGAAACTTCAGCGGTTGTATCTTATCAAGTCTTTGGTGAATTCGCCGGACCTGGCATTCAGAAGAATGTCGATTATGGTGATAAAGATTTTTATGTATTTGACATTATTGTTACTACAGAAAGTGGTGATGTAACTTATGTCGATGATTATATGATGGAATCATTCTGTAATACATTTAAATTTAAAATGGCTCCACTTTTAGGTCGTGGTAAATTTGAAGAACTTATTAAATTGCCAAATGATTTAGATTCTGTCGTACAGGATTATAATTTTACGGTAGACCATGCTGGATTAGTTGATGCAAATAAATGCGTTTGGAATGCTGAAGCAAAAGGCGAAGTATTTACCGCTGAAGGATATGTATTGAAACCTTGTTATCCTTCTTGGCTGCCTAATCGCAATCGTGTAGCCATCAAATGCAAGAACTCTAAATTTAGTGAAAAGAAAAAGTCTGATAAGCCTATTAAAGCTAAAGTTGAGTTGTCAGAAGCTGATAATAAATTGCTGGGAATTTTAGCTTGTTATGTTACACTGAACCGAGTAAATAACGTTATTTCTAAAATTGGTGAAATTGGTCCAAAAGATTTTGGAAAGGTGATGGGACTAACGGTTCAAGATATTTTGGAAGAAACTTCTCGTGAAGGTATTACTCTAACTCAAGCGGATAATCCTTCTTTGATTAAGAAGGAATTAGTTAAAATGGTACAAGATGTACTTCGTCCGGCTTGGATTGAATTGGTAAGTTAAATAAAAAGGGACCGAAAGGTCCCTTTGTTTTATTCATCAATGATAATTTTTGGTAGCTTAACACCTAATAAAACAGACAAATCTGAACGACCCGCCATTTTATCCATGTCTCCACCATCAATTACTCTTGCTTCTTTTTCATCTTTTGCTACAGTGTAAGGATTTGCAGATAAAGCATATCTAACTAATAAACCGATAGATGGCTGCAAACTTTCTGGATCAACTACAACTTTAAATGCACCTACATGTTCAGGGTCATCTAAGTCAAGACCTTCTGTATACGGAGCATAGAAAATTGATCCAACAATTTCTTTTTCACCGATATTTTCTACTACGCCAACGATTACATAATCTAATGGGCTGTTGGTATCGCAATAAAGCGGTAAACCATTAGCTAAGAACCCGTAGGCATTTTGTGAAAGATATTTGTCATCTTCTGGTTTATGTTTTAACCAACCTGATGCAGCAAGAATCGCAGCGGCACGAGCTGAAGCAACACAGAACGTTGCTGTATAAGTTGATTCTTTCTGGATATGTGAAACCATTTCACACACCATTCGGTATAATGAACGACCAGCTTCAGGTGCAGATGCATAACTCAAATCAATGAATCCAGTATCAGTAATTCCTGTAACTTTATAGCGTTTTGATACTGTAATCAAAGACTGTAGAATATCTTTATTGATTTCATCCGCCATTTCAGTTGCAAGCAAATCTTCCAAGAAATTAGGAGCATCAAATCCATTTGCTTCTAAATCTTGTGCTAATTCGACTGTGATGCCAGTTTTAAGTTTACGAGATTTAACTGCGGTTTGCCATTTATTAATCTGGAATCTAGCATCCGCAATTTCACTATCAGAGCTTTCAAATTTGCTTGTTACTGCAGCATCAGAAAATAGACGAACCTTTAAAAGAACAATTGCAATCTGAAGAGCTAATTCTAAATCGCTTTCTTCAATATCAGCAAATGGTGTATCTTCTAATACTTTATAAACGATGTTATTATATTTGAATAAATCGCCTTTATTGAGAGTTAATTTAGACTCTTCTGTTAATTCTGTGATTTGTTCTCGGTCTACATACCCAGCTTCGCCGGCGTAAGTAGCACCAGTTTTAAATGTAAATTCATTGTCTGGGTTAAGGTATTTGATACCATAAAAAGCAGCAACAGGTTGATTAGTTCTTTGCGTTGCTACAATGTCAGAATATATTAATTTAGTGGTAGCGCGAGTCAAAGCAACGAGATTTGGGCGACCGATTGAGTTGCTATTCGTTGTGGTTGATTCGCGCAGAAGTTCGTTGATTTTAGCCATTGCGCTTTCCTTTTGGTTTATATGATTTATTTATACCATAAAAACAACTAAAGGGACCCGAAGGTCCCTTAAATCGTCAAAGATTAGATACCTTTAACATATACACGGCGGAAGTAAGCATTTTTACCAAGGCTATTCAGAATAGAAGGCATACCGCTCTGGATGCGAGAAGCCGGAGCCTGAGCAGCGGATTCTGCAAATGGGTTGATACCGATACCGTAACGAGTTTTGAATCCCATTACCGGTTGGAAGTTCTTCGGATCGGAACCACGCAGCGGAGTCAGAGCTACATATGGAGCGTAGTAAATACCAGCATCCATTTCGTTCGGACCTTTATAACCTACAGTGAAATAATCCTGTTTAGCATACTGGTCGATATATACACGGTATTTACCACCCAGAACACCAGCAAATACTGACTTGGTAGTATCAGTGTTAAAGCCGGTAGCCAGACCCTGTGCAGCATAAGAAATGCCAGTATCAACTGAAGCCAGAACGTTAACTACGTTACGGGAAGCGATAATGAAGTTACCTTCACCACGACCGGTCTGACGAGCAATTTCAACTGCTTCTTTGTCAATCTGGAACAACAGAGCTTTAAAGGATTCACCCGCCCAGCGAGCACCACGAATATCAATCGGATCCTGGAAGTCAAATACACCAGCTTTAGAACCCGGAGTCAGGGTCATACCAGATTTACCAACCTGAGCTGAGTAGTTAATCCAATCAACAACTTCACGGTTGATTTCCAACATGATTTCGGTAGCCAGAATACCAGACAGTTCAGCATCAGCATCCATACCGTGAACAGCGCGGAGGTCTTGTGCTAATTCGATAGAGTAAGCAGCTTTCAGCTGACGAGATTTAGCTTCGATAACTTGTTTATCGATACGGAAGCCCATTTCATTCCATGGGTTATCGGTAGAACCGTTGAAACCTTCCTGAAGTTCAGCGATAGAAGTAGCCATACCTTCAGCGATTTCTACCAATGCGCCAGCTTCCATTTGTTTCTTAATTTCAGCATCTAATTTAGCTGCATCATCTGCAGTAGAACTAATTGTTACTTGAGCAGAAGCTTGCAGATATACAGTACCAGTTTCCTGGAAGAAGTGAGTATAGATATCACCTACTTTGGTTTGTGTGCTAGCAGCCAGAGCTGGGAATTTCTTAGCAGCACCCTGACCAGAGAACATTGCATCTGGACCATACATTGGGTGGAATGCTTCTTTAGCATCAGCAGCGATTGGGTCTTTACCATATACTGCACGCAGTGCGAATACCTGGCCAGTCGGGCTATTCATCGGCTGAACACCGCAAATATCGAAAGCAATCAGGTTAGGAATAGCACGACGTACCATACCCATAACAGCTGGGCCAATCTGAGTTACTGCGCCAGAAGTCTGACCAGCAGCAATGTTAGTAGCGTTGTAACCGTGGTCACCACCGATTTCAGCTTCTGTTAAGAAAGAACCAAATGCCTGGGCGATTTTTTCGTCTTTGTACTCTGGAGCTGTCTGGAAATCTTTTTCCTGGTTTTCAAAGATTTTAGCGATAATCGCTTGTTTGCTATTAGCAATTTCCGGTAAACCTTCACCTTCCAGTAATGGCTTCCATTTGTTCAAAAGTTCAGCTTTAGTTTTGATAGTCATTTGTGTTAACCTTTAAAATTAGAAACGAGATGCGACTTTCGCATATACACTTACAATATCTTCTGCACCAGGTGCAGTTTTATCTTCTACAGCTTCAGTGACGAAATTCAGTCCGGCTGCTTCAGTATCAGGAGTATTTATACCCTCAGTAATAGTGCTTTCATCTTTATTAGACTTCTTCACCATTTCTACGATGGCACTCAATTTACTTGAGAATGCATCTGAATAATCCATACCTTCGACCAGAGCAGAGACTTTTTCTTTTTGAGACTCAGTCAGATCTTTAGTACTTTCGCTCAATGCCACTTCACGCTGCACATAATTGATATATGCGTCGCGCATATTGAGTTCTTCGAACAGACGAGCTGATTCTTCTTTATGTTCTTGCAGCTCTTCTTCCATTTCAGCTACAACATCAACTGATTCTTCTGGAACAACAACGTTGTGTTCAACAAAGAGCTCTTTTAATCCACCAAGCATGGATTCAAACAGTTCGGCTTTGATGCCTTTATCAACTGCTAATTTATTTTCAGCGAGCCATTCTTTCGCAAGATGGTCGATGAATTTAGAAGCTTGCTCAGCGATTTTCTTCTCAGCTTTTTCTTCGGCTTCTTCTTTATTTTTTTCTACTTCTTCTTCTGCTTTTTCAGCAATTTTAGCGATATGAGATTCAGCTAATTTAACGGCATGCTGCTTGACGGTAGCTTCGAATACAGTGCCGAAAGTTTCTTTTGCTTCCGGAGAAATATTAACTGATTCGAAAATACTATCAAGAGCAACGGAAGCATCAATTTTTTGCGCTTCAGCAATCAGTTGTTCTTTAAGCATTTTGTAGTCCTGTTGTTTAGATAATAATATTTATAACGCTTTTTTCATGGCCTCTGCGAGAGCCATATAGGCGTCATCGGCACTTGTATCGGCTTCCGCCGTCTGTGATTCGGTAATTTCCTTAGGAGTTACCCATGCATCTGGAGCACTTGGACCCCATACTGCATCAACACCTACAGTTAATTTGAATCCTTCGTTTACGATACGATAACCTTTATTTGTGTCAGTCAATGAACCTAATCCACGAGAAGAAACTCCTGGAATCCATCCGGCACGAATATTAGCTGCTAATTTATCTCCAGGACCATGGTCACCTTCAATAACGCGAGCTCGTCCGTATACGTCATTTCCTTTCCACCACATATCTTCTATAATGATAGCGGCTTGCATCGGGTCAACATTAGCGCGTGGAGGATGATTTAATTCTCCGAGAGCTTGTTTAGTTAAAACTTGCTCATTAATATAGTCTTTTACCGCTTTTTCTAATATACGTTTTGGATAAAGACGTTTATTTCTATTGACGACTTCCGCTTGCATGAATATTCCTTCGATGTATAAACCCGGTTTTAAACCTAAGTCTTTTCCATCATGAGATTCAAGCATTGGCACGCCATCAATAATTTCGCCAGGTTGACCCCAAGTTTCAATTAGTAATTGGGGTTCATTCATTAGCTTAATCCTAATGCTTTACGGCGTTTAAGAGCTTTTTTACGCTTACGCTGAGCACGAGATTGACCTGCTGGATTGGCAATCTTCGTTTTGGTAGCTTTACGAGCAATTTGTCTACGTTTTGCTTTAGACAGCCCAGTGGTTTGAAATGCATTACGTTCACGCGTTTTGCGGTCTTTAGTGCGAGTAATTTCACCACGGGCGGAAACATGTTTAACGATGAATTCATTTAACGGCATATTTTCATTAATAGAAGCTAATGCAACCGCTAAATCAGTTTCATCATCAAGCATATTCTCGACAATTGTATTTATATCGTCTTTATTTAAAGCAGAAGACAATTCGTCAAAGCGACCCTGTGCTTCAGGAATAAGTGCTTCGACATTCTCGAGAACTAATTCATGAGTTTCAGGGATCAGAAGCATTATTCATCATCCTCGTCTTCGTCATCTTCATCAGAGTCTTTGTCTTTTTTGTCGTCTTTATCATCACTATCTTCGTCATCATCTTCATCCTCGTCTTCAGGTTCTTCACCTTCGATTAAGAAATTACGAGCGATAGCGATTTTTTCTTCTTTAATTAAATCAATCGTTCTTGCAGCCATGGCTTCAGCAAATAATTTACGAGCGGCTACGAGGTCGTTTGATTTAATAGCTTCAATTAAACCTTCCATTAAAAATCCTCTTGTTCTTGGTCGGGGTCTTGGAAACGAGCCTCTTTAGACTCTTCTTCAATTTGCTTGGCTTCTTGTTCTATTTCTTCATCAGTCATCTGCAAAATATCTTTCATAGCAGTTCTGTGAGAAATATATTTACCAATAAATGGTTCTGCCATGGTTAGCATATTAATTCTTCGTTCCAAAATTTCTGCTTCTTTGAGCTCAGCAAAGTAGCTATCCCGATGAAATTCTATCTTAATATTATTTATTTCATCATTCCACTCATCTTCTGTGATTATACCTTTAAGCAAAAGATTTGTTTTAAGCGGATCTAGGAAAACTTCTTCAAACTTGTGCTGTAACTCACGAATAAATTTAGCAAACGTTAATTCATCACGTGTAATGCTAGTTCCAGAATCAAACATCACGCCGCCTTGCTGGTCTTGTGGAATGCGTGAAAGAGGAACACGTAATGCCATATAAAGAGCTTGTCTAAACCAACGAATATCTTCCATATTACCAGTATTATCAGCACCAGGAAGAGTATCAACTTCTGTCACAGCTTTACCATCACGGCGCTGCAACCAATAGTCTTCGGTCATAGACATATTATGCTGTTGATTTTTTATTTTACCCGTTGACGCATCGTATACTACACGGTTTTTCATCGTGTTCATAACATGTTGCATGTGCTCAGCAGCTTTACGAGCAGGCATATTACCTGTGTCTACATACCAAACACGACGGTCAGGAGCACGAGTAATGCGATAAATGACTACAGCATCTTCTAATAATTTTAATTGGTTAGCAGGTTTAACAGCACGATGCAAATACCCGATGATATTTTTACCGCAACAATCGACTAATCCAGAATGGGCATAAACGATGGCAGCTTTCGGAATTTTTATTTTTGTGCCAGCTTCATACATTCTACCATCACATGCGTATGACTCATGGGCAGTATCATATATAAAATATTCTTTGTAACCTTTAACTATTTTTGTGCCAGCTTCAGTTTCTGTTATAATTTCACGAACATACTGGACTTGGCGAGGGTCTAATCTACGTAATTCCTTTATGCCTTCTTTTGGACGTTTTGGATCAATAATTTTGTGAAAGAAAATTCTTGAATCAACATACCAACGTCTAAAATGATCAGAACCTTTTCGTTGAAATGATAGATGATTTAATACATCACTAAATTCATCTAACATCATATTTTTAATTTTTGGGCTAAATTTAGATTTATCCAAATTTAACGCTACAACTTCAGTATCATCTTCATAGACGATAGCGTCTGAAACGATTTCTGAAACTGCATTATCCACTTCATAGTTATTCATGAGATTACGATATGTATCAATAAGCTCACGAGTAGTTTTCATTCCTGGTTCATATGAACCAAAAATTGTTTGGAATGCAGCATTATAAGGAGAAGCAGCTTCGTTCGAGCTTACTTCAAATTCTCTTGCTCCATCATCAAGCTTTGGGGCTGTAATGGAAACAAGATCTTCTTTTTCTTGGTCTTTAAAATTTCGTTCGTCCATTTTAGCCCATGGAGCAAACAAACTTAATACATTAAATTTCATTGTATTCTCCAAATGGGAATTATAGTTATATTTATAATGGACTTCTCTGCTTTAAGCAGGATGGGGATTTCTCCCCATTCATTTTATTCCCAATAATCGAGAGCAAGAGTTACTTCAAATGTTTGGATTTCATTGTTTGAATCCCAATCTAACTGAAGTTCACCCACGTTAGTAGGCCACAGACCTTTAATTTCAATTTCTTTTGTTACTGTTTTAGCGTCACGAGCATATTGACGAACGATAGCGCTCTTTTTATACTCTGCTGGTTTTCCACCAGTAATTTCGTTTCCTTGTCCCGCAGCAATGCTTTGCCAATCAACGAACTTCTGGCGAGCATCATGAGCTTCATCGTTCATTACTGTAACAGTCCAGTCATCGAATGTACGATCGCCTGCTACGTTAATTTTACGGTTCATAAATCCGACTGGAATTTTTTCTACAATACCAGCTGGTAAAGCAGTAGCTTTACATTGAAACGTAAAATTTTGTCCAAGATAAGAAATTTCTACTTGGAATAAGTTAGGTCGAGCAAAATCACCAGATTCAAACGCTCGTGTTACATCATCTACAAACATATTAGCCTCTGTAGTATTTATATCCCTGTGTTTAACCTAGGGTATATAGAATTAAAGAATTAAGGATATAGTGTATTTATATGGCCTGCCGAAACAGGCCTTTAGAATGCACCGTATTAACCTGCAAGACCAGTTAACTCATCGAAATCTGCACCAGTAGCAGTTGCTACGAAGTTTAAGGTAATGTAGTTAATGCTTCTAGCCGGTTGGATGTAGAATGTTGCAACAAACTCATTTCTATCAATTACTGACGGAGTGTTATTTGTTGTATCGCAAACTACACGATATTCATAAATTCCACCGAGAGCTTTAATTCCCTGTAAGTATTGGGCAGTTTCTGTGCGGAATGATGAACGAGTAAACGCGTTGTTTAATTCGAACAAACGATATTTTGAACTACGTCCGATATTCGTTTTCAACATATTAAACAGACGACGAACGTTAATACGATCAAATGGAGAAGGAACAGAAGTAGCTGTTTTATCACCATATAATACGTAACCATCACCACCTGTACCAGTCACTGGGTTGATAGCTTCTTGGTATAAACGGTCGCGCTGAGCTTGGCGAGTTTCAATAGCAAGTTTAATAACGTTAAGAATCTGGCCGCGATTATAACCAGCTGGAGACATCCAAGTCTGAGAAACGTTATCGGTTCTTGCACATAAACCGGCAATATCAGCTGCTAATGGAACCCAGCGATTGACATCATTGTATTTGTCATACTGATATTTGTAGTTACCATCAATTGCTGCATAGGTTGAACTGATATTAAAGTTATTATCAGTGTATGAACCTGTTGCGGTTCTCCAGTTGACTAAGTTGTCAACAGCGCGAGTTACAGGAATTCCAACTACAGTTTCACGCGGTGGTGAGCACAATACTAAGCAATCTTGGCGAGCATCTCCAATTGAAACGACGTGTTTTTGGACAGTAGATGCTGTTTCTAAAGATTCACCGGCACAAGAACCCGCAATAAACAACTGAACGTCAACAGATTCGCGGTCAGCAAAGAAGTCCCAAGCTTCCATCAAATCTCCTGCTGTTACTTCAGCATTTGATGATAATCCACCAGACAGAGTTAAAATTCCAGAGAAGCCTTCTGGCCAGTTTTGCGCAGTTGCGAAAATATATTCTGAACCACCTTTTGCGAAAAAGTCATCAATATAGATGTTACTATCGTAAATATCTTTTTCACCTCGCTTTGTCGAAAGAACAACGCTTTGAACAATAGCATCGTTGCGACGAACTATAATAGCGTATTGTGAATCAGTTTGTGGTCCATATCCAAACACTGCTTTGGCAGTAGATGCGCGTGTTCCGCCACCTGGATAAATTGGAAGTAATGCAGAAGCACCTTTTGCGTAGTCAGCTTTAGATACGATTTCAATTTCGATTTTATCGCCCAACTCGCCTGGATAAAGAGCTACTACTCCAGGAATTCCATATTTTTCGAGATTTGTTTGAAATTCAACTGCTGTCATAGCAGCTTCAGCATTTTCAATTTCAGCTAATAAAATACCAGAATCAGTAATAATTTTTCCAAGAGTTATTACTGCAGCTAAACCAGAGGAAGACGAAGAAATTTCCGCGGTCCAGTTAGAACCTAGTGCTGGATACTCACCGACTTCTTTCGCTTTAGCGATAATTTTTGCAGTAGGAATATTAATTTTCTTAATTTTTCCATCAGCATCTACTTCGGTAACTTTACCTTCTGTTTCAACATCTTCTGAAACATACTTAACCGTGATTTTATCTCCAACCGCGTAGTTACTACCTGGGGTAGAAATAGTGTATTCAATATTACCGGCAATCGGAGATGAGTTTTTAGCGGTATCTCTATCGACAGCACGCACAACTCGCAAATCATTTCCATATTGTAAGAAATTCATTGCAGACATAAAATAGTCAGCAGTTTCAGCCGTAGGTTGACCAAAAGTATTAACTAAATCTACTTCATTTGTAACCTGTTTAATTTGAAAAGCAGGACCCCACTGGAATTTACCGGCCAAAGCTGCTGTACCAGTAGAGTTATTAACTACGGTGCTTTGAACCGTAGTTTCTTTGAGCTCAATGCCCGGAGATAATAAAGTCATTTTTAATCCTCTTTAATATGCTTTAATATATTTATACCATTGACATACCATGAGATACTGGAACATACTCAGCAGAATGAACCGAATCAACAAATATAACTGGAGCGTATTCATCACCCATATCTTGAAGCTCTTTTGAAAACACTTCAGATGCTAGTCGCATGTCATCTTTGTCAGCATAATCAATAAATTTTGATTGCGTTGATAACCATCCAAAAATCACTAAAGACATTACTAAATCGTCGTGATAACCTTCTTCAGCCGCCCAAGACACGCCTTTTTCGCTAAAAGTTCTAAACTCTTGAATAGTTGCACGGTGATGAATAATAAGCTTATCTTTTTCAATAAGGTCTTTTAATGTAGAGCATCCTACTGCTTTCGTTCGTTTAGTTTGCTTCATTCCTAAATCAGTATATGAATCGCAAATAACGCCTTCGTATTCTAAATCCATGTAAAGTGATTTCGCAACTGACACACCAGTACTATTTAATTCAATATAAACTGGGCATTCATTATATTCTACTAAATAACGCATAACGATGTCAGGCAGAATTAAATGAGAAATGGTATTTGAATGTAAAACACCAACCTGTTCCCACACATCATCGGTAACATCAATAATATGTAAAGCGTGGTAATCTTGCCCACGACCTTCTGAACAGTCTAAAGTTGCAATGTATTTTCTATCTGGTTCAGGGCCTTTAAATCGATGAAAACCATGATCATCTGGAGTTACTTCAATGAAATCCATAACAGCCAATTTCATTCCTGAAATTAATGTACCAGAAGTCCCTTCAAACGCTGCAGTATGTTCTTGACGGAATTGTGCTAAAGTAGAACCATTAATGGTTTGTATGCTCCATTGCCATCCATCGTCAAAAATATCTTCATCGTTATAAAGACGTTCCTTAACTGAATTCCAAATAGCGGTGTATGGTTCAAACCCTGATTTACCTTCAACGGCAGCAGTCCAAATATCATAAAAATGATTTAATCCATTAGGAGTCGTAGTAATAATAATTTTCGAACGACGACCAGATGAAATTACCGGCTGAATAGCAAGCCAGGAATCATGGAAGTTTGGAATAAACGCGCATTCGTCAATATAAATCATTGCGAACGAGTTACCACGAACTGCGTCAGGAGAGGAAGCATAGGCTCCGATTGAGGAACCATTATCAAGTTCAATAGACCCTTTATTCCATTCAACAATTCCTGGCTGTAAAAAGTCAGGAAGTAGTTCAATTGCTTGCTTAGTACGATCTAAAACTTCCGCAGACATTGAGCCTTTGTGCGCAAGAATACCTACAGCTTTATCCTTGTTAAAACATACAAAGTGTGCAAGAAAAATAGCTACTACAGTTGTTTTACCAAGCTGACGTGATAAATTACAAACAGTCATACGTTTAGATGACATTATTTTGAGCATATCACGCTGATAGTCACGTAATTGAACCTTTATGACACCATAGTCAATATGAGTAATGGCGCAGTATGTTTCTGCAAAATAAACAATATTGTCTCGGCACTTTTTCCATTCCTCAACCATTTCACGAGTCCACTGTGTTTTAATATTAGCTCGTTTCAAGTTAGGAAGACCCATATACCGAGATCTTTTATTATTCTTATCTTTATAAGTTTGAAATAATTCAGGCTTATCAGAATTATTTGGAATTTTTACTATTTTGTGTAGACGAAGATAATCACTGAATTTTTCAGGATACCATTTTCCATCCCACTGTGATTTTATCCAATGAATTCCATCTTCATCTTTTCTTTCCGCTAAGCTCGGGTGTTTTATTAAAATTTTTCCAGCTTCATTTAACGGATGGAAATCATTTAATACATTAATCGGTTGTTCCATTTATCACCTTCTCACGAGCTTCTTGAGCCTCGTAAGCATCACCAATTTCGTCCATTAATTCTGTTGGTGAACCCATGAATACTGTCGCATTCTGAATATTCATTTGACCTGTAGGAACAGCGCCTTTGGTGCCAACCTGTTCAGATGTAATATCTTTCATGTCTTTGTGAAGCTTCAGTATTTCTCTGTTCGTCGTAGTCATTTGCCCCATAAGAGTTGCAAATACTTCCATGTGACGAGGAGAATCAGCATTCTTTGCCGTCTCAAGAAAAATCTTGGCTGCGTCCATTAGCATTTGTTGTTGAAAATGCATATTTCGACGAACTACTCCATAATCATCTTCTAAGTCAGGAGTACGGTTTTGAGGATTGCTTTTAACTTCTACTAATTGTAGAGGTTCATATACTTTAATTTCCTCCCCGTCGATTCCGGGGAGGTCAGAAATATCTAAAAGTTTGTTTATATCAAGACCTTCCATAATAACCTCTATGTTCTTGGGCCAGGAGGTTCTGGCGGTGTTGGTCTATTTACATTGCTAGTGAAAGTTTGTTTTACTGTTCCATCCCAGTCCTCTGGGTTAATATCTCGAGGAACAACTTCGCTATCAACAGATTCAAAAACACCTTCGCCATCAGGCAAATCTCTTGTATTGGCGTGAAAATCTGTATAAGTAGTACGAATTAATCCTTCTGCATCATCTACTGGAGGATACATCCATCCGTTTACTTCAAATGTTAGTGACCATTCGATTCTACGACGAGATAAATTATCTCCATCTATAGCTTCATCTATAGCAGCAGACATCAGTACAATTTTAATATCCCTTTTAAATGGAATATCATTTCCAAACTGTTCGTACATAGTTGTATTAAAATGAGGTTGAAAATATGGAAGAATCTGTTCAACTATTTGAAACATATCGTCTTCGTAACGAGTAAAGATACTCAATTCATAAATCATTTTAATAGGAGATGGATTATACTGTGATACTACAGAAGTTGCGCCTTTTTGCAGTAAATTCTGATTTAAAATGTTTGTTTTAAATGGAGCATTATAGCTAAAATCAACTAAATGTAAATTTATACGAGGTAGAATGGTTTCAACTTTAGCTACATCTTCTTGTGAATTTATTGATGTCCATTTATTCAATTTCATCATAAAGTGTTCCTTTGATGCATACGTAATAGGAACACGTATAAACTTATCACCAGATTCTAACTGACGTTTGATTTGGATATTTGAAAACAAATCGCCCATCAAGGTAGCATATCGTCTAAAAGACGAATTATAAAAATAACCAAACATGATTTCTCCTAATCTGGGCTTTAATTAGTTTATAATATTTATTAATCCATGAAATCATTATCAAATGGGCTAGATTCGAAAGATTTGCCTCTATTATTGACAACAACATAAGGTTCAACATATTCTTTAGCTTCAGAATTAATTTGATCTACTTCAGCATACTGATCAATATTAATGTCATGAATACCGTTAAGATTGCGAACAGGATTTAATTCTAATTCACTAAATTCTGGAATGTTAATTCCTTCATTTTTCTGTAGAACTGGATTAATTTCTTCTCCAGAATAAATGAATTTACCTGCTGTAATTTTACGAATAGCATTTTGGCCTAATTGATAAAATGGATCATATGGTTCAACCCAGTTAATTTCAAATAAGCTGTTATCCATAGGAAAATATATCAAATCGCCTTCTTTCGGTTCTTTTCCGTTAACTTGATGCTTAAATAAATTTGGGTTAATAGATAAAGTCACTTCGTCTTGTACTTGCATACCAAAGTTACCAAAGAACGATTTAGCTCCTTCATATCCTTCAAATGAATTTAAATATGCAGCAAATTTCCAAGCTTTAGTAAATTTATTTTTTAAGTCTTCGCCGAATACCAAATCAGGGGAAACATACTCTCTTGGAACATAATAGCATTCTACACCTCGCATTTGAATGCTTTCAGCTACTAATACATCAGCTAATATTTGGCTGTTTTTATAATGATTGAAATTTACATAAGGATTTAATATTTCAGTTTCATTGGTCTGAGAATAACCTGTGCGGTTTTCCAATTTAGCAAAAAGATTTTTATCATAAGTAGCCATATTAACCTACAAAAATTCCAAATGGAGGGTCAAGCAAGTATAATTCTTCGCGTAGTGCTTCTTTTTCTAAACGAGCTTCTTCTATTAAACGTTGTCCATCAATCGTAACACCGCCTGGAAGCATCATTCCCTGGTGACGCGCTAAAATTTGACCATTCAATTCTTTAGCTAAAGCTGTTGCATAGTCTTTCACCCAACGATTATTGTAAGCACCTTGCTTAACATTTGGATCTTGACCGACAACACGACCTACTAAATTATGGTCTGGATTATTGTATCGTTCAGATAATGACCAACTATCTTGTGGACCGACTGTTCCATATCCTACTGTATTTCCAACCATTTTGTTTGTATCAATGTATGATTTAGTCCAGCTTTCTACGATAATTAAATCATATTTTTGGAAGTTTCCCATGACTTTGAGCTGTTCATTTGCTGAATTAAACCAAAAGTCTGGAATAGGAGAGAGCATATCTTGCATCATTCCCATGTAACTGGTAAGCTGGGTAAAATATCCTAAATCAGCTCCAAAGGCATTTGGTCCATAAAATCTATTACAAGAAGTCCCCATACCGCCATTAATACCAGCCATTCCTAAAAGAAAATCAGTAAACCATGGATATGTAGCGTTTCCGTCCATTGACGTTATTGATCCAATATTTGTTCGCAAAATGCGAGTTACTGCGAATACATTTGAACCTCTTAAATCGAAGACTCCGGTTTTATATTTTTCTTCGTCATCTCCTACATAAAATACATGAAAACCTTTGTTAAGTCCATCAAAATGGTATTCACCGTATAATTCTAGGGCACGCTGGATGCAATCATAAATTTGATCGGGTGTTAACTCAACATTGATAATTGGAGCCCCTAAACGTCTTAGAATGACATCTTTGAGTTCCTTTGGATTCTGAGAATTATATCCTGACATTTAAAATCCTTTGGGGCCTTGCGGCCCCCATGTTATGCTGGTGATAAAAAGGTAGAAAGTAGTACCCATTCGCCGTCTTTACGAACGTAAGCTTGGCCATCTTTTGGAGCTTCAGGAATATAACCTGCTTCTTGTAGAGCTTGAACGCTGCTCTGTAAAGAGGATATATTGTCTTTAGCTGTATTTACTTCATGTGTGACTGCCGCAATGTTGGTTTCATTCGTTTTTACAGAATTAGTTAATCCTCGTTCTTCAACAGTTGATCCGTCAGGATTATTTCCATTTATAAGTGAAGTAAGTTCAATAACTTGACCTTTAATTCCTGTTCTATTATTTCCTATTTCAACTTGTATATTTTGAACATTATTGTTTAAAACTGAAACTTCTCCTTCAAGCACTGAAACTTTATTTAATAGAGATCCAGAAGGAGACGGTTGTCCTCCGCTGGAGTCAGTTCCAACAATTTGATTTAACCACGAAACATTCGCTCTTAAACCAGACGAAGTGTTTTCACCAACAATTCCGTTTAAAGACTCAATAGAAGTTGTGTGATTTTTAATTTTTCCTTTAATGCTAGAAGGAATATCATCTGAACCTATAGAAGTTTCAATAGCCGTTAAGCGTTGTTTAACACCTTCACTCTGATTTAATTCATTATTAATAGCTTCAATGCTACTTTTGTTATTATTAATTTCTGTTATTATAGAAACATTTTCTGGGTATCCAATAGAAGATTTAATTTCTGCTATATCAGAATTTATTAAAGTTTGTTTATCATCTATAGTGTTTAATCTATTATAAATATTTGGTCCAAAATCTACCGGTTTATTACCAAGTTCATCACGTAATTTACCAACTTCAACAGTTAATGATCCTACGTCAGATTCAGTAAATTTATTTTCTAATTCGCTTAAACGAATGCCCTGTGAAGATAATAATGTACTATTTGTTATTATTCTGTGTTTCATTCCTGTGCTAGCATTACCAACAACAGGAAGACCGTTAATGTCTTGGCCAGAATATTGTCCTAATTCCTGTTTAATCCACAATAAATCATTTCTAATTGTTCTATAAACAGAGTTTTCTTCATCATTAAATGGACCTATATCAGCAATAATTTTGTCAACTGTATTATTGGTTCCAGTTAATATATCAGTGTGTTCACTGGTAAGTGTCTTTAAATTCGATATGTCATTTTTATTAACACTGATCTGCGATAGTGCTTCTATATCTCCTGATACATCTAAAACTCCTTGAATTGTTTTAATATCTTTCTGTGATGTTTCAATGGCAGTTTTAAGAATTCCCACATTTTCATCAAGAACTTCGACGTTTTTAAACACGGAAACAATTGGTCTATTCATTGATCCATCATTTCCATACTTAGTACTAGCTCCTAATATTTCTTCACCATTTTTAATCCATGAAATACGTTCCTGACCTTCGTCAGGAACGCTATCAACAAAAGGTAACTCTTTTAATTCAATCATTTGTAATCCTTAGTAATGAACTTTAATAATATAGTTTAATGATATATTCCATGGTCTAGTTTCATAACCAATTAATCCTTCACGATTAAGTGTACCATGAGCATCTCTCGGTCCACCTAATTCAAATCCATCATTAGTGAAGTATGAAGCATTATCCCAGTCGGAATATTTTCTAGTTCCAAGATATCCTTGATAAACTGACGCGCCAAATGGGCCTTCACTTCTGTTATATTCACCCCAACCACCAGCATGTTTATGGTATGACATTTGTTGTGCCTGAACACCACCAACATGCATTCCGTCACATCCTACGCCCAGTCTATCCTTTCCATAGCCATCTTGTCCACGTTGATTTAAAATATGACCGCCTGTGCCGGCTCCTCTGACGAAAAGACCTCGCATATCAGGAATCCCTGGATTATTCCAATCCCCACCAAATCTTGTTCCAACTACGTTTCTATAATCAGGAAATTGGTCACCTGACACGGTTCCACCATGACACATAATCCAACCTGGAGGTGCTGAATCACCTGCAAACATCATAATAGTCCCAACTGGAATTCTTTCGGACGCATATCTTTCAGTGGCAACAGGTTGATCGCCATTTTTCCACATTCCGCCGCGCGACCAAATTCCGTTTGCTGTAAGATGGTCTAAATTTAAAGAACCATTAATAGTTTGTCCACCACGAGTATTAATTACATCTGCGTTCCATGCTAATGCTCCAGAACTATCACCTTCAGGGGCAATACCGGCTTGCGTCGTTAATTTAACTACTCCGCGCATAGAACCAGTAGCTCCTCGACCATTTAGTGTTTCACCTGTTACTGCAACATCTCCCAAATTACTGTTAATTTCCGATTGTGTTCCTAGGCGTATAACACCCTTATATTCTTGTGTTGCAACAGAATTCATAAAGGTATACGGGGAAATTGCATATCCTTCGCGGAGAGTTCCTTGACGAGTTTGCGCAACAGTAGATAATTGAACTACTCCTCTCACCGATTCTGTTGCAGTGTCTTCTGAAGGAGCTATTTGTGAAATTAATTTTATTGCAAGTTTTTGGGTTTTTAATGGAGTCATTGCCGTAGTATCATCTACGCCGGCCAAAGCTGCAGGTGTAGATGATATTTTAATAACCCCGTTTGATGACTCAGACGAATATCTATTTTGGAACACATCGTCAGTATGGTATTTCAGTTTTTGTGGCGTTATTGATGAATTATTATCTGATCCTTCTAATGTTTCTTCATTTGTTGAATAGCGCGTTAAACCATACTTAGTTTCAGTAGCATTTGGATACAATAATCTTGTTGCTAATGTAGCTGGGGTAACGATTTTAGAATTATTAGTTCCATCTAAAACCTCTTGTTCTGACGCAATCATTGCTATTCCTTTAACTTCCATAGTTGCATCAGGAATACCATTTACGCCGATATTACTTATTTTTGATAATGCAGACTGCACTGTCGTAACAGTGTCAGGAAAATTCGATCCTACTGGATCGAATTTAACATATTTTGATTCATTTGATACGTGCTGATATGTATTGTTACTCATGCTATTCTCTCAAAATAATAAAATACTGTAGGTTGTGTGTGACTATCTAGCGTGACAGTTTGCGCACCTAATAATTGCCAAGTTCCGTACCCAGGTTTAGAAGGAGAAATTATTTCCTGTTTGAAAGTAATTCCTTTATCAGAGTATTGTTCTAAGATATGTTCTTGGTTATCTAAATACTTAACTTGTATTTTATTTCCTATGGTAGGATGGTCTTCAAACGAATCAATTGCAATAAATTTTACAACCATTTCCTGTAGAGCTATTCTAACGGCACTAGTGAATTCGATTGAAGTCATTCCATTAGTAGCTTTAACTGGAATACCAAACATGTTAACAATAACTGGATCACCTGGTTTGGCTGAAGTATCAGTAACGGTTCCTTCAAATGACCAATAGTCTGTTTGTTGCACGCCAGTAGGAGATACGCCGCTTATATTAACTAATACAGCTCCAACCTGTTGCTCTGCCATATTTCTAACATCATTGATAGCAGATTCTACATTCGGGTCATAAAAACCTTTTGCTATTTGTGAAATTGTTACAGCGCCTACTGGCTGATTATTCATAACCGAAATATCATTTTTCTTAGTTCTAAAACCAAGAAAATCTGCTAAGCGGGAAATAACTCCCGCTTTATTATTAAGTAAACTCATTATGCAATCCTTATCCAACGGTATACAGTAATAGACGGTTGAATATTACTAATATTAGCAGGAGGAGTATGTGAAGAGTTTGTTGTTGCGTAGTCTTCACGATATTTTGTATATATAGGACCAGTTTCGTCTGGGTCATATTGACAACCTCCAATAATAACTGATCCGTTTTCATCTTCAATTAAAACTTTTTCATCAGTTTTAGTCGCAGGAAGATTTGCGTTCTCAAGTGTCACCGATGTTGTTCCAACTGTTCCACCGGCAGTATGTGAAGGATTTCCGCTAGAATCTAAATCATTATTGTTTAAAGCAAAGTTTGGATCCGTAACATCATCATTCCATCCTACTAAAACTTGTCCTTTACCAAATAATTTCCATGAACCAAATCCCATATAAGTCACCGGATTATTTGGATTTATAGCATTTTCATAAATTGAACCTACAGGATAAATGCTATCGAAAATAGATGATATTGAATTATACGTTCTAGTATAAGAATCAACTTTTTCAACATTTGGCCAACCGATTTTATCAAAATCTGTTAAGGCTACATCACCAGTAACTTCTGTAGATGATCCTTTGCTAACATAACGGTCATCTGTTAATTCAATAATGTCATCTTTTTCTAAAAGAGTTCCTAAATCATTATTGAACCACGTTATAACGATTATATCGCCTGATTCAAATTTTCTATCAAATAAAAGACTGATCGGTTTTCCATCTTCATATTCTATAGAATAATCTGTGTTTGATTCTTTCCATTCACCGCCAAGAGATATACATCCTTCTTGCGTATCTGAATTAGCGCCTTCGCACAAAAACAGAGGATATCCGGCTGTTCCAGCTTGTTGCTGTAAAATTCCATTAAAACGAACCTCAAGAGAATTAGGATTAATGGGTTCGCCAGGAATTAATCCAAAAGCTGAAAATGGAATTGATTTCATCGCCGATAAATCAGTAACATAAATGCTTCCTTCTAAAGAAGTCTTTGATGTTAGTTTTGAATCTAGCACTTTTATTTGGCGTCTTGTATATGAACTTCTCCACTGCGATACACCATCCATAAACGTTTCAATTTGAACAGTGTCGCCAATATTACAAGGCTGTCTTAACCTAATATTAAATCCATCAAGAGGAATTAATTCTCCTTCATTTTCCCCCGGAGAGCCAAAGTCACTGTTTTCACTAAATACATCGCCGTAATATAATTCGTTACCGCGGTGTTTTACTCTGATGTTATTGACATTATAACTAGTTCCATGGAAAACATCTAAAAAGTCAGTTTGTCCTTGAACTTCTACTAAAAATTCTTTGCGAGCTACATTACTAATATCTGAACTAATAATTTTATCAATTTGTTTGTTTTTGACATACTCCCAACGTCCTGGAGCGCAATAAACGAGCTCTAAATCACTAAATTGAATATTAATTTCAACTGACGATGACGACCCTTTAATTGTATCCCCAGAAGCAGCTACTAAAGTAACTGGATTAATGTTCCATGTTGCAAATACATCCCTAGCTCTAATTACTTTATTATAATCATTAACAGTTCCTTTAGGAAGTTGTAAAGTTACTCTTCCAGAAGAGGTATTAATAGCGTATGATTTTCCCCACTTAGCTTTTAATGTTTGACCGGATGAAGCATTATAAGTTTTCCAGGCACCGGCTGAATATGGAACATCTCCATCGCCAAGTTCATAATAAAGTTCATCAAAGTTTTCATTTATTTTTATACCACCTTTACGCAGGTAGTCACCGGTACCATCATCAACAACATTACCGATATTAATATTTTGTTTCATTATTGAGCCACCCCGATTTTCTGCGTAGCGATAACTTTAACTGCTGCTCTCATACCGACAGTTGAAGAACTTATAGTCGCTGTTACATAATTTGTTTTAATACTAAATGCAATATTAGCGATTTCGTCTTCTTCAGTTTCATTCCCAACTCGCATGACAGCATATTCAGAAGAAATGACCTCTGAATTAACATTATCCACAAGAATATTTATTTCTGCTGTTTTAATTTTTCTTCCATCTATCGATTGGCACGTAACTAACAATTTAGCCATGTTATATTCAGTACGGTGAAATAGTGGAATGTCAACTGATCCAGATGTAGAAATATTCCATGTACCTTCAGCTGGTGATTCCTTTTGTCCAAACATACTTTCAATAGAATAATTCCAAACCGACGTAGAATTATCAGATGAAATACAACGTAAAGTAACTTTACTATATGGGCTAGTTACTACCAAATTACCCGAAACGCCTTTGATTGAATCAATAGCCTGAATTGTTAAAGGATTAGTAACTGATATTGATCCATTTGAGTTAATAAATTCAACACAGTCACCAAGTTCGCCTTTTTCAATGATAACTTTAACACCTACAGTAGAGGTATCAATATCATGTCTAGTGCCAACTTTTACTGGAGTTGCGTACTCTGCTATAGAGTGCTTTTGATAATATCCAGTAGCATGGATAATTTGGCCATTTGCTCCAGTGCCATTTGCTACTGCCATTTTGCGCTGATCGCCAAACGCATTATAAATTGCGTTAAAATCACTATTAATTTTATTACCACCGTCGAATAAGATATCACCAGTAGAAGCGTTACCAATTTCGCCGGTATCAATCAATTTCTTTGGTTCTTGAATGAACATAGCGGTTTCCTTATGAGTTTATAGTATTTATAAAGAAAAAAGGGAGCCTATGGGCTCCCTTAATTTAAAATGTAAACAGAATATTGATTTCTTCTGTTTGATCCATTGCCATGATAATAGGTGGCCTATTTTCCATATAAATCATTTCGCCCGAATGCCTCATTAAATCTTCCGGATCATAATAATCCTTTTCAGCTTTAACGTTTGGGTCATTTGGATGAACTTTAGCTTCAAGAGGATTGGTGATTATTGATATTTGTCTAAATCCTTTATTTCCCGGTAATGCAGCATCAGGAAAATAAACTGAATCTAAATATGCTTTAAAACGGATAGTATTTGCCTTAACACGGTAAATTAATCCAAAATCATCTTGTTGCCAAGTGAGATTATCTTCATACCCCCATCTAGTTGGGTCTTCTTTTAATTCCTCAGGCCAAGGAACTACGATATATTCATTTGTGCATCTATTTATAGATACATCGGGTGGAATCTCAAAAAGATATTCCCAAACATATCCGTCTCCAGGTTCGATTGTTCCTTCCGCGTCTCCTCGACCTTCAGGAGGAGTCATTGACCTAACAGAAGGAGTCCATTTTCCACCTAACTTAATACATTCATCCTTGTCAGTCAAAGATGTTATTGAGCATGTTCCTGTGTCAGGAACATCTAAACAACGATATACTAGCCATCCTGCGCCTGATTCAGTAGCATTGTAAGGAGCTGAGTTACATACTACAATATCGTTAATTCTAAATGTGTATGGATCCGGATATCTAGTATCTCCCCAATCTCTACGAGGAATAACCGCATCAAGCATAGATGGAAGAACCTTTACGGTTCCCATCATATGAGTCCACATGTCAGTTACACCCAATACAGAATCAGTTGGATAAGGTGGAGCAAAGCCCACCTCATTTTCATTTGATGACCACGGTTCTGATCTTCCAAATGTGATAAAGATAGTGTTTTTATCCGGACCACTCCCAATTGAATTATAAAAATTCAACATTTTTTCTGTTCTAAATTTTGAAGTAACTATCGCACGATAGATAACACTTGAATCATTCATCTATTTTAACCTGTGTTGGATTTTCAGGGTCTCTTGGATTTCCTATATTATCTTTTAGACGTTTATTAACTAAATCCCTAAACTGTGCAAATGTTGTTCCAGATGCGTCAAATAGAGGACTCATTAACTTGCGTCGTTCAGAAGGCAATTGACCTTGAAATATTGAATTACTATTTTCAGCATTATAGTCATCAGGAAGAGGATATTTTACACCAGCCATTGGGCCAGGTTCATAAATTGCTTCTCCTGTTACTGAATCATGTTCAATTTCGCCAGTTGGAGTTAATTTAGCTACTCTATCAGCATATTCAGTAGGCAATCCAGAATCCCATTTGTAGTTTTTGTATTTATTAATTATAGTCTCTGTGTGTTTAAGAGTTAAACCAACATTAATAAACATCGTTAAAAGGGTAATTGCTATAAATCCAAATCCTACTGGATGAACAAAACGAATAACGTCAGATTTCCAGCGAGAAGAAGGTAAATTGGATTTAATTTTCATTACATAATATGATCGACTTCTATTAATATAGTCTATATTATTTTGAAGCAAATCCTTTCCTTTAACACCACGAATAATTTCGCCTTCAAAACTCGGAAGTCTTTCTGCTTTAACTTCTTGACCAGCAATTAATCGTCCCAAAAGATTATGAATAGTTACGGTCCATTGCAATTTACCATTAGAATAACTTCTTTCTATATAAGTAACATTACATCTTCCTGTAGATGTATAAATCGTTTGTCCTACCAAATCTTCAGTTAAAGAATCAGATTGAACGATTATATCGTATTCAGTACCAGCACCAGATTCAATTTCAATTTCAACTTCTTCATTATAAAGAACTTTAAAAAGAAATTTGTATGATGCTTCAATTCCTTTAGTAGAATAAAAATCATAGCTACGTGATTCAAAAAATCTTGCAACAGCATCACGTTTGTCAGCATTTAAATAAATGTTTCTTTTATATATCTCTGACCACAAATATTCCCATGCATGCTCTTCTCGTGGATATTTGTTACGAATTAAATTTCGTAAATTGTTATACTGAGTTCCATATCCATCAGAAAGATATTGAATATATGCTTCGCAAAATGCCTCAAAATTCGAATCTTGTAGTAAATAAGAATCAGGCATCATTGTGCCAATCAATGGCCTTAAATCAGGGTCAGCTAATCCGTGCTCTTCTTCTGGTGCCCAAGGAGTTTCATGCTCTTGGTTTTGTAAAAATGCTTTTAAAAATATTCCAGTTGGCTTCCAAATTATTTCAACCGTGTCTCTCACTCGATAGTTAAAATCATAATAAGAAATTATTTCACCAGAGGATTTATAAAAAAGCATCCCAGACGCATATTTTTTAAATCCCGTGAATTTAACGTTTGGCATTACTATAGTGCAATCGCCGTCATCCCAGTATTCATGAACTAATCTATCTGGCGATGTTTCTGGAAAATTTTCAATAACTTTAGTATATTTTAAATCTGCATAAACTACCACAGCCCTATTAGAGTTGTTTATCCAGCACCGTGTATTAGACTTTTTAGACCAGTTAAAGAATGGTTCTGCATAGTATTTCATTGGCTGAGGCGTAAAAGTTTCCCAATCAGACTTTTCATCTGCTATAAATGCCATCATATGATAATGCTTATCAGCTAACCATTCACGAGGAAATTCATATTTAACGGCACCGATTAACTGATATTTTGCTACAGTTTCAGGGTCATTAACAACGTTATCATTTAAAAATTTAAAATTACTCGAAGATAGAGAAACTAATTTACCATCAGTTGACATATTCGCATACCCAGGTTGAATACGTCTTCTTTCTTCTTCAGTGTTGCCAAAAACTCTTTTCCACGTTTTTGTGTCATGATTTAAAACATATATTCCTTTATCAGTAGAATCAATTATTTTTGACGTTCTAGGATTAGCATTTAATGTTTCAACTTCACCGATAATAAGAGCAAAAACTTTATCACCAATAGAATCCATTTTATAGCATACTGCTTTAGGATTTCCAGTTATAGTCATTGTATCAGGTTCAAATAGCCTTTCCGAATATGTTGGAGATAATGGATCAGAATCTATAGGTGCATTACTCGTTTTTATGTATCTAACTTTGTCTCTGGCGACAACGTAAATGTAATCATCGGTGCAAGTAATAGCTTCAGCTATACGATACACGTTTGCAGGTAATGTAGCATAAGTACCAAAGATTTCAACATCAAATCCCAAATGAAGTTGATCACCAAGTTTAGCGAATGTTATGTCCTGCGAACTAAATCTGACATCATCAGCTGACCATCTAACATCAGTAGATTTACGGCCGTAGAAAATCTTGTCGTATCCTAGAACGTATGTCGTGTTTGCAGATTGGTAATATACTGTCTTAGATAAAGGATATCCTACACGGTCATTGAAGAGCTTTACAGCTTTCCAGGTTTGTCCTTTATCATTAGATACTTTAACCACGGGTTGATAACGCTCAAAAAGATATAGAATCCCTTCTGATTCCATCAAATAAACTCGGTTAATATCCTTACATACTTGCTGAATGGAACCTTGTATTTCATGATACTCATTTTCACCAATAATAAAATTACTGATTGATGAAACATCAACATATGATGGGCTGAATTGGAACGATTCATTCATCAATGCAGCCATTATAGTGTCATTATTAAAATTGACATAATTAGAATTGTTAAGAGTAAATTTTTCCTGAATGAATTTATTGGCTAATTGCATTTCAATCATGTTTTGAAATGTGTAAGCATTCGTAGCAAAAGTTTCAAACTCTTCCGTATAAACCCAATCAGATTGCTCAAAATCTTGTGCAGCTGTAGCTACTCTAATGATGTATGATGTTAGTGGATCAGCATCATCAAAAAAGAAAATATTGTTTGCTGTATATCCTAAATTAATCCAACGATATTGATCACTCGGGAGATTTTCCCCCGAGTCTGTTTTTGTCTCAGCGATTTCTACAAAATAGTAGAAATTAGCACCAACGTCATCCCAGCGTACTTGCACCTGATTTGCGGATAACTTGGAAATTCTGAGACTAGTGACTGAAGGTGCTTTTACTGTCATTGTGATATAGGCTCCAAATCGATAGTTAAGTATTGCGGACGTAAATCATTTTCAAATACAATCAGTGAACCATCACGGGTAAAGATAACATCATCGGTTGGGTCAGAATATAATTCAATAGTCTGAACCTCAAATTTTTCAGATGTTAAATTAATTTTAGCGATATTCCAATAAATCATGTCAGCCGGATAATTTATTTCACCGATAACATAGTATTTGTCGCGTCCATCAGAATTTGCTAATTTATTAAAATCATTGCCTGTATATGGCTGAATGTTTTCATTTTCTGTAACATCGCCAGAAGCAAATGGACCAATAATAACTTTACCAATTCCTTTAGAATCTCGGTCTGTTGATACTATACGAACATCATATAATACATCTTCTTCTAAACCAGTATCAGGATTTACAACCTTTCGTCCAGAATTAAATGAAAACGTATTAGATTCCATAGAACGATCTTTTATTTGATTATTATATTTAATACCCGCTTCAGGCGTTTTATAGAAGTTTTGTACTTCACGAACCATTTGAATAGTCGCTGATGAACCAATGACAGAATGATCTGCATCATCTACATATGTCAACATCTTAGATTTAGCGAAAGACGAGTTAAAAATTTCTACATCTTCGGTATAATAGCGATCAATTTTATCAATTATTTGACCTTCAAGCCACTGCTCGGATTCTTGCAGTTTATTTAAAGCATATGTGACTTTTAAATTAGTCTTAATAAAAAGATAATTAGGAGAAATAATTGATGGCGTAATAGGAGCTAAATTATAGTCTTTGAGATAATTTTTAATATCTTCGCGCTGTACAGTAGTTAAATATAGTCCTGATTTAGGTTTAGCAGCAATAAATGCATAACCAGGTTTAGTAGAATCAGTGAACGTCTGAACTGCTTGAATAATAGAACCAAATCTCTCTGAAACGAATGTATCATAGTCAGTCGCAGTTACGCAGCGTTGCTGGGTTTCGCGTTTAATAGTACCCAATTCGCGAATACGTTCAATATCTTCTGGATCGCCGCCGCCATCTGCCCCAACAAAATCTGGGTCATCGTTTGGATTTTCATTAATGTTGATGACAGTTATATTTGTTAATGTATCTGCATATGAAAATCCGACTGCGCCGTTCGCATCTGCACCGTTAGTACTGATGTATTCAATAACAATCGTAGAGTTCTGAGTAGGTTTAAGACCTCCAATATAATTAGCGGTCAATGCTCCTTCTGCCGCATTAACAGAAATTTCACCTTCACCAAAATAGAATTCAGTGTTTCCATCAATAGTTTCACGCATATAGTAAATCGTTGATGTTGAACCAGCATGAACCATTGACTTTCTCGTCCAGTTAATCCATTCCGCTCCATCAACATATAATTTAACCTGGTTTCTATCAATATTTTTATCATAAATGATAATAGGTGTTAATTTATCATAAATGATTTCAGTTCTTACTATACGTCCCTGGGCCAATTTTAAACGCGGAAAATATTGGTTATTTTTATCACGAATAGCAATAACGTCTTCTGTAGAAACGAAGTTATATGGATTAACAGAAGTATCTTTTGCATATGCTAAAAAGCGAGTTCCGCGAGGAATTGTAATGTAATTCCTATTCAATGCGTCGGTGCATGTTAACATAATTTCGGTCTGCGCAGCGGATTTTGAAGTAGGTAAATATCCGTTATCTTGCGCAGCTTGAACAACTGAACTTCGTAAGTTAGCAGTACGCATAAAGCTTTCATACACAGCAGCATTACCAAACTGTTGAATGTACAATGTATTATAAGCTAAAAGGTCACACAGAACGTTTAATCTTGAGCCTTCAAAATCATAATCCAAAAATTCATTTTGGCCATTAAGCCATTCAATGAGGTTTTGTTTTATTTCAGCAAACGTACCCCCGACGAATATCTCGGGAATAGCATTTGCTGTTCTTGTTAATTGATAATTTACAGGGGTATTTGCCATTTTAAATCCTATTTAATGAATACTTTAGATGATGCCTGAGCCACAGTATCACCGCATGATATTGGATCAGCCATTTGAACAGCTTTCTTTCCAGTGACATATACCTTAGAAGTTCTGGGTTGTGTCACTCCGCCATGTGTTTCATATGGCTTTTTAATTTCTGTATGTTCTGTAATTGGATCGCCTTCTACTAGAACAGCAATTCCTCCAGTGAATACTTTACTTTGTGTAGCATTCACAACTGTTGGAGGCCACGCTTCATGGCCAGCAGTAACACACTTATCATAACTTAATCCTGACATTTATGGCCTCTCATACACATAGCTTCTCAATTTATTAGCCCAACGACTCCAATTTCCAACTATAGTTTTAGTATAATTTTTAACGAGAGTTTTTCTTACTGGAGCAGGAGGATCTGTCGGTTCAGTAGTATCAGAAGATGACCTAGAATTACTGCCAGAACCCCCAGATTCACTTTGTTCTTGATAGTCATATATTAATGTTACTTCGTAAGTGAATGTCTTCTGGAGATTTTGAGGAGCTTTCCACAAATACAACTGAGTATCAGAATCAGTAGGAAGTTCTTCCCATGAAGCAGCAGTTTTAAATTCATCGCCTAAACGATATTTCAACGCGTCATTTCCAAATCCAAACACAGATTCATATGTTCCATATAAGCGATTTTCTTCTACTAAAACCCCAGGAGTTTCTTCGTAACTAGTTATATTTATAGATACTAACGTTTCACCTGTTTCTAATTGAGCGGTAAAGGTGACGTCGATAGAAGAACCTTCCATGGATTCTCCTAAATCAGCGCTCATTGGAAGTATATTAGCCAATGTCAATCCTCGATCCATCAATTGTGTATTGACCGGATGAAATAGAACTCATAGATGCCATTTTTTCTGTCCAATCACCACCAACGTCCCAATCAACTGTCCCAGCAACTTTCCAAGAAAGATTTCCATTTACTGTATTAGTTTGATTACCTTCAACTAAAGTGGTAGCATCTCCTTTAACTGTGATGTCAGCATTACCTTCAACTACAATAGTAACATTACCTTTAACTAGGATAGTTCCATTACCTTCAACCGTCTTAGTTTCATCGCCACGTACAAATATTGTATTGCTTCCATCTATTTGGTGAAGACGATTATCCATGTTGTAATAAATTTCTGATCCACCGACGTTAGTCTTTTTATCACCGGCTATCAAAAAATTACCATCAGCGTTGGTTATATCATACAAATTATCGACAGTTTTTCTTGTTCTTCTTCCTGACGGTGATACTTCTTCATAAGTTCCAGTCGGATGAACTAATCTGTATCGTTCTTGCCCAGGAGTATCATCAAATTCCTGAATATGTCCGCTTTCAGTTTCCATTGTATGCACATAAGGATATTCACCTTTATATGAAGAAACTGGTTCTTTGAATAAAATTCTCGAGTCATTTGGAATAGGAGGGTCAGCCGGGTCAGAAGATTTAGCTACAGTAGCAGCCATTGCTGATAGAGACCTAGCTGGGGTTTTCACTTCAACACCATATGATTCCAAATTCCCCGTAAGAATAATCATGGTAACACGGGATGCACGGCCTTTTGTTTGTTGATACCACAATGAATCACGACCGGCTTTATATGCTTTTTCCCAATCTCCGGCTAACATAGCAGTTAACATTGTGTTAAATTTAGCTACACCGCCAACACCCATCTGAAACGCCATATTTTCTAATGCCATTTGACGAGAACGGTTGACAGCTTGCCAGACTGGTCCTACTTTAGAATGTGATTTAATATCCCTTTGCATATCAGCCAAATCACGTTCAAATAAAGTCGTCGCTTCTTCCATTGTAATAGAACCTGGGTTTCCAGTAATTTCACGACCAACTTGTTTCGATAAAACTTTATTAATTTGAGCCATATCACGAACTGGTTGCTTCATGATAAGATGACCAATACCAATTGTCGGATATCCTTCAGTATCCCAATAAACTTTTAGTCTTAATCCTTCATCACGGCGAAGCATGTCAGCCATTGACATATTTGGATTATCATCGGTTGGAATCTCTGATAGTGGTCTATCATCGGGATTTATTGCAGTGTCTAAGTTACTATCTTGGATAATGTTAGAAGACGAATCATATCCTACTTCTCCGCCTTGGTTTAATACATTAGTATCATTTCCTAAACGTCTAGGATATTGCCCAGTTGGGTCAGAAAATCCTTCAAGTCTATTCGGTTTTTCGCGAACTATTCCACCATACGTGCCAAGGACAATTCCGTTAGTTTTCCATTTGTCTAAAAAATGACCATAAACTCTAGTTCCTTCTACCGGTCCAGTAACAGAACCTCCAATTCCAGACATTGCTGCAGAAGTTATAGGTTGAATAACTGACATCCATGGTAATTTTTCAGTTGGAATACCCATTACATCGCCTTGTGCTCTTTGAGGTGGATGCAGACCAACCACACGAACACGAACACGACCTAATTTTAATGGGTCCATTCTATCTTCAACAACACCAACAAACCAATTAAGGCTATTACTTATCATTTCCATAAGATTTCTCCATTATACGTATAAGGTCGTTCATAAATGAATTAATGTCTGATTTTGCTATTATTTTTATTTGACGAAGTTTTTCATTTTCAAGAACAGCATCTTCATACGTATTAACAGCAGCAAGTGCTCCTTCATATTGAGGATATTTTCTAGCTTTATCACCTTTATCATACCAAACATATGGATTATCATCGTATGATATTAAATTATAAAATTTTTCACCGTTCTCATTCACATGATATACTATTTGGTCTCCACCTACATTTTTGTATTTTTGTATAGATGCTTGATAAGCTGCTTCTTGTGAAGTAATCCATCCATAATACGGGTCATAATTATCATTACACATCAATAAAACCCAATACAACTGCGGATTTCCATATATAGCATTTGCTAATTCTTCCGGGCGCGGTGAACCTTTGATATAATAAGTACGTAAGCGGTATCCCGCAAGAGCACGTTTGAAATAGTCTTTATAGTTTCTAAAAATATCTGTCATAGGAATAGTCGGCGCGTTTTTATTCACCGTTTTGGCCGCATATTCAATCGGATCAAAAAATGTAAAGAGCATGGGCCCTCCTGTTTATAAATATATTATCTATTTATAAGGAGAATCCAATGGCATATTCTGGAAAATGGGTTCCTAAAAATATATCAAAGTATAGAGGTGACCCTAAAAAAATTACGTATAGATCAAATTGGGAAAAATTCTTTTTTGAATGGTTAGATAAAAATCCAGAAATTATTGCATGGGGTAGTGAAACAGCAGTAATTCCTTATTTTTGTAATGCAGAAGGGAAAAAACGTAGATACTTCATGGATATTTGGATGAAAGATTCTTCTGGACAAGAATTTTTTATTGAAATAAAACCTAAAAAAGAAACACAACCACCAGTTAAACCGGCACATCTAACAACTGCAGCGAAGAAAAGATTTATGAATGAAATTTATACATATTCCGTTAATACTGACAAATGGAAAGCAGCGCAATCTTTAGCTGAAAAGCGTGGAATAAAATTTAGAATTCTAACAGAAGATGGATTACGAGCTCTTGGCTTTAAGGGGGCATAATGGCTATTTTTCAAATAATTAATGAAAGCACTCCCCAAGTTCCAAAGGTTAAGCAATCATTAAACGAAAAGAAATGGATTCAGATAGGTCTTGAATACAGAAAGGCAAAAGCAAAAGGAATGACAGGAAAGCAATTTGCTGAAGAAAGAGGAATCAAATACTCTACGTTTACTTCGGCAATGTCAAAATATGCTTCAGGAATTAAAACAGCTGAAAAGATTCAAAAGCTTGAATCAAAACCAATGAATAAACTCAATAAGCAAGAAAGACAACTGCTTATGATAAATTCATTCAGACAAACATTGCGCGATAAAATTCGTAATGAAGGCGCAGCAATTAATAATAAAACCAGAAAGTGGTTTGCTGAAACTATTAAGCAAGTAAAAGGACATAAAGTTGTTCGCCCGCAGCCGGGACGAATATATGCTTTTGCTTATGATGCTAAACACAAGGAAACTCTTCCTTACTGGGATAAATTTCCTTTGATAATTTACCTTGGTTTAGGTAAACATAATTTAATGTACGGATTAAACTTGCACTATATTCCACCTAAAGCTCGTCAGCAATTTCTAGAAGAGCTTTTAAAGCAATATTCAAATACACCTACTATTACTAATAAAACAAAATTAAAAATTGATTGGAGTCAAGTGAAAGGATTTAGGGGTGCAGACCAAATGATTAAGGCATATATACCTGGTAATATTATGGGTAGCCTTGTTGAAATCGCCCCGAAAGACTGGGCGAACGTTGTGTTAATGCCACTTCAGCAGTTCGTTTCAAAAGGAAAACGTTTCTCTGCAAATAAAGTCTGGTCAAATATCTAATTCTATTATCTTCCATTCTTTTCTATTGTTTGTTCTAATTGGAATTGAATGGAAGGGACTTAGACCCATTATACCACCAACATTTATAAAGCATTATGAGGAATATATGTCGCAAGCATTACAACAAATTTTTAACCAAGCAAATACAACTAACTTTGTAGTATCAATACCGCATAGTAATACTACATCTGCTTTTACTTTAAATGCTCAGTCAGTTCCTATTCCAGGAATTAGGATACCTGTTACTGATACCGTGACTGGGCCGTTTGGACTAGGCAGAGCACAACGTCCAGGAGTTACATTTGAATACGATCCACTCATCGTGAGATTTATAGTTGACGAAGAGCTTAAGTCGTGGATAGGAATGTATGAATGGATGCTAGGAACTAGTAACTATCTTACAGGCGAAAATACTGCCCAAAAAACAGGTCCTGAATACATTACGCTTTACATTTTAGATAATAGTAAAACTGAAATCGTGATGTCAATAAATTTTTATAAGCCCTGGGTTTCTGACCTGTCTGAAGTAGAATTTAGCTACACGGAAGATTCAGACCCAGCTTTAGTATGCACAGCAACGATTCCTTATACGTATTTTCAAGTAGAAAAAGATGGCAAAATTATAGCAGAAGTTTAATGCTTCAGTTTCATGTGTTATAATCTTAACTAAATTTGAGGAGAAACACATGAAACTAATCTTTTTAAGTGGTGTAAAGCGTAGTGGAAAAGATACTACTGCAGATTTTATCATGAATAATTATTCTGCAGTTAAATATCAACTTGCTGGTCCTATTAAGGATGCATTGGCTTATGCATGGGGTGTATTTGCAGCAAACACTGACTATCCTTGCTTAACTCGTAAAGAGTTTGAAGGAATTGACTATGATCGTGAGACTAATTTAAATCTGACTAAATCAGAAGTAATCACGATTATGGAACAAGCATTTTGCTATCTTAATAGTAAAAGCCCAATTAAAGGCGTGTTTGTTTTTGATGACGAAGGACAAGAATCAGTTAATTCCGTAGCATTTAACAAGATTATTGACGTTATAAATAATATTGAAGATCAATGGTCAGTCCGTCGTCTGATGCAAGCCCTAGGTACGGATTTGATTGTTAATAACTTCGACCGCATGTATTGGGTAAAATTATTTGCTTTAGATTATCTTGATAAATTTAACTCAGGTTATGATTATTATATCGTTCCTGATACTCGTCAAGATCATGAAATGGATGCGGCTAGGGCGATGGGTGCTACAGTAATTCATGTAGTTCGTCCTGGTCAAAAATCCAATGATACTCATATTACAGAAGCTGGATTGCCAATTCGTGATGGCGATTTAGTAATTACAAACGATGGTTCTCTTGAAGAACTTTTTTCTAAAATTAAAAATATACTAAAGGTACTATAATGTCTGAACAAACTATTGAACAAAAACTGTCTGCTGAAATCGTAACTCTGAAGTCTCGTATTCTTGATACGCAGGACCAGGCGGCTCGTCTGATGGAAGAATCCAAAATTCTGCAAGGAACTTTGGCTGAAATTGCTTATGCAGTAGGTATCACTAGCGATACTATCAAAGTTGAAGAAATCGTTGAAGCCGTCAAGAATCTTACTGCTGAATCTGCTGATGAAGCAAAAGATGAAGAATAATGGAATTTAAAGACTTTTCAACGGGTCTTTATGTAGCAGCTAAGTTTTCAGAATTAACACTTGATGCGCTGGAAGAACTCCAGCGCTCTTTACGTGTTCCTAATCCAGTTCCTAGAGAAAAAATTCATTCGACCATATGTTATTCAAGAGTAAATGTTCCGTATGTTCCATCAAGCGGAAGTTTTGAAGTAGCTTCTTCTGGACATTTAGAAGTATGGAAAACACAAGATGGATCGACTCTTGTACTTGTGCTAGATTCTGAATATCTGCGCTGTCGACACATGTATGCGCGGGCACTAGGTGCTACACATGATTTTGATGATTACACACCGCATATAACATTGTCTTATAATGTTGGGCCCTTATCATTTAGCGGTGATGTACAAATTCCGGTCGTATTAGATCGTGAATACAAAGAGCCTCTTAAACTCGATTGGGCAGATGATTTAAAATAATTTCACAAAGTTGTTTACATGCTGATGAGGTAGTGATACTATTACCTCATCAAAATTAATTAGGAAAATAAAATGAAAACTTTCAAAGAGTTTGCTGCAAAAACTACTATCACTGAATCTTCCCACGGTATGGAAGTAAAGCTTGGAATGGCTTTAGCTGAAGCTGAGCGTCTTTTCTCTCGTATTAAAGAACTTGCTGCTGCAGTAGATCCTTCATCTTTTAAAGGAGACCAAACGAAAGTTAAAGCACTTTTAGCATTATGCTCCGATGCAGGAGAAATTGCTAAAAATGGTTCTAAGATGAAGAAACGATTAGAAGATTTAAAATAATTTCACAAAGTTGTTTACATAGGGTTTTAGTTGTGATACTATTACCCTATCAAAACAAAACAATCGAATGGAAACTAAAATGAAAACTTTCAAAGAGTTTATTGCTGAATCTTCTGATGTAAAAGTTGAGTTTATTTACACCGGCAAGAAAGATAAAATGGGTGAAATGCCTCATGGAGTTCTTCGTGATGCATTAGATAATTTCGGTCAACTCGCCGCAGAAGATTACGGTGATAAAATTGTTGTTACTGGTCCTGCTGCAGTTATTGAAAAATGGGCAGCAGAAAATAAATCAATTTTTCGTAAAAAATAAGTTTACTTTTAGATGGGGTAGTGATACTATTACCCTATCAACTACTGAGGAGAATAAAATGAAACGTTGTGAATTAATTCGAAATGTTGCTATTGCAATTTCTGCTTCCGCTTTCAGTTTTTCAATGTTTGTTGGATTTATATGCGGATTATTGACTACGGCAGAAAATGTTTTTTCACTTGTAGTAGCATTTTTAATTGGTTTAATTGCTATCGTTATGGATAAAATTTCTAAAGGTGAATAATGAACGTTGAATATTATGTATATGCGGATTACGAAAATAATCCGTCTAAAGATGAAGATAATCGTTTAGGTGTAGATGCTTTCGATTCCCCTGCGGCGGCATGGCAATGGGTTGAAAGAACCGATATTCCTTACCGTTATATTGAAGTGGTTGACCACGCAGGAAACAAGTATCCTAAGGAAGCATATGTTCCTTCCGGGAAGGTAAATTTCCTTTTGTTTGCAGGTGATAATTATTATCCCCGTGGTGGGTATACCGATTTAATTGCTAAAGCATTCTCTGAAGATGAACTCCGTGACATTATCAAAGAAAATGAAAACAAACCGATGGATTCTAATCGCTTTGATTGGTGGCAAATCGTAAATGCTAATACTCACACTATTGTTGATGAAGGCTGATAATGATTCTTTATGCGAAAGTATCATCCATTGAAAATGGATATAAATATGATCAAGACGCGGCTAAAGCTTTGATTGATGATTATGGCATTTTAACATGTTTTGAAGTTGAAAAGGTTTACATTGACCGTTCATCTTCTCAAGTTAAATTAGTGAAGGAAGAACGTAAATTTAATACAGTAAATTTTGATTTCTTTATTGAAACAGAAAAAGGTCCTCTTGAATATGATATTTTCAAGAATCCTTTGGGTCTTGAATGTATTAAATATACTTACATTAACGCAGCGTGGTGAAAAATGAATATTTGTTTAGGTACTACAATTCCGCAGGGCTACGTAATTGATGTCACTACCTGGGAAAATGATGGTGACAACTATAAAACTAAAACACTGTTTGGCGTAGAAGAGCATGAAATCTTACAATTTCAGTATCTTTTAAAGAAATTTAAAAGCAGATATTCTAGTACTAAAATTGAGCGCTATTGCGGTAATGGTTTGTTCAGCGAGCAATCTCTTTTTATTTATGAATACTTGGTTGAAGGACTGTTCTCAGACCAGCTTTATCCAGAATTCATTAAAAAGGTCTTTCGCATAGAAGTTGATCTTGGTAATAAATCTGAAGAAGATGAAGAACGTGTATTTGACTTATTTTTTGTGAATGGTAATAAAGTGCTTGAAGGACTTATTAATATTTTAGGTAATGCTTCTGAGTATTATGATTATGATTTTTTGCGTGTAGTTGAGAGTGTTAAATACTCTTATATAGAAGAAGAAATTGTTTTGCCGACCGTTAAAATGTTTAATTTGCTTTAAGAATTATTTGTTATTATTAACTCATATCGCACTGATTAATACCCTCTATCATCAAGGGTTCTTGCTTAAGAGCCTTTGTTAATAATTGGGAATTAGCCAAGTTGGTAAGGCACTGGATTTTGATTCCAGGATGCAAAGGTTCGAGTCCTTTATTCCCAGCGCGAGAATGGTCAAATTGGTAAAGGCACAGCACTTAAAATGCTGCGGAATGATTTCCTTGTGGGTTCGAGTCCCACTTCTCGCACCAAATTTGCGGATATCGTATAATGGTATTACCTCAGACTTCCAATCTGATGATGTGAGTTCGATTCTCATTATCCGCTCCAATTTAATTTACTCCGTGTAGCTCAGTTTGGTAGAGCGCCTGATTTGGGATCAGGAGGTCCAAGGTTCAAATCCTTGTATGGAGACTGGAGGCGTGGCAGAGTGGTTTAATGCACCGGTCTTGAAAACCGGCAGTCGCTTTGGCGACTCATAGGTTCAAATCCTATCGCCTCCGCCAATTTTGCTGATTTAGCTCAGTAGGTAGAGCAACTCACTTGTAATGAGAAGGTCGGCGGTTCGATTCCGTCAATCAGCACCAAGGCCCTGTAGCTGGAAGGTTCAAGCAAGCGACTCATAATCGCCAGATGGTGGTTCAATTCCACCCAGGGCCACCAAATTAAGAATTAAGGGGAGTTATCCCGTAGAGGTAGCGGTGTGGACTGTAAATCCATTGTCATTGCGACTCGGGTGGTTCGACTCCATCACTCCCCACCAATTTGGATGTGTAGCTCAGTGGTAGAGCAGTTGACTGTTAATCAATTGGTCCATGGTTCGAATCCATGCATGTCCGCCAAATACGAGGCATAGCTCAGAAGGAAGAGCAAGGACCTTCTAAGTCCTAGGTCGTAGGTTCGATCCCTACTGCCTCGACCAAACAAGAAACCGGGTCGCTACCGGTAAGTCGTCGGACTGATGTTCCCTGGGTAAGGACTGGCATTAACAAATCTTTACGATCTGTTAATGCCCCCTTACATCACAGCTGAAACGGCGCACAGAATTATCGATTCGAGGAAATATCTTTGCTGTAAGCCGAGTAGCGTTTTTGACGGAACGTTCGGATATGGTCGAGATATGGCCTTTTAAAAATATTGAGTAGCGTCAACTGCTTAATAACCGGGTTCAAATCCCGGCGTTTCGTACAAACACTTGCCTTAGCAGGTGGAACCCCGACAAGGTTGCCGCAAGGCTTAGCCCCGACCGAAAGGTTGGGGCTTTTTAGTATAAATACAGTAGTATATTAAATCCACGAATTAAAACAGGAAATAAGATGAAATCATATGCTCAATTTTTAAATGAAGCGGTGTTAAATGAAGCATCTAGCACCGAAATTCAAGCTGTCGCAAAAGCAGCCATTGCAGCGGGTAAATATTCCTATAAAGATGCTTCTGACGAATCACGATTCCAATTTGCTCGCGACATGAAAGCAGAAGGATTTACGGGAAATGCAGTTAGTATGGCCTGGAAAAGTCTAGTTGCTACTGGCGCTGCTTTTGCAAAGGCTTCTGGTAAACCTGCTCCTAAAGCAGATCCTAAAGCGGCACAAGAAAAAAATATCGTTAAAGGAATTATCGCTAAATATGAAGCTATCCTTAAAGAGCTTTTAGTAATCAAAACCGAAGGCCAAAAGTTAGCCCGTGCTTATAGTTTCAAAGATAATCCATATGTTCACTCTCTTGAGTATGTTGAAGACATCCAAAAAATTATTAAAGACCGCATTTGGTCTGCTAAACAAATCAAATGACATTCTTAGCCCCGACCGAAAGGTTGGGGCTTTTTAGTTTGAATCACATAGAGAATGCTGCTACGGATAGTAACAAAGTAATAAATAATTAATAACCAACCGATAAATTATTTCAAGGATTTTAAATGAAAACCTATGCCGAATTTTTAACCGAAGCAGCAAAATTACCATCTGAAGCAGATCTTACTAAAGTATTCTTCCAATTGGACCCAAAAGACCGCGGCGATTTTCTTAAGTGGAAAGCTAAAGCTATTGAAATGTACAACATCGATAATAGTTCTTTTACAATGAGTCAAGAAAATAAATTCAATAAAGCATTTTTCAAAATTTCTAAGAAATTGGCATCTGGCGCTCAGGTTCCTAAATCTGTGTTAGCTACTCCTGAACGCGCACCTGTTAAAATTTCTAAGAATATGTTCGACACTAAAAAATACGTTAATGCTTTGAATAAAGCTCTTGATGCATTGGATGATGCAAAGAAGGCAGCCCGCGATCTTCAAGACGTGTACACCGATTTTGACCGCAAAACTAAAGGTTCTATTTCAAATAGCGAACGCAATAGTGTAAGTGTTTATTCTGATAGCCTTGATGTTCTTGGCGATGCGTATACTGAAATTAAAAATCGTATTAACACCGCATCTAAGCTAAAAGCTGCTGCAGAAGCTATAATAACTAAACTAGATAAATAATTTTAAATCCCTATCTAAATGATAGGGCTTTTTGGTATCTAGGCCTTTCTGGACCTCTCTAGGCATCATTTAGTTTATACCCTTTATAATATTATTATCCTATCCTTTAATTGCCCATCCCTCCCTAAAATTCCCTAAAACTTTTAAAAATTTTTTTCACAAAATGGTTTACATCCCTGTTCTTCCATGGTACTATACAACTATCAACTACTGATACAGAAAAACAACTTGGAGAATGAAATGGATAATTACGGCGAACTGTTCAACTTTTTTATGAAATGCGTTTCAGAAGATTTTGGTCGTACAGTGAATGATATTAAAGTTATCGGTCCTGACCATCCGATGTTTGAAACTTACGCAGTAATGGGTAATGAAGACGGACAGTGGTATACTGTAAAGGTTGTGATTAATATGTTCACTGCTGAAGGTTATGTTAAACTGTCTTCTAAAGTTTACCACGATAACGACGAAATCGCAGAAGAATATTTCAATAATATGAAATAAGTTTACATAGGCTCATGATTGAGATATTATGAGCCTGTAACTTGACGATAGAGTATAATACTACTTTTACGGATTTTAAATCTTAATCAACCTAAGGAAATACTATGAACACACTGAAGAAAATTGTTGAGTTTATTCGCACTAAACTTGGTTCTGCTATGGCTAAAAATCTATCTGTCGAAGAACAGTATACTGCTGCAGCAGCAAAACTACTTGATAAAATTAAAGATCTAAAAACTGCTTCTGTTAAATCTATTAACGAAGAAAAACGTATTCGTGAACTTGTTATCGAAAAGAATCGACAGGCCGAATCAAAAGAGCGTGAAATTCGTAAACTTCTTTCCGAAGGCCAAGATGTAACAATGCATGCTAAACTCGGTTTACTATATCGTCGAACAGCTGAGCAGTTGACTACTAAGGCTGACGGTTATGCTGAAATGCGAATTGAAATCGCCAAGAAAGTAGTTGAGTTAGATGATGCTCGTCAAGAACTTGCGGTTAAATTGGAATATATCCGTGAAACTCGTGCAGCAAATGCCCTTGGAATTAGTACTGCTGATGATGTAGTTGAAATTGCAGCACTGACTAAGGTTGATATTGAAGATACCCTTGCTCGAGTTGAAACCTTTAACGGTAATATTTCTGGGGTTGAAACTACCTCTGCCGATGTTCAGGAATACATTAATTCTCTGAAATAATGATAAGGGGCTTCGGCCCCTTATACTTGGAGTAAATAGGAATGAAAATGAAAATGCAAAGTGATTTCAATTCAATGTTTGAAGAGTTCCAAAGACAGGTTGATGTTCCAGACCAATTACTAAATGCTCTTAAACGCATGGCAGAAGGACGTAATTACTATTGGGGGTCTTCATATGAAACTGATGAAAGCCTTTCCGGAAGATTTTCTAGAGGTAAAAAGTCTTTAATACGTCCTGGAATACTCATTAACAGTATTGAATCAATTCATTCATTGACGTGTGATTTTGATGTTGAATTTACTGATTTCATTTCTCCTGAATGGACGGTTTGTTATTTAAACGACGATTATGATTATCTTGGCGTTTATAGTTTAAGTGATGCATGGTTTAAACGTAATTTACAAAAATCAAATTTATTTTATATTGATACTACGGTAAAATTTCAGGGAAAGAAATATTTCTTTACTCTTATAGTTGACTCTGAAACAAAATATGAAAATAAGCGTATTCTTAGTAAAAAGAATATCTTAACTATTGTTGATGATCTTTTTGATAAATTCGTAGAAAATCCCAATTTTGAAAGCGATTTATTATTAGAAAAATTTGTTAAGGAATGTAGAGAATATGTCAAAGCCATCACTATACCTTCCAAGTAAACCTGTGAAGTATGAACCAAAGCGTCAGCTAATTTCTACTGATGTGTTAATAGGTCCTGTGGTAGCTGTATCATTTGTGATTTTGGTGATTGCTGGAATGGTTATAGACGTTATGACTGATATTGAATCTGGTGTAATATTTGGAGCAACACTAATTCTTCCATTGGTAGTTCCGCTTTTATTAGTACCTGTAAATTGGGTAGGATACTGGTATCAAGGAAGACATTATCGTAAACGTGTACGTGATTGGAAAGCTCAGTGTAAAAAGATTAAAAAGGAACACCAGCTTAAGCTAGATATGTATGAATTTGATGAAATTATGAAATTTGTTAAGGAATCACGATGCAAAAGCCAAAACTAAATAAAGTCAAATATTCGTTTCCTGAGGCACTATTAATTCTTGCTGTATCAGTATTTACAGCTCTTGCGGGTAGTCTTATTGGATTGTTAATTGACTGTTTTATTTTAAATATCGACGGCACAGTAATTATAACAGAGGTTTGGAGTGAACTTCGTTTTACTATAGCGATTTCATTATTTTCATTCTTTGGTACCATGTTATATTTTCATTATGATAATTTTAAAATAAATTGGCAAAGAAAAAAGGATTACAAAATACAATTAAAGGAATATAATAGCTATATGTCTTATATTGAAAAAGAATCAATGGAAGAGTTTGTGAGTGATTGTAGGAAAATTAAATGATTTTAAAAACTCGCTGGTATGATTTAGATGATGGGGACGATGGCATTTCAGTTGATAGAGTTGACTGGAGCGGCTGTTCTGAAGATACAAAGAAACGATTAATTAGGGAGTTTAGAATGGGATATCAAGCAGTTAAGCCATCTACTGTAACAGATGATAAATTCGTGTGTATTCATAATGGTCGTGCTAAGTTAACGAATGCTGAATGGTTCACAGATAAGATTATGATTCTGTGGTATATCATTAGTCTTCCTGTGTCATCATTCGTATTTTACTTTTTTATAAAAAATCCAATGGACAGAATAGGAGATTGGATTCTTTTAACCATACTTGTTAATATTTTTACAGCATCAATATTATCAGGAATATGGTACATGTTCATTGAAATGCCATGGCGGATGCGCAGACAACAAAAGATTTTTGATGAAAAGAAATATGCTCAAAAATTAAATAATTTTATCACTGAATGCAGGAAATTAAAATGAAAACATTATCAGCTGGTATTATCTTTATGACAGAAGATAAAGATTTATTTATGGGACGAGTTACCGGTTCTCGTAAACCTGGAATGATTGCACATCGCTGGGATATTCCAAAGGGGCGTGTAGAAAGTTCTGATTTGAATGCACTGGAAGCTGCAAAAAGAGAATGCTCAGAAGAGACTGGTTTTATCGATTATAATCCAGACCTTCTAGAAGACTTAGGTGTATTTAAATATTCTAGTAATAAAGACTTACAGTTATTTTATTATACGATTCCAGTAGAGCATGAGATGTTTAGAAATTGCCATTGCGAGTCTTATTTTGAAAATAAAGATGGCGTTATGATTCCAGAGATGGATGCTTTTGCTCTTATTCCTCGTACTCAGTGGCAATATGTGATGGGTCCTTCACTTTACCGAATAATGAACAGCCTCTTTTAATTTATAAATACCTTCTATAAATACTTAGGAGGTATTATGAATATATTTGAAATGTTACGTATAGATGAAGGTCTTAGACTTAAAATCTATAAAGACACAGAAGGTTATTACACTATTGGCATTGGTCATTTGCTTACTAAAAGTCCATCACTAAGTGTTGCTAAATCTGAATTAGATAAAGCTATTGGGCGTAATTGTAATGGTGTAATTACAAAAGATGAGGCCGAAAAACTCTTTAATCAGGATGTTGATGCTGCTGTTCGCGGAATTCTGAGAAATGCTAAATTAAAACCAGTTTATGATTCTCTTGATGCTGTTCGCCGCTGTGCATTGATTAACATGGTCTTCCAAATGGGGGAAACCGGCGTAGCAGGATTTACTAATTCTTTACGCATGCTCCAGCAAAAACGCTGGGATGAAGCAGCAGTTAACTTAGCTAAAAGTAGATGGTATAATCAAACACCTAACCGCGCAAAACGAGTCATTGCAACGTTTAGAACTGGAACTTGGGACGCGTATAAAAATCTATAAAGCTGTTTACTTTCTCCTAGAATTGTGATAGTATATTCACAATTACTTGGAGGGATAAAATGACTCGTATTAATTTGACTTTAGTATCTGAACTTGCTGATCAACATTTAATCGCAGAATACCGTGAATTGCCACGTGTTTTTGGTATAGTTCGTAAACACGTGGCAAATGGTAAACGGGTTAAAGATTTTAAAATATCTTCCGAGTTTATTTTAGGTTCTGGTCATGTCACGTTCTTTTACGATAAGTTAGAATTTTTGCGAAAGCGTCAATCAGACATTATAACGGAATGCTTAAAACGTGGGTTTAGTATAAAAGATACTGAAGTTCCTGACATCAGCGATATTCCAGCAGAATGGAAAAATGATTATAACCCATGCAAATCGGCTATTAAATTGAGTCAACAACGACTCGATGAAAAAATTTTAATGAAGCCACACTGGTATAAATACTACGGCAAAAATATTTACATTTAAAGGAAACACATGAAAACATATCAAGAATTTATCACTGAAGCAGCTATTAATTCTCAAATTATTGCTGAATCTTTTACTGATCTTTTGAAATTTAAAAAAGGTCAAAAAATCACTGCTGTATTAGATGATGGTACAGAAGTTGAGATGGATGTACAGGGATATAATTATGCAGTAGATGGAAAACTGTATAATAAATCTCATGCTAAATTTGATTCATTTGACGATTTTGTTAATACAGTTGAAGATGAAAAAACTCGTAGATCCATTGCAACTGGCGACGCTAAGGTTCTTATGGCACACGGTCATGAACGTATCCGCGCCAAACAGAATAAAATGGGCGAAGATAATTTTGCATTAGTTGGTTATCAATCTGGTAAACAAACTTATGGTTATCAGCGTACTGCTACCATGTATAATAAAAATGGTAAAATCGCTTTCGTGAATAGCAAAGGCTCTATTCAGTACGTCAAATCATTCAAATAAGCAAATAAGAAATATGGGAACAAGCTGGACCTCATGATTCTATGAGGGATTCCCGCCAACCTGTAATAAGGTCGAGCCCAAGTGCGGTAATGGGTAAATACAGAAATGGACAATTCATGCGCCATGGAATGGCCCAAATTTAGAGAGAATAAAATGAGAACATTTTTAACTGGTCCTTATCTATCCCTGATGAATGCTTTTACACACCATTCTGATGCTAGAGTAGAAGAAATTTGTAAAAACGAATATATCCCACCATTTGAAGACTTACTTAAGCAGTATTGCACACTTCGACTAGATGGTGGACGTCAATCCGGTAAATCAACTGCTGTGACTAACTTTGCTGCTAATTGGCTGTATGACGGTGGAACAGTTATTGTTCTTTCTAATACTTCAGCTTACGCTAAAATTTCTGCAGGCCACATTAAAAAAGAATTTTCTCGTTATTCTAGTGATGATATTCGATTCCGCTTATTTACTGATTCTGTCCGTAGTTTTATCGGTAATAAAGGAAGCAAGTTCAGAGGTTTATCGCTTTCGCGAATTTTGTATATAATCGATGAGCCTGTTAAATCTCCTGATATGGATAAAATTTACGATATTCATATTGAAACTGTGCAACACTGCTGTAATAGTAAATGTTGCATTGGTGGTATTACTCGTCCGCAGTTTTTCGTAATCGGAATGCAATGATGACAGACACACAGCTTTTCGAATATCTTTATTTTTCGCCAAAAACTATTAAAAATAAATTGGTGAATCATTTTGAAATTTTGGCAAATAACAACGTCTTGAGCGAATTTTATCCTAAGCAATACAAATTACAAAAAGGTGTATTCAAAGGATGCAGAGTTTTGTGTACTGCTCCTAATGCAAGATTAATGAATAAAATTCCATATTTTACCATGGAATTTATTGATGGACCTTTTAAAGGACTAATCACCCAAAGTTTAATGGCATATGATTCTGAGCCATTTTTAATTAAAGAACAATCTTGGATAAATTTATTTTCTAATTGAGGTTATATGAAAGCATATCAAATTCTTGAAGGCACGCATAAAGGTACTATTTATTTTGAAGATGGTATTCAAGCACGAATTATTGTTTCTAAAACCTTTAAAGAGGACTCTTTTGTAGACCCAGAAATTTTCTACGGTTTGCATGCCCGTGAAATTGAAATTGAACCACAGCCTACAGTTAAAATTGAAGGTGGTCAACACCTGAACGTTAACGTTCTGCGTCGTGAAACTCTGGAAGATGCGGTTAAGCATCCGGAAAAATATCCGCAGCTGACCATCCGTGTATCAGGTTATGCAGTTCGCTTTAACTCTCTGACTCCGGAACAGCAGCGCGACGTTATCGCTCGTACCTTTACTGAGAGCTTGTAATGGCAAAGATAATTATTGAAGGTTCTAAAGATGTGTTAAATGCTTTCGCAGAATGGTTTAGTAATTCAGGCGAACAGCAATTTAATGAAGCGTGGAATATGGGTGATATTAGTGGAATTTATCCTACGACAGAAATTTCTGTTCAGGGATATGGCATTCATGAACCTATTCGTTTAGTTGAATATGATTTGGGAACGGGCGAGGAAGTCAAATATGATTGAAGATATTAAAGGTTATAAGCCGCACACTGAAGAGAAAATCGATAAAGTGAATGCTATCAAAGACGCTGAAGTTCGTTTAGGACTTATCTTTGACGCTTTATATGATGAATTCTGGGAAGCACTAGATAATTGTGAAGACTACGAATTCGCAAAGAATTATGCTGAAAGCCTAGATCAGTTAACTATTGCTAAAACGAAACTCAAAGAAGCTAGTATGTGGGCTTGTCGTGCTGTGTTCCAACCAGAGGAAAAATATTAATGGCTCAATTAAGCGCAGGGTTTGGTTATGAGTATTATACTGCCCCTCGTCGTGTATCTATTGCTTCTAAGAAAATTCAAAGTCTTGATGATTTCCAGGAAGTAGTCCGTAAAGCTTTCCAGGACTATGCACGTTATCTTAAAGAAGATTCACAGGACTGCCTCGAAGAAGATGAAATTGCTTACTATGAGCAACGTCTTGAACAGCTTAAAAATCTGCACGAGGTTCGTGCAGAAGTTTCAAAGTCTATGAATAAATTGATTAGATTTAAAGAATAACTGTTTACTTTTCCTCTTGACTGTGGTATAATTTTTCTATCAGTTAAGAGGAGAATAACATGACTATCAACACAGAAGTTTTTATCCGTCGAAATAAGCTTCGTCGTCACTTTGAGTCGGAGTTTCGTCAAATTAACAATGAGATTCGTGAGGCATCAAAAGCAGCAGGGGTCTCATCGTTTCATCTAAAATATTCTCAGCATCTTCTTGATCGTGCAATTCAACGGGAGATTGATGAGACATATGTTTTTGAATTATTCCACAAAATAAAAGACCATGTTTTAGAAGTTAATGAATTCCTGAGTATGCCTCCGCGTCCTGACATTGATGAGGATTTTATTGATGGGGTTGAATACCGTCCTGGACGTTTAGAAATCACAGATGGAAATCTTTGGCTTGGATTTACAGTTTGTAAACCTAATGCGAAGTTCAAAGACCCGTCGCTTCAGTGCAGGATGGCAATTATCAATAGTCGTCGTTTACCAGGAAAGGCTTCTAAAGCAGTAATTAAAACTCAATGAGGTAAGCATGAGAAAAGCACTACTCGCTGGTCTATTGGCCATTTCAATGATGGCACATAGCTCCGAGCATACTTTCAGTAATGTCCAACTCGATAACATGCGTTACGCGTATCAATTCGGGGAACAATTTTCTAAGGATGGAAAATATAAAACACACAAAAATATCCACAAGAGCGGATTAGGTCATATAATGGCTGCTATTTTATGGCAAGAAAGCTCTGCCGGAGTTAATTTAAAATCTAAACCAAAGCATCATGCCTATGGAATGTTCCAAAATTATTTGCCTACTATGCGAGCAAGAGTTAAGGAACTTGGTTATAATATGACCGATGCTGAAATAAAAAGAATGTTGAATAAACGGTCCAATTCAGCTTCCTGGGCGTACATTGAACTTTCTTATTGGTTAAATATACATAAGGGCGATATAAGAAAGGCGATATCCTCTTATAATTCGGGATGGAATGTTAAAGCAGGTTCTAAATATGCTTCTGAAGTCCTAGAAAAGGCTAATTACCTTAAAAATAATAAACTTTTGGAAATAGTAAATGACTAAAATTTTGGTTTTATGTATAGGATTAATTTCATTTTCTGTGTTAGCAGATACATCATATACTGAAATTAGAGAGTATGTAAACCGTACTGCCGCGGATTATTGTGGGAAAAATAAAGCATGCCAAGCTGAATTTGCGCAGAAATTAATATATGCATATAAAGACGGAGAAAGAGATAAATCAAGCAGATATAAAAATGATACATTGTTAAAACGATATGCTAAAAAGTGGAATACTTTAGAATGTTCAGTTGCGGAGGAGAAAGATAAAGCCGCTTGTCATTCAATGGTTGACCGTTTAGTAGATTCTTATAATCGAGGATTGAGTACTAGATGATTGTAAAATATATCAAGGGCGATATTGTCGCCCTATTTCTTCAAGGTAATATTATTGCGCACGGGTGCAATTGCTTCCACACAATGGGCTCTGGCGTAGCGGGTCAATTAGCAAGAGCCTATCCCAAAATTTTAGAAATAGATAAAACCACTACCGAGTACGGTTCTCGTGATAAATTAGGCGATATGTCTATTGTTTTTAAACATAGTCCTACGGGATTTGGTATATGCTATAACCTGTATACACAATACGAACCGGGTCCTAATCTTGATTATGGTGCTTTAGTAAACTGCATGATAGAATTAAATCTACAGGCAGAAACCCTTTTGTTTAAACCAGTAATTTACATTCCACGCATAGGTTGCGGTATTGCTGGCGGCGATTGGGATAAGGTTTCTAAATTAATCGACATGTTTACTCCTGATATTGATTTAATAGTGGTGGATTATGAAAGTACATTACCCGCATCCGTTTGATCCTAAAAACAAAGTGGAAATTATTCGTCAATGGGAACGCATTTGCCGTACTAAATGTCCAATTAATAGTCCACATGGTGTAGATAAAGACTATATTGGAACATTCGTTGAATATACCTTTATTGATAGGAAAGGTCGTAAACAACATGTAGAAGAATATTGTTTAAAGGTTACATGGTTATGAGCCAAACTAGTATTCTTAAAAATGCCCACTGCGAAAAGTGTGAATGGCCAGTTGTTTTTGCTTTATGTAATGATGAAATGGCTTGTGATTTCGATTATTGGTGCTATTGTTCTAATAAAGGATGCATCAATCATAAAGGTGAAGGATTTTATTCAGGATTTTATCCTTATCCCGATTTCGTTAAAGAAGGTAAACCGAAATGAATAGTTTTGAGTTACAATATGAAGTGTTACGTGAGCTTGATAATTTAATTGAACTCGCTGTCAATAAAGGTTTTGCCATTGGAATCGGTCAAAAAGATACTGGTCATTTAACTATGGAAATATTTAAGCAAAAGCGAATTATTTTAAAACTCCTGGAAATTAATATATGAGTCTGAGTAAAGAACAAAAAGATAAATTGTTTGAGCTTATCCATGAACTTCTAGATGAGCATACAGAAGCAAACACCTTTTATGATGAATACGGCCCGCTATCTCCCGATCAGCAAGAAGAATTTGCTGATCGGTTTGATAAGAAAGAAAACGAATTAATAGCTTATGTGAATACGCTTTAAGAAGGTGATATGGCGAGTTTAATTTTTACTTACGCAGCAATGAATGCTGGAAAATCTGCTTCTCTTTTGACTGCTGCACATAATTATAAAGAACGCGGAATGGGTGTATTAGTTCTTAAGCCTGCTATTGATACTCGTGATTCTGTCTGTGAAGTCGTTTCTCGCATTGGAATTAAGCAGGAAGCGAATATTATTACGGATGATATGGATATTTTTGAGTTCTATAAATGGGCTGAAGCACAAAAAGATATTCATTGTGTATTTGTAGATGAAGCTCAGTTTTTAAAAACTGAACAGGTGCATCAATTAAGTCGAATTGTTGATACATATAATGTTCCTGTTATGGCTTATGGGCTAAGGACTGATTTCGCTGGAAAATTATTTGAAGGTTCTAAAGAACTTTTGGCGATTGCAGATAAACTTATTGAACTAAAGGCAGTTTGTCATTGTGGTAAAAAAGCTATTATGACAGCTCGATTAATGGAAGATGGAACACCAGTTAAAGAAGGTAATCAAATCTGTATTGGTGATGAAATTTATGTTTCTTTGTGTAGAAAACATTGGAATGAATTAACTAAAAAGCTCGGTTAGTGCAAAAGTTATAAATAGGTTTATCTAACTAAAGGGGTATATATGCTACAATTAACTGAAAAGCAACTTCGCAATCTTACTGTTCTTCAATTAGATGAAATTCGTAGGGAAGTTAGAAATATCATTTCAGCTTTGCGTCGAGAAGTATCACTCAACCAATCTCCGGCAGACTATACTAGATTGCGAAATTTTGAAAAATACCTTGATAAAGTTAAGGCCGTGCATCGGCATAAAGTAAATACAGGACAAAAATGATAGGAGGCCTTTATGGCCTTAAAAGCAACGGCACTATTTGCCATGCTAGGATTAGCGTTTGCTTTATCTCCACCAATTGAAGCGAATGTCGATCCTCATTTTGATAAATTTATGGAATCTGGTATTAGACACGTTTATATGCTTTTTGAAAATAAAAGCGTAGAATCATCTGAACAGTTCTATAGTTTTATGCGAACGACTTATAAAAATGACCCGTGCTCTTCCGATTTTGAATGTATAGAGCGAGGCGCGGAGATGGCACAATCATACGCTAGAATTATGAACATTAAATTGGAGACTGAATGAAATTCAGCGACTTTTCACAAAGTGGAAAACCTTCAAAGACAGATGAATACTTAGGTTTATTAATGGCTGCACAAGCTTATTTTCATTCTGCACATTTTGAAACTAAAAGTTATGCTAGACACAAAGCATACGATTTTATTTTCTCTGAATTGCCAGATTTGATTGATAAATTTGGTGAGCAATATTTAGGGTATTCTGGTAGAAAATACACGCCTTCTATTCCAGATGCCAGTAAACTTCCTACCGATACAATTAAAATGATTGATCACATACTAGATCAATCTAACAGCATTTATAAAGAAATGCCTCCAGCCATTCAAAGCACGATAGATGATATTACTGGGATGTTTTACCAGAGCAAATATCTTCTTTCCCTCGAATAACATTAGTCTCCTTCGGGAGACTTTTTCATTTTACCAGTTTACTTTCAATTTGAGCTGTGATACTATACAACCATCGGATAAAGAGGAGAACATCATGAAAATTGAAGCACTCAATCAAGAAGGAAATATCTACGTCATCATTAATGGTGATTTTTTCGTCGACATGGATGAAGTTACTAGTGAAGAACTTGTAGAACTTCTTAAGAAACGTTATGATATGTGTGATGAAGCTGCAACTCATATGGCGTGTGCAATATTCTCTCTTTCATATGTGGTGGAATAATGACTAGAATTGAACAAGCAGATAAAATTAAAGAATTGGTAGCTTTAATTTGCAAAGCAGATGATGAACTTAGTGACTTTGCTTGGTTTTCGGCAGGCATTGCAAATAAAGGTATTGAAAAATTTGAAGCTAAAGTTGATAATGCTGTAGAAGCTTTAGATATGTTTCTTGATGAAATTATCGATCATAATACGAGAGTTTAAGTATGCTAACACGTGAACAGTTTGAAAAAATTATTAAATTAGCACGTGATGTTGAAATAGATTCATATCAATTAGCAGTTGAGCATTGTGAAGGATACTCATACGATGGTATAGAAGCAGCTAAAAAGGATTTGGATAAATCCAAAGCTAAGTTAGTTCAATATCTTGAAATGATTAGGTGGAATAATGAAAACTGAAAAGCAGATGTTTTTAATGAAGCTAATTGAAGAATATGCTAATGCAGTTTCTGACTATGAGTATTCTGCTCGAGAAAGAGGTACAGCTTTCGCAAAGGAAGAAATGAAAATCATGGTTGATGCTCACACAAAGCTTCAGAATTTTATTGAAAACGTCATTTAATGGTTTACAAGTTGGCAAGGTTATGATATAGTAATCTTGTCAACTGCCAAGGAGAAGAGAATGAAAGTTTTGTTTGTTGTGTATGTGATGATTCAATATAATTATCCAATGTTTACTTATAATCTGGTGAACAACATTATTGATATTATTCAAAGGAGTATGTAATTGTGAGTGAGTCGAAGAGAATCAATATGAAACGATTAGTATTAGAAGTTAGTCCGCTTTTTGGTGAATTAGCTATAGAAAAAGTAAATAATATGTATCGTTTGACACAAGAAGACGATATGCTATATTTTACGCCTAGTGAAATCATTCATTTAACCCAAATTGAATATCCTTATACTGATAAAATAGTAAGCATCAATGATGAGCACAAAATTCATTTTTATTCTTCATGCCCAGGATTTAATATTAAAAGTGAGTCAATGTGTTTATCAGTTATCCATTGGGATAGTTTTATAGATAAGATTAAATATTTTTATTATTCTAATGAAAGAAAACATAGTTTAAAATGGCTCAAAAATTGCAATGCTATTATTACTAACGCTTGCAATCAGAATGATGAAACTGTTTTAAACGTATCAAAATGCTATGAAGATGGTGATGTCTTAACTATTCGTCAAATTGATGATTTTCGATCGCATATTGTCACATTTACCAAAGACGAAGCTATTGCGCTAAAGACTTATCTCGATTCTGTCATTCCAACTATGATTTCAAAGTGAGGAAATATGTTTATTTCAAGTGAAAGTGGTTTAATTCGCGTTGAATTTAAAAATGACATCTTCTTTATTCAAGGAGATGATATTATTAAAATGAGTTATGATGAAATTAAGAAAATTTGTAATGCTCTTGAAAGTCATGGAAAAGTGAACGCTGTTATTGATATTGGTGATTTATGGGTGACACTTTATGAAGTATCCGAAGGATTTAATATTGAAGATGAAAACAACATCTTAGCTATTGATAAAAGAAGCGATTTGTTTGATGTGTTAAAAGTTTATGAACAGTCAAACGGTGGAAGAAAAGCTGTATTGATTTATCAAAAACCACATTCATGTGGAACTGCTTCAATCATTTCAGATATTGAAGATGAAACTGATACTTATATGTGTGTTTTAAAAGCTGGTGGTGACCGTCATCCGGATTTTATTTCTATTCGTCAAAACAATGGAGAAATTTCATTATCAAAATCAGAAGCTGAAGCTATGATTAAGTATTTAACAACTGTTACACCTTCAATGAAAGGATAATTATGATTATTAATGAAAACTCTTGGCATTATAAATTATTCAAATTGTTTAACGATGAATGGCAACGACCTAAGACACTATGCGCATATTTTTGGTCTATTGCCATTCCTACATTTTTCGTTTCTATTTTTGGATGTACTATACTCGTAGGGCTAACAATTATTTGTGCAGAAAGCCTACAACGTTGGCTTATTTTCGGTAGTTTATGGACTCTTCTTCCATCGGCATTTATACTTGCGCTTTTGGTTGTTTTACTTATTATCGGTTCATTTGTTATTCCTGCACATTTGCGTGAAAAATATAAAGATTATAAATGGAAAAAGGATTATGCTTTACACGTAGAAAATATTGATAGGAAAAATAAAGGTTTACCTCCTATTCAACCCAAGAAATCGATTATCGTTGAATTTTTAAAAGCTCGTAAAGCTAAAGTATGTCCTGTTATTGAATATAAGGCTGAATGATGAAAACAGTAATGAAAAGCTATTTTGGTAGTCATCTTTATGGAACTTCTACCCCAGAATCTGATGTAGATTTTAAAGAAATCTTTGTTCCTCCTGCTCGCGATATTCTTATCGGAAATGTCAAAGAGCACATGAGTAAAAACACTAACAACACATCATCTAAAAACACTAAAGATGATATTGACCATGAACTATACAGTCTTAAATATTTCTTTAAATTAGCAGCAGATGGTGAAACTGTAGCATTGGATATGCTTCACACTCCACCTGAACTAGTGGTTAAATCTGATTTGCCTGATGTGTGGAAGTTTATTCAAGACAACCGTTCTCGTTTTTATACGACTAACATGAAATCCTATTTAGGATATGTTCGCAAGCAAGCTTCTAAATACGGTGTCAAGGGTTCTCGTTTGGCTGCATTACGCGATGTATTGAAAGTAGTTAATCAAATCCCCGAGCAATGGGTTGATTACCAAGAAGATGGTTCTATTAAGCAGCGTCGCACTAAAGTTGAAGATATTAAGCATCGTCTTCCAGAAAACGAATTCTGTGAATGGGTGTTCCATAATCATGAGAAAACAGGTCCACAAACGTTCTACACAGTGTTGGGTCGTAAATATCAGACAACGCTTTCTCTTATTGAGCTTAAGCAGTCACTGAACAAATTAGATGCTGAATATGGTGAACGTGCTCGTAAGGCCGAAGCCAATGAAGGTATTGACTGGAAAGCTCTGAGTCATGCTTGTCGTGGTGGACTTCAACTATTGGAAATTTACAAAACTGGTGACTTGGTTTATCCACTCCAAGATGCTCCATTTATTCTCGACGTGAAGTTGGGTAAACATCCATTTAAAACAGTTCAAGAGTTTTTGGAAGATGTGGTCGATCAAGTAGAAGCAGCATCTACTGAAGCTTCTAAGAATGGTATGCCTAAAACAGTAGATATGAGCTTTTGGAATAATTTCCTCGAACAGGTTTATCTTGAAAACCACCGAAGTTATTATAAATGATAGGGAGCCTTCGGGCTCCCTTTTTTATTTCAAAAATTTTTTCACAAAATTGTTTACAAGCATAAAGCTTTATGGTACTATACAACTATCAACTGATACGGATTTGGAGAATAAAATGAAAACTGTAACTATCAATAAGGGTATCTACTTCGGTAAAGAAATCTCTGGAACTTTTGAGCTCTTAGGCGAATGGTTCCCAGATAATGCTCCAGTAGATGCACAAGGAGATGGTAAAGTTTTTGTTGAAATTGACGGTAAACGTCGCGGTGTTTGGGTTTACAAATCAGACATTTCATATGATGGTGTAAAAGTTGAAGAAGTTAAAGAATCGTATGAAGATATGAAAACCCGCATTAATAAAAGATTTAATGTTATGGGAATGATGACGAATGGTATTATTAACGGAAACATTCGTTCATTAATTATCTCTGGTGCGGCAGGCATTGGTAAAACGTATTCTTTAGATAAAGCTTTAAATAAAGCAAATGATATTGGATACATTGAATATAAAAGCATTAATGGTAAAATCTCTGGTATTGGTCTTTATGAACAGCTTTGGAATAATCGTGAAGAGAATTCTGTCCTTTTGATTGATGATGTGGATGTTTTCTCTGATATGGACATTCTTAATCTTCTGAAAGCTGCTCTGGACACCGGAGAGACCCGTAAAGTCTGCTGGAGCACTGCGTCTTCTTACTTAGAAGAAAAAGGCATTGAGCGTGAGTTTGAATTTAAAGGAACGATTGTTTTTATCACAAACGTTGACATTGACCGCGAATTAGACCGTGGTACTAAACTTGCTCCACATTTACAAGCATTAGTGTCCCGCTCGGTTTATTTGGATTTGGGTGTTCACACTAATGAAGAAATTATGGTCAGGGTTGAAGATGTTATTCTTTCAACTGACATGATGCAAAAGCGCGGTCTTTCTGATGAAGAAACTTATAAAGCATTATCATGGATGAAAGTTAATGTTAATCGTTTACGCAATGTTTCACTGCGTACTGCTCTTTATCTTGCTGACTTTATTATGACCGACAAAAACGGTTGGGAAGAAATTGCTGAGGTTACTCTTCTGAAATAATTCATAAGAGGACTTCTATGACAAAAAGGCAGTTCAGAAATAGATTATATGGACTGCCATTAAAAAGATGACTAGAATTAAACTGGTGAATGGAGGTAATGATGTTATACTCAAAGGCTCGTGAAATTTACGAAACTAAAATTAAAGAAGCAGTATTTAAGTTCGCAACGACAATGCGATGGACAAATGACTGGGAGTATTCAAAAAATCATAAGAAGCCCATGGTGACAAGAAAGGCTCATATGTTAGTGTTAATAGACCGTGAGCAGATTAAAGCCCGAGAAGCTCTCCAGAATCATAAAAAGGCTGCCTTTGAATGGTTTATGGATAACACTGCTCCTGAGACTAAGAAAGCGGTAAGCGCATGGTTCAGTGGAAAAAATTGTGAAAGAAGTTTCTTTTAGTGGTTTACAAGACTGTTCCTCTGTGGTACTATACAACTATCAACTACGGAGGAACAGAAAATGAACGCTAAAGATATTTTCAACTTAGTAAATTACAACGATGGTAAATTTAAATCTGAAGCGCAAAGCAAGTTCTTTAATGACATCTCAATCGGAGGTGAAATCACTGTTGATGGAGGACAAATTTACAAATCCCGTTGGAATTGGATCGTTATTATCGATGAGATCGGTATTGTAGAAATTTACAAAAATACGAATAAAAATCGTACATTACACTGGTCTCGTGATACTAACGAACAGTACAAAAAGGATAAAGCATCTAAATTATCTCGTGTAACTCAAGAAGATATTGAGTTTATCAAGAAAGATATTTTAATGTATGATAACTTAATTTCTGAAGAGCAAGCTGTTATTGATAAATTTGACGAGATTAAAGCTTCTCGTGAAATTCCTGATTTTATGAAAGAATCAGTAAATGAACGATACACTCTCATTTCAGAGCGTATTGAAACTTACAAAAAGCAAAGAGCTGAACGCCAAAATACTCTTCGGAAGTTTGAAGAACGGTTAAAGACGGTACTCGCATAACCGCTTTATACCAAGGATGGTATAATGGTTCTAAGCCCTTTTAATTGAGATTATTATGAAACAGTTGATAATTAAAAGATTGAATTTATTGATATGTTGTTTATGTGTAGTAATTGCATATGGTTATTACGCAATTAATGATTATATGCATTATAAAGATTATGATGTTACTGTAGTTAATACCATTACAGGAACACAAGGAAAAGGGTCTAGTTTATCGTTTATTGCCGTATATGAACTCAAAGATGGTTATAGATTTAGTGAATATATTTCCCCAGAGATGTATTCTTCAATAGAAAAAGGTGATAATATTACTGTAAGTTTACGTCCTTTCGACGTAAAACAGACATTGTTTGATAATATTGTTTGGTTCTTTGGAATGGTATTAGTTCAATCTGTGTGTGGTGCTTATATAGTCTGTTCCATCTTATTCTGTATATTTAGTAAAATTGAAATTGAGTGAGGAAAATATGTCAGTAGTAATTAATAATGTCAATGCAGTAATTAAATCTTTAGTTAATAAAAAATTGAATGAATGGACTGTACTTCGTCGTGGAGAGCCAGATAAATTTTTTCATAGATTTAACCCAACTTTGGATTTGAATGTTATTGACAGAGATGTTCATGCAGAAATTTTAGATAAGTTTAAAGTTGATATTGGATTTGGATTAGAAAAACATTTGCAGCGAACAAACGGATCTGGAATGAGTTTATCTAATCGCATTATGAAAGCCCTTAATAAAATTGGAGCATTGTCTCGTATTAATGCGAGTGAAATCCTTCGTAATTATAATAAAGGATATGACCTTTATGGTCGACTAATGCCAAAATTATCATTCGATCAAATGATTGCGGATTTGTGGGAAAATCAAAGACGATTATTAGCATTAGGCGCTCGATTAGCTAAAGGTCTAGATAAACAAATGATTTTTAAGACCAATAATACAGAAGACCTTAAATGCTTTAAATTTAGTATTCGTGGCGATGATTATTACATCAGAGCTCGCTCTACAGATTATGTTAATATGGGGCATCATCTCTGTTTAGCTTTTGAAGTTTTAAAAGAAGCTGGAACGTTAGAATATTCATCTGGTGCTAAATGCCCTATTGGTTCAAGTTGTATTTTAATTTATCGCCCGGATGAATCCAGTTCAACTAAATTGCCTACAAAACCTGTACCAGTTCGTAGTAACGAAAAACATTCTGAACAAATTGATTATTTTAATAAGCAAATTGAAGAGCTGAATATTTCTATTCAACAATATGACGATGAAATTTTCAGACTATCTGGATTGAGTAGTAAAGCTAAATCTGAGCGTGAAAAATTAATTAAAATTGTTGATTTACTTAAATCTTAAGGAACACTATGAAAACTCGTTCTCAAATTGAAGATATGGTTCGTAATGCCAGCTATACTCGTGATGCTATGACATTTTTGTGCGAAAATAATTTAGACCTTGGTAAAGTTAATTGTTCCATTCACGCCTTTAAACATCTGAACAGCAGTGAATGGGTGCGTAATTTTAATGAAGCTGGGTATATTACTCAAATGACTGCTCGTGAGCAGCTCACTGATTTCTGTAAAACTATTGATTATAAAAATCCTCTATTTGTTCAAGGTGTTGGTCAGAGTAAGGTTGATTTATCATCTGGATTTTTTAATCCAAATCATTATCGTATTGAGTGGAGATTTATTGCTCTATTCCGTAAACAATTAAAGCAAATTTTGTCGACGGCTAGTCGATTAAAAGGTTCTGATATTAACTTAAAGAATCTGAAATTTGATGGTTATACTCTTCAGATGGAAGTAAGACCATTAAAAGAAAATAACAGAACTGCACGAATTAGCTTTAAACCTAATACAAAAAATTCTCTTTCAATTTGTGAATGCCTTAAATCACAGTTGACAGAAGCATTTAAGTATATGGATGTAGTTGCCGCGGTTCAGTCTAAGATTTTACCTCATTTTGAGCGAAATTGGGAACATACAACAACGTATGAACTTGATATGATCGTTTCATTTAAATACGATTTTTTGAGAAAGGACGAAGTCCCGCAAGAGAAAAAGCAGGAAGTGCAAGATATCTTAAATTTATCCAATTACTCATCAAACGATCCTAAATTTTGGATGTATAGTTCAGGTAATAAAGATACATGGAAATTCAATAAAGTGAATTTTCTTCCTGTTGAAAATCCGAGTTTTAAACCTGTTGAAAAATGGCACGCGGATGCGATTGAGAAGTCTATCAAGGCAGTAGATGATGAACTCGTTAAAGCAACTAATGAAGTGTTAGAAGCTGAAAAGATGCTAGAAAAAGCTCAAGAAAAAGTCAAAAATCTTACGAAGCAACGTTCTAAACTGAACAATGCACTAAATGCACTAAACTAGTTTACTTTGCCACAAGGATGTGGTATAATGTTCTTACTTTCTACTGAGGAGATTAATATGACTCGTAACGAATATATCAAATCATTCAATAGCGTTATTGATGATAAAGTTAAACCTGTGTTTAGTCAGAATAGTGTTATTTCCATTATCAATCAATGGCTCAATAATATTGATGCAAGTATTGTTTCTTCAAGCAAATTTATTCATGAAGTTCATAAAATTTCTAGTCGCGAATATAAAGATGATATTAAGGAAACTTTTAAAGGTTCTCGTCTTCTTTCATATTTAGTTAATCAAGATATTCTTGGTAAATTTGGGAAAGAAATTAAACGAACTAAAGATGTAGTAGGATACAGTTGGTTCGGTGATGTTAATTCTTATCATCTTAATAATAAAGAAGACCCTGAGAATATTTTTACTCGTCGTTGGATTAGTAATTTTAGACTTTTCAAGAAGCAAATTCTAAAATCAGCTTCTAAATTATGCTATGGTGATTATCGTCAAATCCATCCTTGGGCTTCTGATATGATTATCATAAAAGAATATGAGCTTGATAAAAATAAAGCAGCTATTTTTGTGAATTATGAATTTTTTACACCAGAAGCTAATCAAAAGAACATTAATAAATTTTTCTCAATTGCTAGCGATATAACTCGTCAGTTAGAGACCGCATTACTTTGTATGGAAACAGTAGAAAATATTCATACTTATCCTTTTAAGAATATATGCGGTTGGGAAGGATATAAAATTGTAGTTAGTCTTCGTGAAGTAAAGTGTGCGTACTCACTGACTGATAAAGAAATTTACCAGCAAAAATGTGATGAAATTGTGAATACTCCTAAAGAAGAAACTACCCTTGAGGAACTAATGGAATGTCTTGACGATTCACCTGAACCGATAGAAATTCGTCCAGAAGTTATTGCATTAGAAAAAGCTTATAAAGAAGTTCTAGAAATTTCTAATAAAGCGCAGAAAGAATATGAGCAGGCTAAAAGGATTTGGGAAGAATCTGTTAATCGTCTTGATCGTCTTGAACAAGCTTTACAGCTAATTAAGTAAAATTTAAAGCCAAGGATGGCTCGGAGTATAAATCATTAACCAAGTGAGAAGAACATGAAAACTCGTAAACATTATATTGATTATTTTGACAGTCTTATTACTAAACACCGTAATTATCAGATCGGGCACAGAGCAGTAATCAATAATATTCTTCGTGATTTCCTTCAATATGTTGGTCAGGAAAATCATATCTGTAAAGATACTCAAAACGCTTATTCTCATTCGTTAGGCAATTTGCTTGAATGGTTTAAACGTTCTCGTATGTTATCTTCTACTGTAGCTCGTGATAACATTAAAAACTTTATGAAGCCGAGCTTCATTAAATCTGCGACATCTATAACCGATTTGGTTCAATTTACTATTGTTAACGATGTTAAAAAGACCCATTTGGCTGATTGGTTATCTACCATTCCTGAAACTAAATTTGCTGATAAATTTGCTTGTCAATTCAATGACCAAGTGAATATGCTTTTTAAGCATGCTCGCAAGCTGTTTACTGCAGGCGATGACCGTACAAATACAGTTCATGTTAAGGACTGGGTTATTGCTGATGAAGTAACACACAAGCCAGGTGGTTCATCAGTATTAATTAATATCCAGGTTCCTTATTATTACTCACGTAATCTCGGCACCATGACAGCTAAAGAAATTAATAAGCACAACAAAACTATTCGTTCGTTGTCTTATAAACTCCGCATGATGTTAAAAATTATGGACGTAGTGGAAATGTATGACGAAACCGAAGATAATGGTTCAATGTTATACAGTTCACGCATTCTAATTAAACTGAAGAACCCTAATACGTATAAGCCAGTTGTAAAAGAACCTAAAGTAGAAAAGGTTGATAACCTGAGCGAAGAACGCGAATATCTCAATGCTCGTTTGATTGAAGTTGAAGCCCAAATTGCAGAACACACCAAATTGTTAAAAGCTCTTAATGCAAAAGCAAATGGTTTACGTAATGCTATTGAGGTATTGAAATGAAGAAGCGTTTATTAGAAGACATTGCAGCTTCAAGTAATTCCAGTTTAATTAAAATTATTATGGCTGGTGAGGAAGATGATATGGAAATGCGTGGAAAGATTCACGGCTGCGACGATTTAGATTTTAAACCTCCAGCATGGGATGCTATTATGGCTATGGTTGAACGACGTGAAAGAGCTTCTAAAAACGTTCCTAATTGCCCTGAATGCGGTACTGAACAAGTTCAATTGATTAACTGGCGTAAACCAGAGCTTGAATATAAATGCCGTCAATGTAAACATAAATTCAGTAAGCATGCTCCGGAAATGGTTAAATTGCCTGACTCTACTGAGTTCTTTAAAGAACTTGTGAGTGTTCAACCAATGCCTAATAATATTTTGGATTAAAAATGACCAAGCGTAAAGAATATATGGAGGCTGCTGAAAAGGCAGTCCGTGAATTAGCAATAGCTTATTATAATGAACATGGTAAATTTCCTGATAGATACAGCGTGCTTAAATCTGCTTTAACTCGTTCATATAAAAATATGCTATCAGAAGTAAGTGATATTATATACAAACATAAAGAACAAACGGGCCAAAGTCTTGATTACGACGAGACTTTTAAACAAGTACTAGGAATTAAGGAATAATATGTTTAAAGTATATGGTTATGATAGCAACATTCATAAATGTGTGTATTGCGATAATGCAAAACGTCTTTTGACCGTGAAGAAACAGCCGTTTGAATTTATCAACATTATGCCGGAAAAAGGTGTTTTTGATGATGAGAAAATCGCTGAGCTTCTGACTAAACTAGGTCGTGATACTCAAATCGGCTTGACAATACCCCAGGTATTTGCTCCTGATGGAAGTCATATTGGTGGATTTGACCAACTGCGAGAATATTTTAAATGATGCTCGAAGGAACTGACTATATTCACGATTACCGCGGAAGCGCGGTATATGTAGGTGATGAAGTTGCAGTTTATTATGGGTATGGAACTTTGATGACAGCAAAGGTTATTCAAATTAAAAATAATCGTGCTAAACTCGAAGTTTATTATTCTAATGGTGAAAAGTCTATTTCTAAGTGGAAATACGGCGATTGTATGGTTAAATTGGGGTAAATATGATTTACGATATTAATGTATCACGAGCTCCGTCAATGGTTACTATTCCAGCCGAAGAACTAGAACGTCTTCAGAAAATTGAAGAACTTCTTTGGGAAATTGAATGTGCCCTGCCATCAGGACTAGAATCATGGATTGATGATGAAGAACTTAATAAATTGCGAAATTAATTGGTGAAAAATGACTATTGAAAATAAATTAGATGTTGATGCAGTTCTGAGCGAAATCATTGAAGACCATGATGCATTTTCGGAAAACTATGATTTCGATTTTTCCGATTATCTTAAACCTGTCGAAATAGAAGACTGGGTGCAAGATGGTAAATGTCAATATCGTCAGTGTGTTTACTTTAGTCCAAAACATAATGTACATGTAGCGGTAAATGAATCTCGGTCAGGTTCTTATCATTCTGACTGGTATTATGCAGTTCCGACTGTTGAACTAGTCGAGCCCCATGAACGTGTAGTAACTCAGATAGTACGAGAATGGATTACGCTATAAAACCTTGGTGGGCGGCTAGATGGGAAACTGTAGAGCCAGAGCCGGAAGAACCGGTTTACACTGATGAAGAAACAGTATATAATGAACCTACAATAAATGACATAATTGATATGGAGATGGGACATGATTACAGTAGATAAGTGGTTTAGAATTAATCGTGTTGATACAGGGCTGTGTAATTACTGGCCGGAACTTAGTGCAGGTACTGTCTTTAAAGTTCGTGAACTTGCAAAAGAATGTGAAGATGATATAGAACCTGATACTGGAATTATTGAAATTGAACTTTCCGACGGAAAGATTATTAACATCTACGATAAGCCAATTACGTATTGGTGTTTGTGGAATACTGAATCAGTCGAAAATGGCGAAATTGAAGAAGTTGTAGAGCGAACTAATCAAGTTGTTCAGAAGCCTAAAGCCGATTTTCAGGGTGAACGTATTTCATACGCATTAGCTAAATTAGCTGCACAAGAAAATAACGATGGCTATGAAGGAAATTTGATGCAAGCTGCGGCAGAATATATTGAATGGCTTGAAACCCAAATTTCTTTTTCTGACCAAAAGATTCGGCAATATAAGCGATTGAATCAAATGTTTTACAATACTTGAAAATAATAAATACCCTTATCTATTTAAGGTAAGGGTTTTATTATGTTATTGACTGGCAAATTATACAAAGAAGAAAAACAAAAATTTTATAATGCACAAAACGGTAAATGCTTAATTTGCCAACGAGAACTAAATCCTGATGTTCAAGCTAATCATCTTGATCATGACCATGAATTAAATGGACCAAAAGCAGGAAAGGTACGTGGATTGCTTTGTAATCTCTGCAATGCCGCAGAAGGTCAAATGAAGCATAAATTTAATCGTTCTGGCTTAAAGGGACAGGGTGTTGATTATCTTGAATGGTTAGAAAATTTACTTACTTATTTAAAATCCGATTACACCCAAAATAACATTCACCCTAACTTCGTTGGAGATAAATCAAAGGAATTTTCTCGTTTAGGAAAAGAGGAAATGATGGCCGAGATGCTTCAAAGAGGATTTGAATATAATGAATCTGACACCAAAACACAATTAATAGCTTCATTCAAGAAGCAGCTTAGAAAGAGTTTAAAATGACAATTGAAAAAGAAATTGAAGGATTGATTCATAAAACTAATAAAGACCTTTTGAACGAGAATGCTAATAAAGATTCTCGTGTTTTTCCAACTCAACGGGACCTTATGGCTGGTATTGTGTCTAAACACATTGCCAAAAATATGGTCCCGTCTTTTATTATGAAAGCGCATGAAAGCGGAATTATCCATTTCCATGATATTGATTATTCACCTGCTCTTCCATTTACTAATTGCTGTTTAGTAGATTTAAAAGGAATGCTTGAAAACGGATTTAAGCTAGGTAATGCGCAGATTGAAACTCCTAAATCAATTGGCGTTGCTACTGCAATTATGGCACAAATTACTGCGCAAGTTGCTTCCCATCAATATGGCGGAACGACTTTTGCTAATGTAGATAAAGTACTTTCTCCTTATGTTAAACGCACCTATGCAAAACATATTGAGGATGCAGAAAAATGGCAAATCGCTGATGCGTTAAATTATGCTCAATCTAAAACAGAAAAAGATGTATACGATGCATTCCAAGCTTATGAATATGAAGTAAATACTCTCTTTAGTTCAAACGGACAGACTCCTTTTGTAACAATTACATTTGGTACGGGAACTGACTGGACTGAACGAATGATTCAGAAAGCAATTCTGAAAAATCGTATTAAAGGCCTCGGTCGTGATGGGATAACTCCTATTTTCCCTAAGCTTGTTATGTTCGTTGAAGAAGGTGTTAATCTTTATAAAGACGATCCGAACTATGATATTAAGCAGCTTGCTCTAGAGTGTGCAAGCAAAAGGATGTATCCTGATATTATTTCAGCTAAGAACAATAAAGCTATCACCGGCTCATCTATTCCTGTTTCTCCAATGGGTTGCCGCAGTTTCTTGAGTGCGTGGAAAGATTCAACCGGTAATGAAATTCTTGATGGACGTAATAATCTTGGTGTTGTAACACTGAATCTTCCTCGTATTGCGTTGGATTCTTATATTGGAACACAGTTCAATGAACAGAAATTTACTGAATTGTTCAATGAGCGAATGGATTTATGTTTTGAAGCTTTGATGCGTAGAATTAGTTCCTTAAAAGGAGTTAAAGCGACTGTTGCTCCTATTCTTTACCAAGAAGGTGCATTCGGGGTTCGTCTTAAACCTGATGACGACATAATTGAGTTATTTAAAAACGGTAGAAGTTCAGTGTCTTTAGGATACATTGGTATTCATGAATTGAATATTCTTGTCGGTCGTGATATTGGACAAGAAATTTTAACTAAAATGAATGCTCGTCTTAAACAGTGGGCTGAAAGAACTGGGTTTGCTTTTAGTTTGTATTCGACTCCTGCTGAAAACCTTTGTTATCGCTTCTGTAAACTTGATACAGAAAAATATGGAAGTGTAAAAGATGTTACCGATAAAGGATGGTACACTAACAGTTTCCATGTTTCAGTAGAAGAAAATATTACTCCGTTTGAAAAGATTTCTCGCGAAGCCCCATATCATTTCATTGCGACAGGTGGTCACATTTCTTATGTTGAACTTCCTGATATGAAAAATAACCTAAAAGGTCTTGAGGCTGTCTGGGATTATGCTGCACAACATTTAGATTATTTTGGTGTTAATATGCCAGTAGATAAATGTTTTACATGTGGAAGTACCCATGAAATGACTCCTACTGAAAACGGATTTGTTTGTTCTATTTGTGGAGAAACTGATCCTAAAAAGATGAACACAATAAGAAGAACATGTGGTTATTTGGGAAATCCGAACGAACGCGGATTTAATCTCGGCAAAAATAAAGAAATCATGCATAGGGTTAAGCACCAATGAATTATGATAGATTTTATCCTTGCGATTTTGTTAATGGTCCTGGCTGCAGGACCGTTCTTTTCGTTACAGGTTGTTTGCATAAATGTGAAGGGTGTTATAATAAATCAACATGGAATGCTAGAAATGGTGTTCCATTCACTGGTGAAACACTAGAACAATTAATTGAATGTTTGAATAATGATTATATAGAAGGATTGACTATAACCGGAGGTGACCCTCTCTATCCTGATAACAGAGACGTGATTCACTCTGTGGTTCAAACTATTAAAAATCTTTATCCCAATAAAAGCATTTGGTTGTGGACAGGATATAAGTTTGAAGATATTAAACAACTAGAAATGCTTAAATATGTTGATGTTATTATTGATGGGAAGTATGAGAAAAATCTTCCGACCAAAAAGCTGTGGCGAGGATCAGATAATCAGCGACTTTGGTCAAATACCGATGGGGTGTGGACACATGATTAAATTGAATTACATTATGGATACTATAAATGATATGATTTTTCATTTTGGTCCAGAATTTTATTCGCAATATAGTTTAGTGCTTATCAATGCTTGGTTAATCAATTAAGGGTAAAATATGTATAAATTTCGTAAAGGTTTAGCTGATTTTCTTACAACTGTAACGTTCTTTTTGTTTATGGCAGTTGGTGCTATTTTTCTTATTCCTTTTATTGCTATATTTTTCGTGATTAGCTTAATTTCTCCAGAAAAAGGCTTATCTTCTAGCGAGTTCAATGAGCGTCTGGATAAAATTACTAACAAGCTGAATTCTGTTCTTGATAAAAAGGCTTAATTATGATTAGTTTTGAGCGGTATGTGGTAGAGAGTTGGAAGGGTTTTGATATGTTCGGTAATGACTATTATTTCTATGAATGTAGTCTAAATCCTAGTTTTTGGGCTGGACGAGAACGAGAACTTGAAGAAATTAATAACCGCGCTGAATTGTTAGGTGAATTACCTACGGTTTATTTTACCTTTGATGCATCTGGATTTGTTATCCAGGTTTATTTTCCTGAAGAAAATTCTGGCGATGATTCTGTTAACCCGCCATACTGGGCTTATCAAGGAATTATTTCTCGTGGAACAAAACTCGAACTTAAAGAATAAGATTGAAGTCTATGGAATTCCAGATGAAGTAGGTCGTTGTCCTGGATGTCAATCAGTTACAAAACTTCTAAAGGAGCTTAATGCTCCTTTTACTTTCTATAAAGTTCTTACAAATAATGGTAAGATTGAGTATGATCGTCCACTGATTGTATCTCTTGCTAAACGCGCTGGATTCACATCTCTTAACATTCGTTATCCAGTCATTTTCATCAATGATTCTAGACAAAAGAACATTAAACACTTCAAAGAAACTCTCATTTCACTTGGATATGATAGAGATATCATAGAAGACTAAGGCGGGCCCTCTGGGCCTTTCTTTCTTACATTCTGTATATTACCATTCTAAGCTATCGTTCCCTTCTTGTCATTCCCTAAAATATTTTTCACAAAGTTGTTTACAACAAGTTCAAACCGTGGTATTATTAACATATGAATTACCTTTGAGGAATTGATATGGTTATGGTTGATAAAGAAATTAAAAAGGGACAGTATTATCTCATTAATGGTAATGCTGTTCGTGTTACTCATGTAAATAGTTTTGAAGTTTGCTATATTATACTCAAGTTACATAAACGCATGATTTGCGATCGTGCTGTATTTAGTTCAGTTGCGAAGGAAATTAAACTCCATGGGTAAAACGTATCGTCGTAAAGACTTAAAAGTGCGTGATTATGACTATTTTGGAAAGCGTAAAGCTCCAGACGGTGTAAGTCATAAAGATATGGTTGAAAACATTTTTCGCTCAGATAAATGGCGTAGAATGAAAGGTATTGATTCAGAAGTTAAAGATGAGCTAAATCGCCAATTACGTGGTGAAGTAAGAAAGTTGAAAAAATCAGTTTACATTGACGATGATTTTGATTATAATACTTCTCAACGAGTTGCTAAACGTAAATCAAACGAGTGTTATCGTTATAGCTGAGGAAATTATGAATATCAAACGAATGCTTTTTAAGCAAGGGCTATACACTTTAAATGTTACTCCAAAAGGTGATACAACTAAGTGGTCAGTAAATGACTGGATTAAATTCATTGATGAAAACGGTAATTGGAAAATTTAAATGAATCCTGAATCTATGTTATCGCAAAAGCTTCGTGAAGAACGCGCCAAATTTTTCCAGAACATGAAACACAATGGTATTGAGGACGAAGTTTTTCTAAATTGGTTCTGGAATAATAAGTACACAGCATGCGAAGGAGCCTTGTCATTGTCAGTCGCAATGATGTACGAAGGCTGGAAGGGTGCCAAAAAGTTTAGCTAAGGGCTTCGGCCCTTTTTGGATAATAAAATTTTAATGCAATTGAGGATAATGTATGACTATTCAAATTAAAAACGCCATCAATTCTTACGCATATGATAAAGTAGTTTCTCTGCTAGAAAAAGGCGATATTGTAACTCCTCAAATTTTGGATAAATGGGAAAAAGAGCTTCATCAGACGATGAAACAGAATGATCAGAAGATTGGACGCAATACTGTCCGTGAATTGTTGGTTCAATATATCTTGTCAGAATTTGATGTTAAAGCTTTTGGTGTAGAATCTAAAGCTTATCAAAAGCATGAAATTTCCGATAAAACTATTCGTCGTATGAAAAATCAACGCAAGAAAAAATTTGCAGACCTGAAAATTACTAAGGTATAATTATGAACGAAGCTCTTATTAACGATTTACGTCTTGCTGGGTATGAAGTAAATACAAATGGCATTGGTTTAACTCAAATTGAAGGAAACGGATTCATCCTTGAGTATGAATTTAGCCAATGGTGGTTATATGCCAATTACGGCGAATTGATTGAATATGTTGATCAATTTGATTCACTAGATGCAGCTTTTGAAGCGGCTAAGTTGATGAATGTATGAAATTTATTAATATTTCTATTACTATTGAAAATTATGGCATTTTCTATGTTGACCAATACATGAAAATTTCATTTTTCCCAAATAAGACTGGTGTTGGATATTGGGAAAGTCATGTTTCTGAATTAAATGAAAGTGAATACGTTAGCACACATGAAAAGTTTTTAGACTTTTTATATCATGCTGATTTAACTAGTCATTATATAGATATTCATGAATTTAAAAAGATGATGGAGAAAGTATTCCAAGCATATTGTTTACTTAGATAACTGATATCCTCTATGCTTTAAGATAGATCTTCAAATATTATGATATAATAGATCTATGAATTGAGCTAAGAGGTGAAAATGTCAGAAACTAAGCCTAAATATAATTACGTAAACAATAAAGAGCTTTTACAAGCTATTATTGATTGGAAAACAGAATTAGCAAATAATAAAGACCCAAATAAAGTAGTTCGTCAGAATGATACTATCGGATTAGCCATTATGCTTATTGCAGAAGGCTTATCTAAGCGTTTCAACTTTTCAGGATACACCCAGTCTTGGAAACAAGAAATGATTGCAGATGGTATAGAAGCTTCTATTAAGGGGCTTCATAATTTTGATGAAACGAAATATAAAAACCCACATGCATATATAACTCAAGCTTGTTTTAATGCATTCGTCCAACGTATTAAAAAAGAACGTAAGGAAGTTGCAAAGAAATACAGTTACTTCGTTCACAATGTCTATGACAGTCGTGACGACGATATGGTTGCGTTAGTAGATGAAACTTTTATTCAAGACATCTACGATAAAATGACGCATTACGAAGAATCAACCTATAGAACACCGGGGGCTGAAAAGAAAAGTGTTGTAGACGATTCTCCTAGTTTGGATTTTTTATATGAGGCTAACGATTAACCTCTCCGGATTCTTGGAAGAAATACCTGAAGTTGAAGCTATTCCCTATTTACTTAAAATGTATCTCAGGGAAGTTTTAGCTCTTGACATTGATATTGATCCAGAAAATCCGTATGATACCGCTTTTAAATCTAATGGTGTAGAATTAAACTATCGGTATCATTTAACAGATGATGATTTTTATTTTATATTAGAGAAATAATATGACTGATAAACCCGAAATTAATGATGAAGTGGAAAAGCTTATTTCTTCTCTTGAAGAAAAGAACCGTCTTGAAGCAGAAAGAAAAGCAAATAAGTTATTGTCTAAAAACAAACGCGAACTGAACCGTCTTTATAAGCACGCTCAGATTGCAGCTGAAAACAATAATTTCGCTCAATACGAATATGCTATCAAGAAAAGTCGGGATATTCTAAAACAGCCATATAACGATGAACTCATTAGTATTCTTTGGAAGACTACTAGATCGCAGATTGAGGATATGATTGATGCTTACACACGTAAAATTCAAGCGTCTTAAAATTAATGCAGGATTTACTGAATCTTTGAATGGTCATCTTTGCGTGAAAATTTCTGAAAAAGAATACCATGATAGTTCAATTAAAGAAGTTAATCCTCCTATTGTAAGAGCAGACCCTAATATGAAAGTGTGGGTTGATTCCTATCAAGTCAAAAAATGGTGGCAACTGTGAAAGATGAACACCCAGACTTCTGAAATAGATTATAATAAAATTCGTTCCTCTAAAGAGGAAATGATGAGACGCTTTAAAGAGTCTCATGATAAAGCTAAAGCAGAAGGAACTATAAAATATAAGCGCATAAAATTTAAAAGTTCTAACGAGCCTCTGTATGGCGTATTATGTGGATAGGAGCTTCGGCTCCTATATTGCTTTATAAATTTTTGGTAAAATAAACCAAAACAAAGAGGATATTAAATGAAAGTATGTATTTTTATGGCTCGAGGTCTTGAAGGTTGTGGTGTAACTAAATTTTCTCTTGAGCAACGTGATTGGTTTATTAAGAATGGTCATGAAGTAACTTTGGTTTATGCTAAAGATAAATCATTTACTCGTAATTGCGCGCATGATTATAAATCATTTTCAATTCCGGTTTTATTGGCAAAAGAATATGATAAAACACTTAAGCTGGTAAATGATTGTGATATTCTAATTATCAATTCAGTTCCTGCTACTTCGGTTGAAGAAGACACTATTAATAACTATAAAAAAATTATTGATAACATTAAACCTTCTGTTCGTGTTGTAGTTTATCAACATGACCATTCTTCTCTTTCTTTGCGCCGAAATTTGGGATTAGAAGAAACTGTTCGTCGAGCTGATGTTATTTTTAGCCATTCTGATAATGGTGATTTTAATAAAGTTCTGATGAAAGAATGGTATCCTGAAACAGTTTCTCTGTTTGATGATATTGAAGAAGCACCGACAGTATATAACTTTCAGCCTCCTATGGATATTGCGAAGGTTCGGTCAACCTACTGGAAAGATGTTTCTGAAATTAACATGAATATCAACCGTTGGATTGGTCGTACGACCACATGGAAAGGTTTTTATCAGATGTTTGATTTTCATGAAAAACATCTTAAACCTGCAGGACTAAGTACTATTATGGAAGGTCTGGAACGTTCTCCAGCGTTCATTCCTATTAAAGAAAAAGGAATTCCATACGAGTATTATCGTCTTCATCAAGTAGACCAAATTAAAATTGCTCCTAATTTGCCAACGCAAATTCTTGACCGTTATGTAAATAGCGAAATGCTTGAACGTATGAGTAAATCCGGTTTTGGTTATCAGTTGAGTAAGTTGGATAAAAAATATCTACAACGTTCTTTAGAATATACTCATCTCGAGCTTGGTGCATGTGGAACAATTCCGGTATTTTGGAAATCTACTGGCGAAAATTTAAAATTCCGTGTTGATAATACTCCTTTGACCTCGCATGATAGCGGTATCATTTGGTTTGATGAAAATGACATGGAATCAACATTTGAACGTATTAAAGAACTGTCATCTGATCGAACTCTTTATGACCGCGAACGCGAAAAAGCTTATGAATTTTTGTATCAGCATCAAGATTCAAGCTTCTGCTTTAAAGAACAGTTTGACATTATTACAAAATAAAGGGCTTCGGCCCTTTAGCTTTATACGGAGTTTGATATAATGATATTTCTTGGATATGTGATACTTTTTCTTGCATTTTATCTATTCACTAGAGCATGTTGGATTGGGTTCTTTAGCACGCCAGATGGGTTTATTTCAATAATTTTATTTTGCATTTCAATGACGGTTCTTGATATATGAAAATTTTAAATTTAGGTGATTGGCATTTAGGCGTTAAAGCCGATGATGAGTGGGTTCAATCCATTCAGTTAGATGGAATTAAACAAGCAATAGAATATTCTAAGAAAAATGGAATTACTACATGGATTCAATACGGCGATATTTTTGATGTGCGAAAAGCAATCACGCATAAAACTATGGAGTTCGCTCGTGAAATAGTTCAAATGCTTGATGATGCTGGTATTACCTTACATACTGTTGTAGGAAACCATGATATGCACTTTAAAAATACTTTAACTCCAAATGCCTCTACTGAGCTTTTGGCTAAATATCCTAATGTTAAAGTATATGATAAGCCTACTACAGTAGATTTTGACGGATGTTTAATTGATTTAATTCCTTGGATGTGTGAAGAAAATACTGGTGAAATTCTTGAACACATCAAAACTTCATCTGCTTCTTTTTGCGTTGGTCACTGGGAACTGAACGGATTTTATTTTTATAAAGGAATGAAATCTCACGGTCTTGAACCTGATTTCCTTAAGACTTATAAGGAAGTGTGGTCTGGTCACTTCCATACTATCTCTGAGGCTGCTAACGTCAGATATATTGGGACACCATGGACACTAACTGCAGGTGACGAGAATGACCCTCGTGGGTTCTGGATGTTTGATACAGAAACAGAACGAATGGAATTTATTCCAAACAACACTACCTGGCATCGTAGAATTCATTATCCATTTAAAGGAAAAATTGACTATAAAGATTTTACAAATCTATCAGTACGTGTTATAGTAACTGAAGTAGACAAAAATCTAACGAAGTTCGAATCTGAACTAGAAAAAGTTGTGCATTCATTACGAGTTGTGTCAAAGATTGATAACTCTGTCGAGTCAGATGACAGTGAAGAAGTTGAAGTTCAATCTCTTCAGACGTTGATGGAAGAATACATTAATGCAATTCCAGACATCACTGATTCTGACCGTGAAGCACTTATTCAATATGCAAATCAGTTATATGTAGAGGCAACACAATGACTTTTGATGAATTTAAAAATGTTATGATGAGTCAGCATTTTGAATGCGAAGTAAAAGATGATATTGGGCATAAAGAAATTATTGAATATTGGTTTGAACCGCTAGAGGTTGAAGATAATTGTATTAAAAAGGTCACGGTCTGCACTGACTGGGCTGTATCTTTTAACTTCAACATTTTAGATAATGACACACCTAAATCATTGCGAGATATGGCCGTATCTTGTATTAAGGATGCATACTGTGAAGTTTTCGACATTTGACATTAATGATGAATTCATAGCAAACATTGATTATACCGAAGAAGATTCTAGATATGTTGGAATAATTTATATTACATCAAAAACAGCACAAGGCGTTGTTTGCATGGCTGAATTTGATGAATACTTTTTAGATTATGATGATATGATAGAATGGTCTAAAAGATACATTAAAAGGAATCTTTTGTGAAGAATTTTAAACTAAACCGAGTTAGGTATCAAAATATAATGTCAGTAGGTGGAAATCCTATTGACATTCAATTAGATAAGGTTCAAAAAACTCTTATTACTGGACGAAATGGCGGTGGTAAGTCTACTATGCTAGAAGCCATCACATTTGGGCTTTTTGGCAAGCCATTTCGTGATGTAAAGAAAGGTCAATTAATAAACAGCACAAATAAGAAAGAACTTTTAGTTGAACTGTGGATGGAATATGATGAGAAAAAGTACTATATCAAAAGAGGACAAAAACCAAACGTTTTCGAAATTACCGTTAACGGTACACGTCTTAATGAATCTGCCAGCAGTAAAGATTTCCAAGCAGAATTTGAACAGCTTATCGGAATGTCATATGCCAGTTTCAAGCAGATTGTTGTCCTTGGTACAGCAGGGTATACCCCTTTCATGGGTTTGTCGACCCCTGCGCGAAGAAAGCTTGTGGAAGACCTGCTCGAGGTAGGAACATTAGCTGAAATGGATAAGCTTAATAAAGCACTAATACGTGAATTAAATTCACAAAACCAAGTGCTTGATGTTAAAAAAGATAGTATTATCCAACAAATTAAAATATATAATGATAACGTTGAACGCCAGAAAAAATTAACGGGTGACAACCTTACACGTCTACAAAATATGTATGATGATTTGGCAAAAGAAGCTAGAACGCTAAAATCGGAAATAGAAGAAGCTAACGAAAGATTAGTTAATATTGTTTTGGATGAAGACCCTACTGATGCATTTAATAAAATCGGTCAAGAAGCAGTTTTAATTAAATCAAAAATTGACTCGTATAATAAAGTCATTAATATGTATCACGAAGGCGGATTATGTCCAACCTGCTTGTCACAATTAAGTTCCGGTGATAAAGTTGTTTCTAAAATTAAAGATAAAGTTTCTGAATGTACGCATTCGTTTGAACAGCTTTCAACGCATCGTGATAATTTAAAAGTTCTTGTTGATGAATACCGAGATAATATTAAAACTCAACAGTCGTTGGCAAATGATATTCGCAATAAAAAGCAATCTCTAATCACGACGGTAGATAAAGCCAAAAAAGTTAAAGCAGCTATAGAAAAAGCATCTTCTGAGTTTATTGACCATGCTGATGAAATAGCACTGCTTCAAGAAGAACTTGATAAAATTGTTAAGACAAAAACTAATTTAGTAATGGAAAAATACCACCGAGGAATTTTGACTGATATGCTCAAAGATTCTGGTATTAAAGGTGCTATTATTAAAAAGTACATTCCATTATTTAATAAGCAGATTAACCATTATCTTAAAATAATGGAAGCGGATTATGTGTTTACATTAGATGAAGAATTTAATGAGACAATTAAATCCCGTGGTCGTGAAGATTTTAGTTATGCTTCATTTAGTGAAGGTGAAAAGGCAAGAATTGATATTGCTCTTTTATTTACTTGGCGTGATATTGCTTCTATTGTATCTGGTGTTAGTATTAGTACATTAATACTCGATGAAGTGTTTGATGGGTCATTTGACGCCGAAGGTATTAAAGGTGTAGCTAATATTATAAATTCAATGAAAAACACTAATGTTTTTATAATTTCGCATAAAGACCATGACCCGCAAGAATATGGTCAGCATCTTCAAATGAAGAAAGTTGGTCGATTTACTGTAATGGTTTAATTTATAAGAGATTATGCTTTAATTTATTAGAGTATAATCTCTATGGAGGAAAAACATGGAATATTCAACTGGACAGCATCTATTAACTTTTCCTGAAATAAAACGATATATTCTGAGAAATAATTTTTCTAATGAAGAGCATATAGTTACTGAATCTATGCTTAGGAATGCATTTAAAGCAGAATATACAAAAATAATGTCCAATAGAAATGAAGCTTGGACTGTTACTGATTATTATGACTAAAGGTGTATTATGACTAAAATTACTGTGAATTATACTGTTGATGTAAAAGATATTCAGCCAAAACACGTGCGTTCTGAATCAAATCCACAAAACCAAAATAAAATTCGTCGAGCATGGGTTTTGTCTCTTTCTGATAACGCAATGGAAGTTATTCAGAACAAAATTAAATCTGCACCTGCTCGTCATGCGTATTATGAAGCTATCGATCGTGAAGTAAGTAATAAATGGATTGAACTAATGCGCAAACATACTACAGAATCCCTAAACGCCGGTGCTAAATTTATTATGACTTCATGCGGTGAACGCCTTGAAGATGAATATTGCGGTAATGCAGATGAACGTCTAATTGTTGCTGCTCAAATTGTTGCCGAAACAATCGCAGCTGATTTTAATCGTTAATTGCTTTATTTAATTAGTTATAAAATTAAATCTCATTTGAATTGAAGGAAATTACATGAAACTGTCTAAAGATACTACTGCTCTGCTGAAAAATTTCGCTACTATTAACTCCGGTATTATGCTTAAATCCGGTCAATTTATTATGACTCGTGCAGTTAATGGTACAACTTATGCGGAAGCAAATATTTCCGACACCATTGATTTTGATGTAGCAATTTACGATTTGAACGGTTTTCTCGGTATTCTGTCTCTAGTTAATGATGATGCAGAAATTTCCCAGTCAGAAGATGGAAATATTAAAATTGCTGATGCACGCTCAACAATTTTTTGGCCAGCAGCCGATCCGAGTACAGTAGTTGCTCCTAATAAACCAATTCCATTCCCGGTAGCATCTGTTGTTACTGAAATTAAAGCTGAAGACCTTCAACAACTGTTGCGTGTATCTCGTGGTCTGCAAATTGATACAATTGCTATCACGGTAAAAGAAGGTAAAATCGTAATTAACGGTTTTAATAAAGTAGAAGATTCTGCTCTTACCCGTGTTAAATATTCTTTGACTCTTGGTGATTATGATGGTGAAAATACATTTAATTTCATTATCAATATGGCAAATATGAAAATGCAACCAGGAAATTATAAACTTCTGCTCTGGGCAAAAGGTAAACAAGGCGCTGCTAAATTTGAAGGTGAACACGCGAATTATGTAGTAGCTCTTGAAGCTGATTCTACCCACGATTTTTAATAGAGGGCTTCGGCCCTTTATAATTTACACTAAAACTTGAATGAGGAAATTATGATTACCGTAAATGAAAAAGAACACATTCTTGAACAGAAATATCGTCCATCTACTATCGATGAATGTATTCTTCCCGCCTTTGATAAAGAAACCTTTAAATCTATTACAAGTAAAGGTAAGATTCCACATATTATTCTTCATTCTCCTTCTCCAGGAACAGGTAAAACAACTGTAGCGAAAGCATTGTGTCATGATGTAAATGCTGATATGATGTTTGTGAATGGTTCAGATTGTAAAATTGATTTCGTTCGTGGTCCTTTGACTAATTTTGCCAGCGCCGCTTCATTTGATGGTCGTCAAAAAGTAATCGTTATTGATGAATTTGACCGTTCAGGGCTAGCAGAGTCTCAGCGACATCTTCGTTCCTTTATGGAAGCTTATAGTTCAAACTGTAGTATTATTATTACTGCTAACAATATTGATGGTATTATTAAACCACTTCAGTCACGCTGCCGAGTTATTACATTCGGTCAACCGACCGATGAAGATAAAATTGAAATGATGAAGCAGATGATTCGTCGGTTGACTGAAATCTGTAAGCATGAAGGAATTGCTATAGCTGATATGAAAGTTGTAGCAGCTTTGGTTAAAAAGAATTTTCCTGATTTTCGTAAAACTATTGGCGAGCTCGATAGTTATTCATCTAAAGGTGTTTTGGATGCTGGTATTTTATCACTGGTTACTAACGATCGTGGTGCTATTGATGATGTTCTTGAATCTCTCAAAAATAAAGATGTTAAACAGCTCAGAGCTTTAGCACCAAAATATGCAGCCGATTATTCGTGGTTCGTAGGTAAACTTGCCGAAGAAATCTATACACGCGTAACTCCACAAAGTATTATTCGTATGTATGAAATTGTTGGTGAAAATAACCAGTATCACGGAATTGCGGCTAATACTGAATTACATTTAGCATATCTTTTCATTCAATTAGCATGCGAAATGCAGTGGAAGTGATATGAGCTTATTTGAAGATGATATTCAATTAAACGAGCATCAAGTTGCTTGGTATTCAAAAGATTGGACAGCTGTCCAATCTGCTGCTGATTCTTTTAAGGAAAAAGCTGAAAATGAATTTTTTGAAATAATTGGAGCTATTAATAATAAAACTAAATGCTCTATTGCTCAAAAAGATTATTCAAAATACATGGTTGAGAATGCATTATCACAATTTCCTGAATGCATGCCAGCTGTATATGCTATGAATTTAATTGGATCAGGCTTAAGTGATGAAGCTCATTTTAATTATCTAATGGCTGCAGTTCCTCGTGGTAAAAGATATGGTAAATGGGCAAAACTAGTTGAAGATTCCACCGAAGTATTGATTATTAAGTTACTTGCTAAGCGGTATCAAGTTAATACAAATGATGCAATTAACTATAAATCAATTCTTACTAAAAATGGAAAACTACCTTTAGTATTAAAAGAACTTAAAGGATTAGTCACGGATGATTTTTTAAAAGAAGTGACTAAGAACGTAAAAGAACAGAAACAACTCAAAAAACTAGCATTGGAATGGTAAAATGATTGAAATTACTCTTAAAAAACCTGAAGATTTTCTGAAAGTAAAAGAAACTTTGACTCGTATGGGAATTGCTAATAATAAAGATAAAGTTCTGTATCAGTCCTGTCATATTCTTCAGAAAAAAGGACTATACTATATCGTTCATTTTAAAGAAATGCTTCGTATGGATGGCCGTCAAGTTGAAATGACAGAAGAAGATGAAGTTCGTCGTGATTCGATTGCATGGCTGTTAGAAGATTGGGGACTGATTGAAATCGTTCCTGGACAAAGAACTTTTATGAAAGATTTAACTAATAACTTCCGAGTTATTTCTTTTAAACAAAAACATGAATGGAAACTCGTTCCTAAATATACGATTGGTAATTAATATGACTGCTATAACTCCGCAAGAATACATGGCGTCTCTTAAAGAAAAATATAATCTTTCTGCGACAGAAACACTTTTTGATTTACCAGAAAACCTCCAACTAAAATTTCAAGTAGAATTTCAAAAACTAGTTCATCCAGAACAAAAACATTTTACTGCAGTCGTTAAGTCAATTAATGCAGATGGATTGACAATTTTCACCCGGCAAATAGTACTAATTTAAGCAGGGGCTTCGGCCCCTTATTTGGAGTATAATATATCAAGAGCCTAATAACTCGGGCTATAAACTAAGGAATATCTATGAAAGAATTTTATATCTCTATTGAAACAGTCGGAAATAACATTGTTGAACGTTATATTGATGAAAACGGAAAGGAACGTACTCGTGAAGTAGAATATCTTCCAACTATGTTTAGACACTGTAAGGAAGAATCAAAATACAAAGACATTTACGGTAAAAACTGCGCTCCTCAAAAATTTCCATCAATGAAAGATGCTCGAGATTGGATGAAACGAATGGAAGACATCGGTCTCGAAGCTCTCGGTATGAACGATTTTAAACTCGCTTATATCAGTGATACATACGGTTCAGAAATTGTTTATGACCGAAAATTTGTTCGTGTAGCTAACTGTGACATTGAGGTTACTGGTGATAAATTTCCTGACCCAATGAAAGCTGAATATGAAATTGATGCTATCACTCATTACGATTCAATTGATGATCGTTTTTATGTTTTCGACCTTTTGAATTCAATGTACGGTTCAGTATCAAAATGGGATGCAAAGTTAGCTGCTAAGCTTGACTGTGAAGGTGGTGATGAAGTTCCTCAAGAAATTCTTGACCGAGTAATTTATATGCCATTCGATAATGAGCGTGATATGCTCATGGAATATATCAATCTCTGGGAACAGAAACGACCTGCTATTTTTACTGGTTGGAATATTGAGGGATTTGACGTTCCGTATATCATGAATCGCGTTAAAATGGTTCTCGGTGAACGTAGTATGAAACGCTTCTCTCCAATCGGTCGAGTAAAATCTAAACTTATCCAAAATATGTACGGTAGCAAAGAAATTTATTCTATTGATGGCGTATCTATTCTTGATTATTTAGATTTGTATAAGAAATTCGCATTTACTAATTTGCCGTCATTCTCTTTGGAATCAGTTGCTCAGCATGAAACCAAAAAAGGTAAATTACCATACGACGGTCCTATTAATAAACTTCGTGAGACTAATCATCAACGATACATTAGTTATAACATCATTGACGTAGAATCAGTTCAAGCAATTGATAAAATTCGCGGGTTTATCGATCTAGTTTTAAGTATGTCTTATTACGCTAAAATGCCTTTTTCTGGTGTAATGAGTCCTATTAAAACCTGGGATGCCATTATTTTTAACTCATTGAAAGGTGAACATAAGGTTATTCCTCAACAAGGTTCGCATGTTAAACAGAGTTTTCCGGGTGCATTTGTGTTTGAACCTAAACCAATTGCTCGTCGATATATTATGAGTTTTGACTTGACGTCTCTGTATCCGAGCATTATTCGTCAGGTTAACATTAGTCCTGAGACTATTCGTGGTCAGTTTAAAGTTCATCCAATTCATGAATATATCGCAGGAACAGCTCCTAAACCAAGTGATGAATATTCTTGTTCTCCGAATGGATGGATGTATGATAAGCATCAAGAAGGTATCATTCCAAAGGAAATCGCTAAAGTATTTTTCCAGCGTAAAGATTGGAAAAAGAAAATGTTCGCTGAAGAAATGAATGCCGAAGCTATTAAAAAGATTATTATGAAAGGCGCAGGGTCTTGTTCAACTAAACCAGAAGTTGAACGATATGTTAAGTTCAGTGATGATTTCTTAAATGAACTATCGAATTATACTGAATCTGTTCTTAATAGTCTGATCGAAGAATGTGAAAAAGCAGCTACACTTGCTAACACAAATCAGCTGAACCGTAAAATTCTTATTAACAGTCTTTATGGTGCTCTTGGTAATATTCATTTCCGTTACTATGATTTGCGAAATGCTACTGCTATCACAATTTTCGGCCAAGTTGGTATTCAGTGGATTGCTCGTAAAATTAATGAATATCTGAATAAAGTATGCGGAACTAATGGCGAAGATTTCATTGCAGCAGGTGATACTGATTCGGTATATGTTTGTGTAGATAAAGTTATTGAAAAAGTTGGTCTTGACCGATTCAAAGAGCAGAACGATTTAGTTGAATTCATGAATCAGTTCGGTAAGAAAAAGATGGAACCTATGATTGATGTTGCATATCGTGAGTTATGTGATTATATGAATAATCGCGAGCATCTGATGCATATGGACCGTGAAGCTATTTCTTGCCCTCCACTTGGTTCAAAGGGCGTTGGTGGATTTTGGAAAGCGAAAAAGCGTTATGCTCTGAACGTTTATGATATGGAAGATAAGCGTTTTGCTGAACCACATCTAAAAATCATGGGTATGGAAACTCAGCAGAGTTCAACGCCTAAAGCGGTCCAAGAAGCTCTCGAAGAAAGTATTCGTCGTATTCTTCAGGAAGGTGAAGAGTCTGTCCAAGAATATTACAAGAACTTCGAGAAAGAATATCGTCAACTTGACTATAAAGTTATTGCTGAAGTAAAAACTGCGAACGATATAGCGAAATATGATGATAAAGGTTGGCCAGGATTTAAATGTCCGTTCCATATTCGTGGTGTGCTAACTTATCGTCGAGCTGTTAGCGGTTTAGGTGTAGCTCCAATTTTGGATGGAAATAAAGTAATGGTTCTTCCATTGCGTGAAGGAAATCCATTTGGTGACAAATGCATTGCTTGGCCGTCGGGTACAGAACTTCCAAAAGAAATTCGTTCTGACGTACTGTCTTGGATTGACTACTCAACTTTGTTCCAAAAATCGTTTGTTAAACCGCTTGCGGGCATGTGTGAATCGGCTGGTATGGACTATGAAGAAAAAGCTTCGTTAGACTTCCTGTTTGGCTGATAGAATAAATCTAGGGACCTCCGGGTCCCTTTTTCATACAAGTAATATAAATCTATACTTATGAAAAACAGATGATTCTGGACATTTAGAATTCCCTAAAAAATTTTCACAAAACTGTTTACAAGAATGTTCTTCCATGGTACTATACAACTATCAACTACTGATACGGATTTGGAGAATAAAATGAAAATTGTTATGGGATGCTTAGCAGTTTGTTTAGTTGCATTAGCAGCAGTTCCATTTGTTAGTGTTGAAAATGATACTCAACCTGTGATTGAATCTAGCACTGTTATTCACACTAATGGTAAAATATCAGTTAAAATTGATGATAATCTTCATGTGAATACAAATGGATCTTTAGGTGTGCAAATGGGTAATACCTGCATAAGCACTACTGGAGTAATTACTACTTGCATTTGAGGAAATTATTATGAAAATCGCTATTTTGGTTATTGCATTAGGTCTTACTGGTTGTGTAGCTCAAGGACCGGTAGTAAATCAGTCTGATGCAGGAAAAATTGTAAACTGTTCAAGCAAGTTTTATAATCCTAATGTCAAGTGTTATAAAGAAGCTCCAAAACAGACAGTAGAACAAATGCAGGCGAATTTTGACGAGGCTATTCGTCCAGATGAATCTGCTCAAGCATATCGTAATTCTGATGTAATTACACGCGAAGAAAAAATTGAAAACTACTGCGCCGAGCTTTGGGCAAATTGGGCTAATAATTACCAATGGCGTACCGGTAAAAATGCTCCGATGGAGTATGTAGTGAATTCTTATAATTCATGCGTAAAAAATTTGACTAAGTGAGGAGAACATGGAAACTTTAGTAGCAGGTTCAATTTTTATGGTTTTAGTTTCAGGTGTGTTGGCTATTATTATATACATGCTTCCATGGTTTATCGCCTTGATGCGTGGGTCAAAATCGACAGTAGGAATCTTTTTCACGTCTTTGCTGTTTAACTGGTCAATTATTGGTTGGTTTATTACATTTATTTGGTCAATTGCGGGTGAAACCAAAAAGTCTGCACAGCCAAATCAAGTAATTATCATCAGAGAGAAGGAATGAAAAGCAAAATTATAGCAGTGTTGCTTTTAATCTTGATGATTATAATAAGTATATACTATAGTGTAACGGTTCCTCTTATGATTCCAACTATTATTTTAGGTTGGGGTTTATTACTGTTACAAGTTAAATATGAATGTATCAATTGAGGTTTAAATGATTAGTGACTCTATGACAGTTGAAGAAATCCGTCTTCATTTGGGGCTTGCATTAAAAGAAAAAGATTTCGTAGTTGATAAAACTGGTGTTAAAACTATTGAAATTATTGGTGCATCATTTGTAGCAGATGAACCTTTTATTTTTGGCGCTCTTAATGATGAATACATTCAACGTGAACTTGAATGGTATAAGTCTCAAAGTCTGTTTGTTAAAGATATTCCAGGTGAAACACCAAAGATTTGGCAACAGGTAGCATCTTCTAAAGGCGAAATTAACTCGAATTATGGTTGGGCCATCTGGTCAGAAGATAACTATGCCCAGTATGATATGTGTTTAGCTGAACTTGGTCAAAATCCTGATTCTCGACGTGGTATCATGATTTATACTCGTCCATCCATGCAGTTTGACTACAATAAAGACGGTATGTCAGATTTCATGTGTACGAATACAGTACAGTACCTGATTCGTGATAAGAAAGTCAATGCAGTAGTAAGCATGCGTTCAAATGACGTGGTCTTCGGATTCCGTAATGATTATGCATGGCAAAAATACGTATTAGATAAATTAGTATCTGATTTGAATGCAGGTGATTCAACTCGTCAGTATAAAGCAGGTTCCATTATATGGAATGTCGGGAGCCTTCATGTGTATTCCCGTCATTTTTATTTGGTTGACCATTGGTGGAAAACTGGTGAAACACATATTGCGAAAAAAGATTATAACGGTGAGTGGAAATGATTCAATTCGTAATTCCAAGCTATCAACGCGTAGGGGCAGTTTCTGCCCTTGATATGTTTCCATCTGATTATGAACCGCATATTGTAGTACGTGAACACGAAGAAAAAGCTTATTATGACGCTTACGAGTCTAGAGCTAAAATTATAACTATTCCTGATGATGTTAACGGAATTGCTGGTACTCGTAAAGCAATTACTGATATGTATGCAGGTCAACGAATTTGGATGATTGATGATGATACTACTATTCGTATGAGCTCAATGCGAAAGAAAGATGACCGTCGTTGTGTAGATAAAGTCAATCAATTAACCCGTGAACAGTTCTATGAATTGATTCAATACGTCGAAGATGCCATGGATTGCGGGTATTATCATGGCCATGCTCGTCTACCTATTTTTAAAATTACTTCATCTTGGGGTAATTATCGTGAAAATTCATATGGATTCACGAATACATGGTATGACCTCGGAAAACTTACGACAGAACAAATTGGGTATGGAAAAATTGATTTATGCGAAGATATGTATGCATTTCTCAATTTAATTAATCAAGGTTATCCGCATTTGGCCCTGTTCAAATATCTGGTTGTATCTGGAAAAGCACAAGCTCCTGGCGGATGTAGTTCAATTCGTAGTAATTCAAAACATAATAGAGCTCTTGAGCAAATCAACAGAGAGTTTCCAGAGCAAGCTCGTTGGAAAACATCGAATATTGAAAAGAGAAAATCGTTGGGTGAAGAAGACGAGCCATTAAAGGTTCTTCGCATGTGTGTTTCGCGCAAAGAAAAATCAGAAGCGTTTCATAAGTTTAATGCTATTCATCCGATAGCAGTTGATTAATGCCTAAATTTATTGTGTTATAATTACTCTATCTTTAACCAGTGAGGAAAATATAATGATGCCTATGGAAAAAATGAATGTCTATTGCAGATTTAAAATCCCGTTTGATTAAAGCTTCCACTTCTAAAATGACTGCTGAACTGACTACATCTAAATTCTTTAATGAAAAGGATGTAATCCGTACAAAAATCCCAATGCTTAATATTGCTATTTCTGGTGCGATTGATGGCGGCATGCAGTCTGGTTTAACTATTTTCGCAGGGCCTTCTAAACACTTTAAATCAAATATGTCTTTGACTATGGTTGCGGCATATTTGAACAAATATCCTGACGCGGTTTGTCTATTCTATGATAGTGAATTTGGTATTACTCCAGCTTATTTGCGATCCATGGGAGTTGACCCGGAACGAGTAATTCATACGCCGATTCAGTCAGTTGAACAGCTGAAAATTGATATGGTGAATCAGCTTGAAGCTATTGAGCGTGGTGAAAAAGTTATTGTATTCATCGACTCAATCGGTAATATGGCTTCTAAGAAAGAAACGGAAGATGCCTTGAATGAAAAATCTGTGGCAGATATGACTCGTGCTAAATCACTGAAGTCATTATTCCGTATTGTTACTCCTTACTTTAGCATTAAAAATATTCCATGTGTTGCGGTTAACCATACAATTGAAACAATTGAAATGTTTAGTAAAACCGTGATGACAGGTGGTACAGGCGTAATGTATTCGGCTGATACCGTATTCATTATCGGTAAACGTCAGATTAAAGATGGTTCTGATCTTCAAGGGTATCAATTTGTTCTAAATGTAGAAAAATCTCGTACCGTTAAAGAAAAAAGTAAATTCTTTATTGATGTTAAATTTGACGGCGGTATCGATCCTTATTCTGGATTGTTAGATATGGCTCTAGAATTAGGATTCGTGGTAAAACCTAAAAATGGTTGGTATGCTCGTGAATTTCTTGATGAAGAAACCGGCGAGATGATTCGCGAAGAAAAATCTTGGCGTGCAAAAGATACCAACTGCACTACATTCTGGGGTCCTTTATTTAAGCATCAACCATTCCGTGATGCTATTAAGCGTGCTTATCAGTTAGGTGCTATTGATAGTAATGAAATTGTTGAAGCTGAAGTTGATGAATTGATTAACTCAAAGGTTGAAAAATTTAAATCTCCAGAAAGTAAAAGTAAATCAGCTGCTGATTTAGAAACTGACCTCGAACAGTTAAGTGATATGGAAGAATTTAATGAATAAAGATGATTTAGACTTAGATCTAGAAATTATCGATGAATCCCCCTCTTCGGAGGGGGAAGAAGAAAGAAAAGAACGTCTTTTTAATGAATCTCTTAAGATAATTAAATCTGCCATGGAAAATGTTATCCAGGAGATTGTCATTAAACTAGAAGATGGTTCTACACACATTGTGTATGTGACAAAATTAGATTGGGTTGATGGAAAAGTCGTAATGGACTTTGCTGTTCTTGACCAAGAAAGAAAAGCTGAGTTAGCTCCTCATGTAGAAAAATGTATTACAATGCAACTACAAGATGCATTTAATAAAAGGTCAAAGAAAAAGTTTAAATTCTTTTAAGGAGTAAGTGTGGTAGAAATTATTCTTTCTCATCTCATATTTGATCAAGCTTATTTTTCAAAAGTTTGGCCATATATGGATTCAGAATATTTTGAAAGTGGTCCAGCTAAAAATACGTTCAAATTAATTAAATCTCATGTTAACGAGTACCATAGCGTTCCATCTATTAATGCGTTAAATGTTGCATTAGAAAATAGTTCATTTACTGAAACAGAATATTCTGGTGTAAAAACACTTATTTCAAAACTAGCTGATTCTCCGGAAGACCACAGTTGGTTAATAAAAGAAACAGAAAAATATGTTCAGCAAAGGGCGATGTTTAATGCTACGTCTAAAATAATCGAAATTCAAACTAATGCTGAGCTTCCTCCGGAAAAACGAAATAAGAAAATGCCGGACGTTGGTGCTATTCCTGACATCATGCGCCAAGCATTATCAATTTCATTTGATAGTTACGTTGGTCATGATTGGATGGATGACTACGAAGCACGTTGGCTATCTTATATGAATAAAGCTCGTAAGGTTCCATTTAAACTCAGAATTCTAAACAAAATTACGAAAGGCGGAGCTGAAACAGGAACACTGAACGTTTTAATGGCTGGCGTTAACGTTGGTAAGTCATTAGGATTGTGTTCATTAGCAGCGGATTATTTACAGCTTGGTCATAACGTTCTTTATATCTCCATGGAAATGGCCGAAGAAGTCTGTGCTAAACGTATTGATGCTAATATGCTTGATGTTTCTCTTGATGACATTGATGATGGACATATTTCTTACGCTGAGTATAAAGGAAAAATGGAAAAATGGCGTGAGAAATCTACTCTTGGTCGTTTAATCGTTAAACAGTACCCTACTGGTGGAGCAGATGCTAATACATTCAGGTCTCTCTTGAATGAATTGAAGCTCAAAAAGAATTTTGTTCCAACAATCATTATTGTCGACTATCTGGGTATTTGTAAATCTTGTCGCATCCGAGTTTATTCAGAAAATAGCTACACAACTGTTAAAGCTATTGCAGAGGAATTGCGTGCTCTGGCTGTTGAAACCGAAACTGTTCTTTGGACTGCAGCACAGGTCGGTAAACAAGCTTGGGACTCTTCCGATGTTAACATGAGCGATATTGCAGAATCTGCTGGTCTTCCAGCAACAGCTGATTTTATGCTTGCGGTCATTGAAACCGAGGAGCTAGCAGCTGCTGAACAACAACTCATTAAGCAAATCAAATCACGATATGGTGATAAGAATAAGTGGAATAAGTTTTTGATGGGTGTTCAAAAAGGAAATCAAAAATGGGTAGAAATTGAACAAGATTCTACTCCAACCGAAGTGAGTGAAGTAGCAGGTTCACAACAGATTCAGGCTGAACAGAATCGCTATCAAAGAAACGAATCAGCTCGAGCTCAGTTAGATGCTTTGGCAAATGAATTAAAATTTTAGTTTACAAGCTGACAAGACTATGGTATAGTAGTCTTGTTGGTTAAATGAGGAGATTGTTATGGAATTGGTAAAGGTAGTTTTTATGGGGTGGTTTAAGAATGAAAGCATGTTTACTAAAGAAATCGCAATGATGAAAGATGACGTTCAATGGGCTACTACTCAATATGCTGAAGTTAATAAAGCATTAGTTGAAGCTTTCATTGATGACAAGAAAGTGTGCGAAGTGGATTGCCGAGGATAATATGCATATTGTTTTATTTAAACCTACTCCGTATAACGTCAGGAAAAATACTCAATTCAAAGCACTTATTGCGGATACGTGGGAATTGGTGTTAGATATTCCAGCAGAAGAAAGTCCTCCATTTGGTCGAGTGGAATTTATTAAGTTTGCTGTACGTCCTACGAAGAGGCAGATTCGTCAGTGTAAAAGGTATTTTCGTAAGATCGTTAAGCTAGAGAAACAGTTTGTAACATGTGATTACACAGAAGTTTTAAAATAGCTGTTTACTTTTGTTGGAAATTGAGATACTATATAAACATAAACTACTGAGGAGATTATCATGAAAAAATTTATTTTTGCTACAATTTTTACTTTGGCTTCTTGTGCTGCTCAGCCTGCTATGGCAGGATATGATAAAGACTTGTGTGAATGGTCTATGACTGCAGATCAGACTGAAGTTGAAACTCAAATTGAAGCGGATATTATGAATATCGTTGAGCGTGATCGCCCCAATATGAAAGTTGAAGTACAAAAACAGCTTAAATCAGGTGGTGTGATGCAGTATAATTATGTTTTGTATTGTGACCCTAATTTTGATAACAAAAATATCGTAACCGAAATCACAGGTGAATAATATGATTTATTATATGCACAAAAATCCACCGTTTAAATACGGTAAATTTCCTGATGCACAATGTTATAATATAACGCCTGATGAAAATAACCGTGGATATCTTATTGGCACAATTTTTGTAATTGTTAAAGATAACGAAATCGTTGCCTGGGCAGATTTTAAAGGTACAACATATGATGTTAATCCGGTGCCTTTCACATATTACAATTTAATGGATTTGGCATACGATTATAATTGGTTTAATCAAGACACTTTGGCTCATATTGAAGGTGTAGGATTTGATATTTCATATTCGGAATACACTTTAAGCCCTATAAGTCGAGCCCATAAAGAACCTGAATATTTTTCATTTAGGAAACGTGTAAACTTTAAACGCAGCACAGAGTATGTCGGTGGAATCTTTGTTAAAGATAATCGAATTATTCGTATTAATTATCCTTTGAGCGTTAGTCAAAAAGATATTGATGTTGATTTAGATTTCACTGAAAATAATATTAATAATATTGCTTCTGTGTATTTTGGTATCGATCACAAAATTGTAATATGTGGATATGAATTACCGTTTGAAGAACAGCCTAAAGTAAAAGTTTCTATTGATGATCAAATTTTTAATGCTTTTATGAATAAAGGTTAATATGCATATTTCTTCTGAACTTTCATTTTTAAATATGGAAAAAATTTCATTTAGTTTAGTAGATGAAATCATTCATTGTGGCTTTTATGAACCGCGTTTTAACAGTGAAGTTGGGTATATTATAGTAAAAGATAATTTGATTTTAAAGGTATATTCGGCGGTAAAGGATTTTCATCACGAAAATATTAACTTAAAATTTAATAAAGAAAATGTTCTTCATTGTGCAGTAGCAATTACTGGAAATCAGGGTACATGTGTTATGCTATCTGACGAAATTAATGATTTATTAAATGAAATGGAAGATATCACTGTACCATCTATTGACGATCAAATTTTTAATGCTTTTATGAATAGAGGTTAATATGAAAACATATAAAGAATTTATCAAAGAAGATATGGTAGCTGGAGATTCAGGTGGTAATCCTAAAAATATCTCCACTGGAACAACGTCAGGTGCTGTAGTAAATAAAGGTCCTGAACAGATTCCTAAAAAGAAAAAAGAGGAATCTAAAGAAAAAGAAGAGTAAAAATGTCATCAATACCTTGGATTGATAATGAGTTTGCGTATCGTGCATTAGCTCATTTACCTAAATTCACACAAGTAAATAATAGTTCAACTTTTAAATTACGGTTTAGATGCCCAGTGTGTGGAGATTCAAAAACCGACCAGAATAAAGCCCGTGGATGGTATTATGGTGATAATAATGAAGGAAATATTCATTGTTATAACTGTAACTATCATGCACCAATCGGAATATATTTAAAGGAGTTTGAACCCGATTTATATCGTGAGTATATCTTTGAAATAAGAAAAGAAAAAGGTAAAAGTCGTCCAGTAGAAAAACCTAAAGAACTTCCTAAACAACCTGAGAAGAAAATAATTAAATCTCTTCCGTCATGCATCAGATTAGATAAATTGGCGGAAGACCATCCAATTATAAAATATGTAAAAGCTCGTTGTATTCCAAAGGATAAATGGAAATATCTTTGGTTTACAACTGAATGGCCTAAATTAGTTAATAGTATAGCTCCAGGAACATATAAAAAGGAAACACCTGAGCCTCGTCTTGTTATTCCAATTTATAATGCTAACGGAAAAGCTGAGTCTTTTCAAGGACGTGCATTAAAGAAAGATGCTCCTCAAAAATATATCACCATCAAAGCTTATCCTGAGGCAACAAAAATCTATGGAGTCGAACGAGTCAAAGATGGTGATGTATATGTTCTAGAAGGACCTATAGATTCGCTTTTTATTGAAAATGGTATAGCTATTACAGGTGGTCAATTAGACCTAGAAGTTGTTCCATTTAAAGATAGACGTGTGTGGGTTTTAGATAATGAACCTCGTCATCCTGACACTATTAAGCGAATGACTAAATTAGTTGATGCAGGAGAAAGGGTTATGTTTTGGGATAAATCTCCCTGGAAATCAAAAGATGTTAATGATATGATTAGAAAGGAAGGTGCAACCACTGAACAAATTATGGAATATATGAAAAATAATATTGCTCAGGGGTTGATGGCTAAAATGCGGTTATCTAAATATGCTAAGATTTAAATTAACCCAACTAAAGCGAATGCTAAATCTACGAATGTATCAAGAGTAACTACTGGAATATTAATACCATGTGCAATTGCAACAGGTGATAAAATAAAGTTCCAGAGTAAAATTCCTACCATAGCAGAAATAGTAAAAGCTATACGCTTTTTATTACCTTTGATGGCATTAACAAGTGCCATTAATTTTTGTACCATATGTCCTCCTTATTGCTTTATATATTTATTGTATAATTAATCTACTAACCCATGAATTGAAAGGAAAAATAATGGCATACTTTAATGAATGTTCACAACTGATTGAAGGCGCTGATAAAGCTCAAAATGAATACTGGGATATTCTCGGTGATGAAAAAGACCCGTTGCAAGTTATGCTTGATATGCAGAAATCTCTGCAGGTTCGTTTAGCTAAAGATAAACCTGAATATAACCGTCATCCTGATGATTTGGCTACTGCGGGTGAAGTTGTTGATTGGCTGCGTAATCAGAAAGATTATATTGATGATGAATTCCGCGAACTATTGACTTCTCTTGGTGGTATGAGCAATGGTGAAAAAGATGCATCTGCTGTATGGAAGCCTTGGAAAGCTCAACATGGTGAACGACGTGAAACTCTGATTACTGATTTGTCTCCACAAGACCAGTTGGAAATTAAATTCGAAATGATTGATATTCTTCATTTCGTTCTGAACATGTTCCAAGGCCTCGGTCTTACGGCTGAAGAAATCTTTAAACTTTATTATCTGAAAAATGCTGAAAACTTCGCTCGTCAAGACCGAGGTTATTAATGGCTCGTTTAAATAAACGCCAGCTTAAGAAAGCCCACAAGAAACGTATTGACCAGCTATTTAAAAATTATGACAAGGAGCTCACATACGAGCTCTTATCTAATCAGCTTCGTGTAGTTGATTGGGGTGTAGAAGAAGGTCTTGATGAAATTTTTGTCAGTAAAGAAGCCTTAAAATTAATTATAGAGCATTCAAAATGAAAATATCCAAAGAAGAATTTATTAGACGACAAAAAGCTTTAATTAATTTATACGAGTGGTATGCCTATCAACTTAAAGTAGATAGCTCTAATATAAATGCTGTAATGGCTTTATATAAACAAATTCAAGATGAACACGAATTCCTGGCACAAGTTTTCATTGAAGACTGATATAAATACACCTGTAATTAAACAATAAAGGAGTTTATTATGGGTGGTTTCGTTAACATCAAGACCTTTACTCATCCAGCAGGTGAAGGCAAAGAAGTTAAAGGTATGGAAGTTTCTGTAGCATTTGATGTATATTCAAATGAACACCGTATTGCAGATTCTCATTATCAAATCTTTCCGTCAGAAAAAGCAGCTTATTCTGATGTAGTTTCCGATGCAACAACTTGGAAAACTAAGAATGCTGCAATGTTTACGCCTACAGAAATAGGTGGTTAATAATTCAAGGACTCCTTCGGGAGTCCTTTTTTCATTTTACCGGTTTACTTTCCAAAATGAGTATGGTATAATAGAATTATCTTATAGAGGAGAGCACTATGTTAAATCGCTGGATTAAACCAAATGAAGATTTAGATATTATCATTTCACGGCATGTAATGAAGAAATATGAACTACAGCCATGGTCTACAGAAGTTGTTGTGCATTCATTTATGATGTACGCAGATGGTTCTGTTGAATTTAATGCAGAGATTCGATATGATTATGGCGAGAAGCAAGTTGAATTCAAAAGAGGCTTTTTGTAATGTTTATCTTTAATTGGTTTAAAAGTTTCTTTATGGATTTTTTCTCTACAACTCCCGGAGAAGGTGTAGTTCCTATTTCAAATGACTACCTTCCTTTAACTGTAGTTGAATATGTTTATATGGGAGATGGAACAGTAGAAGCGGTTACTATGACTTATGAAGAAGCCCAGGAATATTATAAAAATCCTTGGCGTTGGTCAACACCTACATCATCTAATACGCAGAATACACAGTCTAGTTCTGATTCATATGACACTAATGTTCCTGTTCATGTATGGACGGGCGATTCATGTGGAAGTTCTTGTGATTCTAGTTGTTCATCTACATCTTGTGATTGAGGAAAATTATGGAAGCGATTTTGTTTGAAATGTATATTAGCAGTAATAGTATGTCGTTTGCTAAAGACGTTCCAATTACCGTAGCAGTAATGATTGATAAGGGTTATTGTGACCCAATGTATCTCGTAGAAAATTTCGTTTCAATGCCAGTTCCAGAAGATGCTGAAATAAAACTTAAAAAGATTGGTATTATTGAAACTGTACCAAATATTCCATTTAGAGCAATTGAAGCATTTACTAAATCCGAATACATTAATGTTAGCGCAGAACAATATAATGATAAGCCTTTATCTTTTTATTCGTACGATTCACTATATAGTTGGAAAATAGATAAAGGAAATAAATTTATAATTGCAAGTGAAGATGCGTTATCATACTTTATTTCTTCTGTATGGAATAGTTTACATCCAAATTTGCTAAAAATTCATGAATTTGATGATGCTCCTACTGTTGTTTTAGGTAAAACAAATGAAAGCTCTGAAGAAGATGCTTGAATGGTTCAATAGACCAAACTCGATGTATATTGATGATGGTTGGGTTGAACAAGCAAATAAAGAAATGCAGAACGAATCGGAAGAATGGATGAAATCAATGATTAGTGCTGAGAAAGAAAAGAAATTAGAACGCTCAGCGCTTAAATTAATGAGAGACATCTATGGGGATAAATCGTGAACAGAGATATGATATTAGAAGAGGCTAAAGCTAAAGCAAATGAAGCAATGGATTTGCTTCTTAAAATTGGCAGTAAAATGATGGAAGAAAATGAGAAATATATCCAGGAAAACAAAATTCCTGACGGTCCATTAGTAGGCAAGAGGAAATCGCATGATTGAAGTAGCAAAACATTATTCAATAGAATTTATGTCTAAAGAAGGTAAATCAGTAAATGCACTTGATAAAAAATGCTCATTAATTATTCCTTTAGCAGAAAATCCGGATCTTTTAATTAAAGATATAAAAGAAAGAAAATATCCAGAAAATGTTATTCTAATTATAAAGCATACTGAAGATATTTTACAGGATACTGATTCACCGTTTTCTTCTTCTGAAGCTTTAACTATTAAAGGCTATAAAAGAGCTCATGAATATGGTCTTTTTGCCCTGTTTGAAGACGATAAAGTTAAATTAGCACTTAATTTAGCAGGTCAACCTTCTAAAAGTAAAACATTCATTATTGAAGATATTAAAGATATAAATGCATTTGTTAAGATGGTCTGGGCTCATTTTGATGTTGGACTACGCTGGAGAATATCTGAAGAAGAAAGAAAGATTATTGAAGCTAATCGTTATTTTGGTTTTTATCGCTAGGAATTAATATGGATTTATTTGAGATGTTAGAAGATAATCATTCTACGAATATCCAGAATGATTCTAGTGATTATAAGAAAGAGTACCGTATAGTATTACAGAATTATGGAATTGAAGCCCCAGATGCTCTTCTAGAAGAACTAGCTTCATACCATCTTGACCCTCCGCCTTGGGCTCCCTGGGCAAAATAATTCAAAAAGTTGTTTACTTTCCTTCCTAACAATGATATGATAGCTTCTGAAGTATATGG